TCCTCGTCGATCTCCGTCCCCCCGGCAGTCAGGGAGAGAGTCTCCAAGAACGACCCTGCCCAATACAGAGTGTTCTTGGTCACGTCATCGGCTAGCATTGCAGTGCTCCTCGCGGGGGGGGGGGGGTCGGGGGCGGATCGTTCCGCCGATAACCCCAGTGTACCCAGACACTTCGAGCGTGTCAACGGGTACACTGGGGATTTTTCCAATCGTTTGGAGTCAGACTTCCACCAATTCCTTGGGGGTCTCAGCCGCCTTGGCGTTAGCGATCTCCGCCAACTGACCCGCGTACTTGACGATTTTCTTTTGGGCGACGGCGAACTGCTTGATGCTCAGCGGAAAATCGTACTTCCGCTGGTCCGGGTAGTCCATCCACCGCTGGATTTGCTCGGCGAAGGACGAAAGAATCGTGCTGTCGGCCCCGTTGAAGCCAACTTCGTTGTGGTACTTCGTGGCTTGCTGAAGTTGCTCGTCACGAGTCTGGCGAGAATAGATCGCCAGCACGCCCTTGATGACTGCCCACCGATTAGTGGTGAGCAGTTCCTTAACCGCTTCCTTCGTCCACATGATTGGATCTCCATGCTAGAGAGGGTGAAAGGCACGCAAGCGTTCCCCCGAGTTTAATCGGAGGACGCTTGCGTGTCAAGTCCACACGATTGGATTTTACTTGATCACTTTGGCCAAGTTGTGCAACTGGGCACAGATGATGGTGCCAGCGGGGAGCTTAAGCTCCTGTTCCAGCTCGGTTTCCTCGGAGACTTCGATGAGAGCGAAGAAAGTGCGCTTCTTGTTGAAGGGCTGAATACGATTCTCGTATCCGATGATCTTGCCCAGGATGCCTGCCATCCAGATGACCTCCCCGCCTTCGATCCCAGAATCGTAGCAGGACTTTTGGAAGTCCGTGTACTTCTGTCCGCGGGGGAAGCAGAAGCGGAAGACCCGGACCTGGCTCCCTAGACTGGGACGGTCGAACTGGCTAGCCGTGGTAGCCGCCGTAGTAGCGGGGCTGCTGGCGAACGCCGTGCTAGCGTTATTGAGCTTCCGGCGGAACGCCACTTCCTCGCAGAGTTTGGCGATCAGTTTGTCAGAGACTGGCATCTTGGACTCTCCATTTTAGAGAGGGGGGTGAAGCGACAACCCCGAGAATAGAGCAGAGAGTTTCTTGCCAGTCAATAGGGGGGTACGCAAAAATCCCCGAGGCCAACTTTAAGGATAAACTTCTACTGCTACTCAGGCTCCAATCAATTGGACTACTGCTACTTCTCGCTTCGATCCATAAAGAAAGACAGATACGTAATAACGTATCTGTCTTTTGTTCTAGTCCGCTTGCATCATAAGCAGATCGTGGGTAAGGTCTCCAGCGTCCCACTCCCCGCGGGAGGGGATGCTGCTGATGAATTCGTCGATCACGCGACGAACGTCTGCCTCGTCCAACTGCCAGAACTGGCAGATGGAGTTGATGGCGGTCTGCTCGCTCACGTCAGTGACGGGCTGGCCATCTCCATCCGTCACCGGACCCGGCATCACTCCCCGGTGCATGAGCACCAACTCCACGCACAGACACACGTCGTACTGAACTTCGTTCATGGAAAACTCCCGTGAAAGAGGCGTAAAGCACAACCCCCATCGTAATCACACACTTCTTTAAACGCAATAGTGTACAGAGGAATTTTTCCAACCGATTGGAGTCAACTGCTACTACTTCTTCTAAGCGTGGTGATTAGAAAACGCACCGTGCTTCCACAGTGCGTTCACTTGCTAGAACATCTTCCAGAAGTCCACCCGCTCCATGTGATAGGGTTCCCCGTTCTGGCGGATGGGGCCGGTCCACGGCTCGCTGAGGTGGACCACGATGAAGTAGCGGCCCTGCTCGTTTTCGAGCGAGTAGGCGTACTCGACGCCCACGGACCGTTCGCTCAGCTTGATGACTCCCCACCCTCCCAGAATGGTGTGAAACAGGGGATGATGGTAGTTCCATCCCTCGTGATCCGGGATGATCGAAAACTCCAACTCGGTGGGCTGGAGGTCTCCCCACCCGTGTTCGATCATGTCGAGGAGCGTTTGCTTGGTCACTGTAGTCCTCCCGTCAAGAGTCGTTCGGCGAAACCGTTCCGCCGGTTCCCACAGTGTACCAAGGTACTTTTAGCGTAACAATAGTGTACAAAAGAATTTTTGTCCACACGATTGGAGTACTCTGCTACTACTTCTTACAGTGCTGAAAGAGACGCAACCGCTTTCACGGCTGCGTTTTCTCACTTAGTCACTACGAGAAGAATGGAGAACACCTTCTCCTCGGTGGTGTAGTCCAAGCTGTACCTGCCTGGAGCACGATAGTCTACCCCGTGGTCTTCTCGCTGGATGCGAGTCAACAAACCCTTCTCTTGGAGCATCTCTCCAATCATAGCTTGAAGCCTATCCCAGGAGGGAGTAAGCTTCGCTCCGGTGATGGTGATTGTCACGTTAGTTCTGCTTCTCCAAGAGTTCGGCCAGCATCTTGGTCAAGACCACCTTGACCTCGATGGGCTGACGGTTGAACGTACTCGGCACTTCGCCGAGAAAAGAGTACACGGTGTTGCCTTCCTCCTGCGTGAGGACGCCGCTGATGACGGCAAGGCTCTTGAGTTGCTGGAGGCGGACGTATTCGTCCATCTCCATGTCGAAGTTCTTGTGTGCCTGATCCACTTGCTCCTTGGTGATGATCCCGGCTTGGAGGCGGGACGCAATCCGTGCCTTCATCTGTTCGATCTTTTCGATCACGCGGTTCATAGTACGTCTCCAGAGATAGTGATAGTTACGCTTGCTTAAGCCCTTCCAAGAGTTCCTCTAGCAGCTTGGTCAAGGTCATCTTGACCTCGATAGGCTGATTGTTGAACGTGCTTGGAAAAGCACCGAGAAGTGAGTGCACAGTGGCACCCTCCTCGCGTGTAAGCAGCCCCTTTGTGACAGCTCGTGACGTAATTTTTTGGAACTTGACGTACTCCGTCAAGCCCATGTCAAGTTCCTTGATGACAGTTGCCGCCTGGGCTTCGGTGAGCTTGCCCTCCTTCAAGTAGGTGTCGAGGAGGTCTTTCGTTTGCTTGATCTTCCTAGTAATTCGGTTCATAGCCTAGCTCCAATCGGTTGGAGGACACTTGCTGACTCGAATCGACCCAACGTTTCTCCCGTTGGGATGCCTAACTTTGAGCCTACCCTTGAAGGGTAGCTCCACGTAGTACACGTACCCGTTATCCAACTTCCCCTTAGGGAAGCGGGCGAACCACTCCCCTAAAAGTTCGGCGAACTTGTACTGAGGTTCGCTCGACTTGAGGAAGCCTACTTCCTTGGCACGCTTAGCCAAGGCGTCAATGGTTCGGAACTTACCCGTGGCTTCTTGCGTAAGGAACTCGGTCATTGTCATTCGAGTTCTCCGCGTGTGTGTGGGTATCGCCAGTACCCCCGAGTTTAATCGGGGGCTTCTTGCGTGTCAAGTGGTCACAGCTCAAAATATTGCAAGAGGAGGTGCTGCGTTCCTTCGATCTTAAACGCAAGCTTGAGAGCCTGTGCGTGCTCCACTTCCACCATGATCTTGCGTGCCATTTCCAAGCACGCATGAGCAAGGGCTGCTCCATCCTGATCCTCGATGAGCTTGTTCACCTTGCTCGGCCCCGCCATCGGGGCAAGGATTTGCTGAAGACGCTCAGCCTTGTTCGCCAAGTCGATGCTGACTTTCACGATGCGTTCTCCTAGAATCGGGCCGTCGCCCATAAGACGACGGCCCTGGGATTGAAACGTTACTTGTGGAGGATTTCGTTCAGGAGTTCAACTTCCTCGTCCAGGTTCAGCTTGTACTGGTTCAGGAAAGTCCAGTACACGACTTGCTGCCAATCCGAGTGAACCTTGCGGTTCAGAAGGACGATCAGCACGTCCTTGAGATCATGCCGGAGAGACGCCAATCCCTTGAACATCCGGGCCAAGGCGTCGAAGGTAGCCGTGTCTTCCTTGTAAATCTCCGTCAGCATGACGAGGGAGTAAGGCTCGGGGTCGATGGGGGACTCTCCGGCCTCAACGTACCCCCAATTCGTGTTGACCACCTCGGCCAGCTTAGTCGCCAGCCAGTGCCAATTAACATCGGCAAAGTGAGAGTAGTAGGTCACTTGGATGCTCCGCGTGAGGGGTTGTGCTCGGGCGAAAATCGCCCGCATGTAGTAAGAGTAGCACGACCACTTTTTGGCGTCAAGCCCCCCAACTTCAAAAAAGCCAATCGTTTGGACCGCTCAGTACATCTGTACACTATAGGACACACAGTTACCCCCTAACCAGGTGTCTCTACTGCTTTTACTCCTACTTTCGGGGGTTCCCCCCCTTTTGGTTTTTTCAAGGAATTTTGGCGGGCTCCTAGGGGAAAACTGACCTATCCAAGGATTTGGAGGGTCTATCTTACCTATCTTAACACCTACTCCCCCTGCTGAGTGGGAGACTGAAATATTATCTACTCCTAAATCTACTCAGTTACCCCTCCTTCTGCTTCGACTGTAGCGCTACAAACTCCTCCTAAAGTAGGGAGTCCCACCTGCTTTTACTACTACTTCTGGGTTAGTGTACATAAATTCTCAAGACTACTGCTTCTTTGTACACTACTGTACATGATTTTTTCAAAACTACTGCTTCTTTGTACACTACTCCAATCAATTGGAGTCAAACTTAGCCTAGAACTGGGCCTACTTCTAATCCTAACTCCTCTGTTAAACTATCTACTAGCCTAACTACTGACCGCTACTACTAAACTTTCTTAACTTTTTATAACTTCTACTATTTTTAGTGCTGTAACTAGCCCTACTACTTCTTCTTTTACTGAGACTACTACTAAAAAAATAGATGCTCCTGCTACTGAAACAGGGGCGTCTACTGCTATTTCTACTACTAAAACTGCGAGAAATAAGCTCAAGACTTGATTATTTTGGCTGCAACCTTCTCTACAACTTCCGGCGGAAAGAAGATTTTAGCTGATCCAAGCAATTCCACTACAGCATTTATACATTCATCTTCTGTTATATCTAGGTAATAATTGCGTCGAATTGACACAGCTTCTAGGCATAATCTTGCTAAATACTGCTCAGATTTTTGATTAAATTCCTTTCTGAGACGCAAATGAGCGTCTGAGAGCAAATTTGTGGGGTTTTGAAGGTCTGTTTTGTAGAATTTGTACAAAACTGCCATCTTTTTCACCTAAAATGGGGTCCAATTGATTGGAAAATGTCGGTTTTCCGCCACTTTTTTGACTTCTTCTATCTTTCTCGTGTCTTTTTTGCGTACTCCAGCTTCTATTACTAAGTCTTAATCTACTACTAATTACTACTACTTTAACTAAAATTACTACTAAATCTCGAACTTAAAGAACTAAATTTTAACTATAAACTAACTATAAGCACTTCTACACAAAACCTAAAAGTTCTCTGGGGGGGTCTCTCAGCTCACTGAATTAAAACTTCTTTACCTTCTAACTGACAATAACAGTCGAGAAAAATCGAGTTCAACAGTCGAGAAAAATCGAGTTCAATAAAAACGAATCTTAAAATCGAGTTCAAACAGTCGAGGAAAATCTAGTTCAACAAATCTTAAAAATCTAGTTCAAAGAGGGACTACGAGAAGTTTAAGTCTGGGTTCTACAAGTTCTATATCATATATACTATTAAAGAGTACGCAAAAACCCAAAACCAGGCTTTTTTTTTGTTTCATGATTTTTTTGTTTCTTGCTTTTTAAGTCCAATCAATTGGAGTGAAGTAAATATCTAATAACATGAATTTATTGATTTCTGGATTATCGACTTTAACCATATATGTAGGATAATCATTAGTCTTAGAGTTCTTACTTACCTTAGTAATAGTGAACGCACCGATATTCAAGTGTTTTACTCCAAAAACATCCATTAAACCCGTTTCATTAAACTTAACTCGATCTCCCACTTTTAGTTTCATTTTTTTTATTCCAATCAATTGGAGGTTTAGTCTTGATCTAAAGGTTAAAAAATCCGTAAAATTTGACTAAATTTCAAATTTTTTGGTGTCAATTGTTGTAACTCCTTATGTAGCAAGGACTTACGACAATCCTAGTTTTGATTTTATAGTGATTAACTTATACAGCGATTTTTAGTCCCTTGACGACCTTGGAGTACTTTCCTCGAAGACAATTTGATAGATAGTACCGAAAGTTTTCTGCCGGGTAGTCCCAAAAGTCTCTCTTATCTTACGTCCTCTAAGGAGTTGTTGCACGCCAAACTGCAATCTTTGAGAGTAAGGGTCTTTAATCGAGAAATGATCCGCTAATTCTTGTGGAGTTGCAGAGTTTTTGAATACTTCCTTGAGTACCTTCAAGATTCTCCACTGAGAAATGTTTCCCTGTTCATCTGTCTCTTCACTTTTCTCACTAGAGGTTCTTGGTAGTAATGGAGGTAGTTCTGGTAACTGTTCATACCTATCTGTACTCATTCCTTTATTCCTATAAAGGGGAACGCAAACAGCCACTTGAAAACCCGCGAAATTCCAATCAATTGGATTCTTTATCCCATTCAAGGTATCTATTGAATTTTTCGTGCTGACGCTCAGCCATTCTATTAGCGTCTAACTTAAGCTTGTATTGAACGAAGTAGCAGATAGCCATAACATCTGCCATTTCGTCTTCAAGTCTCTTAGTTAGATCACCTTTGTTATCAGGGTGTTGAGAATCTGGGTACGCAAGCTTTTTCCCGACAACCTGCGTAAGCTCACCCATTTCCTCGATTAGTTTAACCAGTCCCTGAGCAACCATCATGCTTATGCCTCCAAAGGATAGACTACTCCAAGAGTCTGTAAAAGCATTGAGATATACTCTCTGTGCGTAGGTATGTAGCTATTTCTATCATCATAGATAATAGCGTCATCTTGCTTAATTACTAAGCAAGTCTTGTCGTTTTTGGATAAACTGTCAACCTGAATAGTTTTTCCAGCTTTAGTAGAACAAGACAGTCTCATCTTGTCCACTCCATCAATATACTCCTTGGTATCCCACGGAAAGTTAAGTAACCACAGAGGAGTTACTACATCATATGAGGCTTTCATGTATCAATTCCTCCGATAAAAGAGTCATCGAAAGACAGAACCCCGTTCTTTAGGTACTTAGTAAAGGGTCTATCATAAGTCCAATCTTTATTTCTAAGTTTATTGATAATCTGTTCGATTTCTTCAGACTTACTTGGGTCATTATAGACTTCATGGGTTAAGAAACTTCTAATAGTTTCCTCAGACTTAGCAATAGAGATTACTGTCCTATTCTCTTTACCGAGTTTCCGATAAATGCAAACAATGGCATCTCCAATCCTGTTCTGTCCAAAGTTTTTGAAGTCTTCTTTCATTATTTCAACCTTTAACCAAGGGAGTAGAGCGTTACGCTTCCAAGCTGGCCAAGTTTCAACTACAGCCGCAGTACGTTTTAAGTACTCAAGAAACTTAGCAGCGTCTTCTTTTTGTTGTTCAAAATCACGCACTGTATTGCCACTCACTGAAGTAATAGTGAACACCATCCCTATCCACTGCTTTCCAAAGTTTTCTCTGGGGGTCTAGTTGTGAGTCCTCCACACGGACTACTTTAACTAAACGAGTAGCAGCCATCTTATTTGGGTCTTCGGTTCTAATGTAGAATGGCTGTGGGAACTTAGGAGGTTCTAAACTAGATGGATTGCACGCACCGACTTCAAATTCGGCCTTATCTTTCAGAATAACCTTATCATACCAACTTTTATCCAGAGTAAGAGCTTGTAATCTATCCACTAATTTAACGAGCACAGGAGAGTAACTGTCTACAAGTTCCTTTAGAAACTCCGCAGCTAGAGATTTCTTATATGAAAATTCTTCAATCATTGGAACATTGGCTACCATAGGAGCGTTAGCTAAAACTTCATCAACGTACCCAGATTCATACTCCTCTGGCGAGAAAAGAGGCTCATCAATAGCTTTAAGGATGTTTTCCTTAGTCTTTTCAGATTCTAAGAATCTGTTAAGGTGCTGATCTGCGTTGTTAAAGTCAATCAGCCATTCTTCAAATTTTCCTCCTTGTTGAAGGTCTTTCCAAGGTGCAACATCTCCATTCAAGTGGAGTCCATCTACGCCATCACTCTCGTCAATGAGATTATTGACGCTAGCGAATCCTTGGATGATTTTATCAAAGAGTTCTTTAGGGAGTTTCATTTCTTCCATCATCATCCACATCCTTCCGTTACTTCGTGTTCATCTTTCCAGCCAGTATCAACAAGATACTGAGCGGCCTTACCGTACTCTTCCGCCAGAAGATCATTAGAACGTTGAAGTTCTTCTTTAATGCGTTTTCTGCACTCAGTCAACGCAGTTTTGGGATACTTGGTAGTCAGGTACAGTACAATGTCGATCATTCTACTCTCCAAACCATTGGATATTTCTTTTCTCGAAGTAAAAACGACGCAATATGTTCTTCCGTAAGTAAGACTATCTGCCAGCCGTAAAGTTGACAAAATTCATACACGGCTTTCTTTACTCCAACTCCCCAAGGCTCATCGCAGAAGTCATGTCCTGTAATTAGACCTCCAGGAACCACTTTATCTTTAAGCAACGCAAGTTCATCTCGTGTTACTTCATAACCGTGATCGCTGTCAATGTAAACCCAGTTTAGTGATTCGTTAGGTAAAGACTTAAGGAATGGCACTGAGTAGGAACGCACAATTTCAACATTGGTCCTACCTTCAAATCGTGCCAGCACTCCATTATATGTTTCTTCTCCGGTTTCCTGAAACCAGGAATCTGCGTCTGGAGATTTTTCCCAATCCCACCTATCAACGAGATACAGCTTGTGAGGCTTGGTAATGTTCAGCAATTGTTCAGCGTTAGAACCTTTGAAGACGCCCAACTCAACGCCAATACTACCCTTAGGGAACAGTTTATACATATCTTCCCGAGTTAGGCAGTTTCTTCCAAAGTTTGGCTCGGGGTCTTGTTTCAAAGATAGTCCGTAAAGATGAGTCTCGAAACATTCTTTCAAATGCTGTAATTCCTTAGTGCTTCCTGAGTTAATCTTATACACTGCACCATCAGTCTTAGCAATTTGAAAAAACGCATCCCCGAGAAGAAACCTTCCGACTTCCGCATCAGTTTCCCTAAGGTTGACAGTTACTCCAAAACCCTTGCTAAGGAATTCTACAAGGGTATCAAGAAGCTCGCTAGATACGTACCACATGCTTTTGGTTCCAATCATTTGGAGTTTTTGACGACTTCCACATCAATCTCGGCTTGGATTAACGCATTAGTTAATCCATTTTTCATCAAACGCACCGCTTCGCGGGCAAAACTTGAAGGAAGACCCATAGCTTTTTTGTGTGCAACTATTTTATCAATAGTGCGAATTATCCATTGATCTTCTTCAGGAACCGAGATCGTTCTTAGCATTTGTTTCATGTAGCGGCTTTAGTCTTTCATATAAGATGAGCCTAATTACGTCAGACTCGTTCATCCTTATCCCCATTTTCTCGTATTCTTTCACAATGTCAAGTATTTTATCCCTCATCCACAGTTGTTCTGTGGGAATCCACACACTCAGTCTGTTGGGATAAATCTTTGCCATAAGGCCAACAGAGGGACTCGAACCCTCAACCTGTTGATTACAAGTCAACTGCTCTACCAATTGAGCTATGTTGGCAACTTACTATTTGAGTTCTTCTTCCAGAATCATAGCCAACCGATCAATTCTTCGGCGATATTCCTTATCGGATGCCGACATTCCTGCAATTCTAGCCGCGTTTGCTCTCGCAGAGTACGTATCACCCTGCTCCAGGTCTCTTACCACTCCCGCCACCCACGTTGCCATCCTTGCCTCTTCCCCAAAAAACAATGCGGCGAACCCGTCTTGACATTCAGATTCTGCCAGTGATGCGTTTACTGTCAGCAGCGCCCAATTAACCGCTTCGCCTCGCAGATCGGCCCGCAGACCTTCGAGCACAGCGGTTGTTGCGGCTGGTAAAATTTTCTTACCGAACACATGCTCCAGGCACTCCGCAAGCCAGCGAAGCATTGCTCTACGGCTATGCTTCGCAGCTAAATCCGTCAAATACCACAGTCTGTCAACAATTGACCAACGACTGTTTTTGGTTATCTTCATTGAAGTTTCCTTCGTTTATTGAGTTTCTTTAACAACTTTTTCAGTGAAAACATGCCAAATGTAACCACCTTCTTGAATTGTGGAGAAGTATGGTAGCTCAGTAGTTATCTCCCAACCTGTACCATACACTCGTATTGGGTGTAAGGCTGTAGTGGAGTCTTTAATATCGTAAACTAAAACCCACACTTGGATTGTATCATTCTGTCTTTGAATATGTAAAAGTTCTCCTAGGGGTAGTTCCATGTAAACATCTTGATACCACGCAGTTTTGGGTACTTCGTACTTATAGATTTTTTTCATTTTTATCCAAACAATTGGAGTTTATCTTAGCCAATTCCAACTTTTTCTTGATTTGTCGTCGGCTTGTCTTAGGAGTTTTTCCTAATTTTCTATTCTCGTTAGCTTGAGGAAAAACGTAATGAAAAGTACGAATCTTCTTACAGATAGTGCTTAAAGCCTGACATAGAACACTTTTAATGTTTTCATCTTTAACGTCAGACTCAAAAACCTTAAAACTAATTCCATAGAGTCTGTACTTTAAGCAACCTCCTACGTCGTTACCTCTATCTATTAGTAAGTAAGCGTCCTTGTCCGCAGTATCCACTTCATTAGGATGATGAACTGCTTTTGATTCGCAGTGTGTGTATAAAATCAATCTACCTTCGATTGTAACATCAATAAACTTAGAATACTTACTTTTGTAGAATTTAACGGATAAGTCCCTATTTCCTAGTTCTTTGACTATTGATAGAATGTCCATTTTAACCCTTTGTCATTCTAAATACTGCGATAAGAAACTTCCTAATTATCTCATCCATCTCGGCAGTTTGTTCCCTAAACTGCCAATGAATTAACTTGTACTTGATGAGAAACTTGTCGATCTCTGTTAAGATAGGGTCTCTATCGTAAGACCCTCTAACAGAAGAAATAATGTCAGACGCAATTGCTAAGCAGTTTCGTTCTCCAGCTAATTTTTCCCACCAGTCTGGAACGTATCCTTGAGGAGGATCAAGAATCTTTCCCTTAACTTTGCGGTAAAGTTCAATCTGTTCTTTTGTATCGAGAATCATTATTCTTCCTCCATTCGAGAAATAAGAGCCACAACTAAACAGTGAGCCGCTCCCAAAATGTACGCCTTAATTATCTTTGCGTACTCACTAACTTCTAATACTTGTATGAGGTTTAGTGTTAAAATGGACGCAATCGTAACTAGCATCACCAAAGAAACTTTATTGAGCATCTTTAATCTCCTTAGTTGAAGAGGCGGGATTTGAACCCGCGACCTTCCGGGTGTAAGCCGGATGCTCTTACCGCTGAGCTACTCTTCAAGAATTACGCAACTATACTTGTGATTTCTTTCTAAATGAAGACGCCAACTGATAATCAGTGTATGTTTCTCCGTCTTGTTCCTCAGTGTAAGGAACTGGAGACTCAACTATTCTACCCCAACAAATGTTATTGACAACTTCTTCATCCCATTCTGACTCAGGTCTAGTTCTTTCCTCTTCCAGTGCTTTTTCAGCGTAATTCTTCGCCTCTTCCTTAGTTTCAAAAAGTTCGTAATCGTACCCATCTGTGGCAAAGTATCGGTTTCGTTTACTCATCTTCAAAGTCCAATTAGTTGGAGGAAATTAGTAAACTTTTAGTCAGTGACCCCAGTGGGACTCGAACCCACGACCTACGGATTAAAAGTCCGTTGCTCTAACCATCTGAGCTACGGGGTCCAGTATCTTTAGGAGGAGTATCTCCTACATATCCAGGGAGTAATCTAATGTTATCGTAGTAAGTGGCCTCATCTACCTCTACCCACTTGCCCTCCCCACGAAATTCTCCTAACGCAGGATATTTAATCCAAAATCGAGGCTTATCTTGTGTATTCATGTTTTCCCCTAAATAGGGACGGAAGGATTTGAACCTTCGACCTACGGATTAGCTTCCCACACTACATTACTGTAGCCATACTTTCGTATGTTGTAGGCTGGACTATATCTTCACCATTTCAGGTGGACGGCGTATAGTCTCTACGCATCCCGTTGTCTGCGGTTTGCTCGGAATTGTCCATAACATCACTAAGGTTTATAGCCCAGTGATATTCTTGGATGTTTTCCGAAATAGCCATCTCCAGTTTATGTGTTTCTCGGCTGAGTTGTAAAGCTCTCGATAAAGAACCTCTGCAACTACGACTACAAGTAGTGTAACGTTGCGGAGGCTTAACTAAATGAGTTTGCCTTCGTTCTCTTATGAAAACATCACCACACCAAGGACACTTAAGAATTACAAACAGTTTCATCTTATGTCCGTGCATTCTTGCGTGTTCTGATTTACTCATTACACGCAAATTGCATAAACTGTTGTTTTTCTTATCATCATTGATGTGATGAACAACTTCATCCGCATTAAGAAGCCTTCCAAGGTGATTTTCTACAACAACTCTGTGATGTAGAACATAACCATTCTTAGTACAAAACGGATGTTCTGGTACTAAGGCATAGTTATAAACCCCCTTGCTGACAATCTTCTTAATGTTCCACATAAACGCTCCAATTAAGCACAAAGTCCGTTGCTCTATCCGCTGAGCTACGCCCCCAAATTAGTCTCCTTTCGTTGCTCTATCCGCTGAGCTACGCCCCTAATCTTGAGCCACTTAATAAGTTCATAGTAATCTGAAAAGATAGGAGAAGAGGCAACGAACCTCCCATCTTTCTTTTCGCCTGTCGAAAGGAAAGTACCTACTTTCCCGTTAGAAGCCGTACACTGATAACAGGTAATCATTCTTGTATAGTTTCTGAAGGAAGTTTGATACTTACGTTATCCCCTAGACGCACTCGTGCATCTAAGTCCTTTTCACTCTTCCCATTCACGAAAATAAATCCGTTTAGGGCTAAGACTGAGAGGGTATCACGTTTGAGCTTTAATCTTTCGATTAAAACTTTCTTCAACGCAACGGTTTTGAGTTTGAATAGCATAATTCCTCCAGCGGAGACTGAGGGACTCGAACCCTCACCGGACATTATCCGGGCTTGTTTTCAAAACAAGTGCAGCAAACCTTTATCTGCCTAGTCTCCATCAGTAGCCCCGGCGGGACTCGAACCCGCACGCCTTGCGGCAAGGGATTTTCTTTACCACATCACTTTCGTATTGTGGTCTGGACTTTCTCTTGACCATTTCAGGTCCGCCGTGTAAAGTCTCTACACTCACTGATTTCTCAGTTAGCTCGGGGTTTCCATGACGAAAGGATTCTCCGAATTAGCGGCGTCCACTTAACAAGTTACTATTCCTTGTTAAGGCTCTTAAAGGATGTGAGACTAGGTAACGGTGATTTATGATGGCTTTTTATTCCAGCACACTTTTTAGAGCAATACGGACCTGTGTTGCTTTTATTCCTATTCCTTTCTCGTGCAATTCTGCTAATTTTTGCACCAGAAAGAAAGAAGAATTCTTTACAAACAGGGCACTGAAATTCCTGAAGGGGGTATCTCAAAGCATCTATCTTGCAATGAGATCGTCTTTCAAGAATCCTTAGATTGCTCAAATCATCGTTAGTAAAGTCTCCGTCAATATGATCTACAGTTTCCCACGCTTCCAAGTATCTGCCTAAATGAACTTCAACCAGATACTTTGGATACGATACAGTTGTTCTTTTTCCGTTCTTATACAGAAGACAGACGTGCTTACGCCCATCTTTTCGTAAATACGGACCACGAACAACTGCGTCACTGTAAATCACTTTACATCCTTTCTCAAAGTCCCTTGTGTCTGCCATTCCACCACAGGGCCTGAATCTAGCACAAGGATTCTAAGAAAGCTCCAATTGTTTGGAGTTCCTTTGCGTTTTTCTCAAACGCAGGATCGAAGAACCCGTATTCTCCGCGTTTCTGGTTCTCCAAAAAGACACGCACCTTTTCCAGCGTTTCCTTGTAATTCTTTACAGCATCTAAGGCTGGAAACTTAGTTCCCTTCGGAAACAGTATAGACTTTACTCTGTAATCCGAAGTAGGTAAAAGGTACTCTACTTCAAGGATTTCCTTTTCCAGGATTAACTCATCCAAGGCGAGGAAGAAATCTTCTTTCGTAGAGGGAGTCAGAGAATCAGCACTTGTGTTGCTGCTAAACTTCGCGGCTAATTCCGTAGCCTTAAGAGGCCCCTCGTTTTGAACGATTTCTTTGATGATTCGCTTAGTTTTTTCGTTACTCATACAGATTTCTCCTGAATGAATTGAAAAGTGACAGTCTTATCAAAAAGCAACAATGTCTTAAGGGAGTCCATTTCAAACACTAAGAATTGAACCTCCTTTGAATCAATCAAGTCCTGAATAGCTCTTGCAACATTAGTACAGTGGTGAGAGTCTCTGTAGATACTGTACAGAGCGGCCACAGTCAAAGGACTGTTAATTCTTAAAGCATTCTTGATCTTATTTTTAATAAGATCGTGGTCTGGGTGACGTAATTCTAGTGACATACTTTAGTTAGCACCTAAAAAGAGTGCTTTCTGTATAAATCGAGGGTAGTTTGAACTAAACCCTTCATACGCAAATCAAAAGCCGACACTCCACAATTCTTCAAAGCGGGCCAGTTTTTCCACGCCGTTTGCAGGAGATCAATATACAAAGTTTCTTCTTGTTCGTCAATAGAAATCTTGTCAAATTTAGCGTTACGCAAAACCCGCAGCAGGGTTAGTAAACTTTGTTCAGGCTTCAAACGATCTTTTACACACTTTTCGATTTCCATAAGTCGCCACGCACACGCGAGCAAAACATCTCCGTGGCATCTTTTAGGGTGACACCAGCATCCTAAAATCTTTCCCCTTAATTCTCCTAAATCATAGAGGAGGGGACTGCCCAAAAACCACTGTTCATACTTATCAATGACTTCTTCTCGATTTCCGTCTTTCCCTATTTCGTAATGATTACCCCACTTAGAAGGTCTTCCGATGTACACGTCGTAGTGTACTCCATCTCTATTGCAATGAACTACCTTCATGGTAACTCCAATCAAATGGACAACCCTGAGAGAATGTACAACAGTAAAACTAAAATAAGTACAACACGTACTAACTTGAAAAACTTTGCACGATACCTAGTATTAAACAAGGTATCAGACGCTAACGCCAATCCATACACTGCTAAAATTACAGCAATTCCACTAAGAACGTCCTGCATTCCTACTCTCACAAGTTAAACAAGGGAAGATGTAAACTAGACCTCCACAACCCTTACATCTTTTAGCTTTACGAGCCAAACATCTTTCGTCAAAAATATCGGTATTCTTACATCCTTTAACGTAATTTACTCCCTTTCTACTTATTACCGATACTACTGCCCTAGATACCCCGTACTTTCTAGCTACAGAAGCTTGAGTCACGTTGCTTTTTAAGTCTTCTACAATCAAAAGTACTAAATTTGGGTCTAGTGCCTTAGCCATGTCCGTTAGCCTTTTGTAAATCCATTCTGTTGGAGTAGGGCGGGAGGGAATTGAACCCCCGACCAGGGCATTATGAGTGCCTCGCTCTAACCTCTGAGCTACCGCCCCTTAAAGTTCTTTTCCACACACTTCACAAGTGTAATAACTAGGATCATAAGATGAACCCATGTTATATCTCTTGTGATTGTGAGGACAAACTGATTGCAAGTCTATTATTTTCTGCCTAATGGTTCTTAGTAAATCTTCATACAGCGTCTTTGCTAAGTCAATATCCTGATAATACTCAATTAGCATTCCATAAATTTCTTCATCCGTCAGTGGTTTGGGAATAATGCTCATTGCTCAGACGCATTATACAATATTGTTTCTTCCGAGTCAATTTGTTCCCGAAGTTCAAAATACTTTGCGTCCCACTCAAGATTCTTGCTAGTACCTAGAGAACAGATACTACAAGTATGTAACGTACAGAGAGGTCTTAGGTACGGCGGAACAACGCAACCCTTTTCTCCCATAAATGGAAGCTTCTCATTACCCGTGGATTCCAGTTCAACTCCGAACGCCTCTAGTGCGTACTCTTTAACTAAGTGGCAATACTCCTTACTGCAACACGAGTAAGGACGCCTACACTTCCCGCACTCAGGAAGAGTAAGTTCGTGCATCTCTTCATATAGCTTTTTCAGTTTTTCTGATGCTTCCATCTTAGTTATCCGAGAAGATTGGAGTTGAGTTGTAAACTAAAGAATTGGCTTCCTCTTCACTGATTGGTATAGCCTCCGCTAGAGTGAAGAAAGCGATAGCACTTTTCATTAAGTCTTTAAGCTCTTCATCTGAAACCACGCAGTCTTCAAACTGAGCGATTTCGTGATCTCCAATCTTTAGGATGTAGATAGGAGAAGCCTCTTTCATAGGAAGCACGCAAAAAGCCACTGCTTCGTTTTTACTCAGCAGTTTTCTGATTTTCTTCATTTGTGGACTCCAATTGATTGGAGGAGCGTTTTCCTTGCTTCAACTCTTTTTCGATATTTCGTTGAACCATGTTCCCTGCAATCTTTTGCAGGTTGTGAATCTGAATATCCGACAGCGAAGGGAAGAGTTTCTTGAGGCCAATAGAGACAGCCTTGGCCCTCTTACTTACAGCCGACGCTGCGTCGGCTTCATCCTTAGTAGTAAAGACTTGAGTGTACTTCTTACTCACAGCCTCCATCAAAGGAAGCTCTTCAATTTTTCCACTATCACTGACGCAGAATACCTGCATTTCTTGAATTTTCACGAATTATTTCTCGCAGTAAGAGTACGTAGTGTCAAGCTCAACCTTGTGAAAATGACGCTTTTCACCCTCTAAGTTCAAGTATCTCCAGTGATACTGAATTTCTCCCCTGTAATTCACTTTGTCGGGATACATCACCGGAGTCAAAACTCCGCACAACACTCCGTTAGATTTTACTAACAAAGAGTGTTCCTTACTAATATCTTTAAGGGTAATGTCCTCTTCCCACCCGTACTCCATGAATATACTGAGGCACTCATTAACTGTGGAAGCCTCAGCAAGAAACTCCCCTCGAAAATTTTCAATAGTAACCAAGACTTTGGGCATAACTACTTCCTTGTTCCCGAGACACTTTTGATGATACGCAGGAAGAGACGCTTCATGTCAACCACCAACTTACTCATGTCCGTAAAGTGAAGCACGTTTTCCTTGCCATACATAGCCTCGGAGTTCATCCGGTCTTCAATGGCAATTTGAATAACGTGTGTCCCACTCTTGCGGATTTTGGTAACTTCCTTTTTCACCAAAGTCTCGGCGTCGTACTCACCTAAGCACCCGCAGGGTGCTCCATCCGAGATAATGATGATAAGCTTGTTTTTCTGTTGAGTTTTTTCCTTGAGGAGCCTGTTAGCTGTTGCTAACGCCATGTAGTCGAAGTTACCATCCATCTTCTCCCCGTAAGCTCCAATCGAATGGAGTTGAGGATTATCTTTCCCGTGTAGATACTGCATCCTGTTAGTGTCTACGCCGTTCCCATAATCACTGGTGAATGAGTAAACTTCCAACTCGATACCTTGGATTTTCTGAACAGCCTCCACCATGCAAATTGCTGCTTTGAGGCAGTTAGAGTCCTTAGTGCTTGAACGCATACTCCCGGACTCATCCAAGAGTAAGGCAATGGCAATGCCAGTCTCAACCTTAGTGTAATTACGCTTGAAGATTTTGTCCGTGACCGCTGCTTTTCCGAGCATCTTACGGTCTAGACGACCTTCGATGAGTTCCCTCTCGGAGAAATCCCGTTTTCCAACACGAATCTGTCGGAAAGCTTGCTGCATTGCAGCAATGTCATTCTTGATGCTTTGAAGTGCTCGAAGGTACTTCGACTTTCGTTGTTCCGTCACTTGGGGGTGAATTAAGAACGTTCTAGTAGGATTAGACGTACCTTCCGGCTTCCAATCCTGAGAGAGTTGCCATCGCTCGTTTTCCATCTGAGCAAGGTTGAAACTTTCTCCAACCGTCAGACAGTTTCGAGTCAAGTCTAGATTATCTACCATGTGCTTCAAATCTTGGAGGGTGAACCGACCCTCCTTGATTCGTTTCTTGAGAAGCCCCATGAATAGATCATGTTCTTTCTCGATCTTTTCTTCCAAGTTTTTCAGCTTAGAGTTAGATTCGTGTTCCGACACGTCCGTCTTACTTGCCGCCTTGGTATAGGCGTCAATCAAAGACTTAAGGTTATCCGTGTGTTTCTTTATCGTCTCAACGTCATCCCTTAGAAGTTCTTCCTCGTTAGCCTTCAAGCGATTCTTCGCAAGCTCCGTGGGGTCCAATTGATTGGAGTCTTTTTGTTCAGTAGTGGACGGTAGTTCACCAACCCTTTCGGGTGAATCCGTAGCGCTAGGAGAACCCGCCACATCAGGGGAGTTTGTAGCGCTAGAATCCGGGGGTGCGGAACCGCCCGGTGAACCGCCGGCCCCTGGAATGCCGTTGTCGATCTCCGGTTGACTCGCAGACGCTTCCGAACCATCGTCAGGTGCAGAGATACCCCCACCCGCCCCAGGCTGCCCAGGGGCGTTTATCGAGGGTGGTTCGTTCGGGGGGGTGGACGGTTGTTCAGTAGTAGGTGAACCACTACGAGAAGATTGGCTGCCACTTTGACCTTGTACTCCAGTCGGTCCATTCGATTGGAGTTTTTGTTGTTCCTGCTTTTGTTGTTCTTGCTTCAGTTTTTCCAAGGCCAAAACTTCAGCAGCAGTAGCAGCCTCGGAGTCCTTCATATCGGCTAGACGCCGCGTCTCGTCTAGTACATAGTACGCAATAGCCAGCCCGAACTTTTCGACTTCCAACTCATCAATGGGAAGCCTAGGCACAGCTTTGCAGAACTCTTCAAACGGGCAACTACCCGTTAGAGTCTTCCAAGTCTTCATTTCCTCAGTGATTAGGTACGCAGACCTAATGTACGCAAAACTGAGGGAAGTAAGCTTGGTGTAATCGGAGCAGGGGACCATCAGGGGGTCTAACGATTCTTGAGACCACCGCTGCAAGATTACCCCAACATCATCTTTCTCGAAGAGTTCTCTCTTAGAGATAGTGATGTAATCCTGGAATCCTGGAGAAGTCTTTACAAGTTCTCGCTCGATTCGTTCATCTTCCAACAAGCCGATGTACAACTTTTCTACGGGAGAGTAGGCTCCATCCTTAAGACGCTTGTAGTGATACCTGGTGTTCAGAATATGGGAAGCTTCGTGTAAGCCTACCCCACAGTAAACATCCAGTACCTTATCTTGAGACAGCCGCTCAAAAACGCCAGCGTCTAGGTAAATCTTGGGCTTTTTCCAAACTCCAATGTCGTCAAACATGGCACAACCCATGCCGAACGACTCCAAGTCTGCCAACTCGACAGGACATTCCTTAGGAAGTCCATGCACGAGGAGCAAGTTTCTTACCGTGTCTCTGATGGTAAGAAGCTCGTACAGACGGTTTTTGTGGTGACTTTTTCCAGAGTACCCAACCTCCCACTTGCTAGAGTCTTGAATAATCTCCTTATTCAAGACTCTATCCAAGCTATCCGAGAGATAGGTAAGGGTTTCTTTGTAATACTGGGAAGACATGCTGCACCGTTCGTAAAGCGTTACCCGTATTTTACCAGCACGCTTCTAGGGTGTCAACGGGCATTTTTGGATTGTGAAAGATACCGTTCAGTATCTTCGAGAAAATGCTGGAACATATCCTTGAGTTCCTTGTTGATTTTCTCCAAGTCCCTGATCCTTCGATCTTGCTTACTGGTGCGTTCCATCAAGATGTTAAGCTGATTCCAAATCTTGATGGACTCGTCAGAACGTCCATTCGATTGGACATTCTGAAGGGGAGTCTCAACCACAACCTGAGGATTTTCTACCTCTGGTGACTCGACCGGAGATTCGAGTTTCTTGAGAACCTTTTGAATCTCAAGATTCAGAGTCTTACCAGCGTACTTACCAGTCAACTCAAGAAGGAGTGACTTAGTGGCTTGAGACAGATCACTACTCTCGAAGAGATGGATGTGAGGGAAAATCCTAGAGTAGTAATCTGAGTACTCGTCATTCAGGATGCCAGCGTTCTGTAGAGTAGTGGCAACCTTGAGAATCTTACAGTAAGCACTGTAAGAAAGATCGAGGTACTCCCCTAAGTATTGAGATTGTCTAATCATCAAAGTTTTCCACGGCTTGGAGTCCGCAACTCGCAAAATCGTGGAAAACTTACTCTGATCCGCAAGACTGATAAGCTCTTCCCCGAACTCAGAGGTTTCGACTTCCTCCAGTTCTTCGGAGTCTTCCTTGTAGAAGACACCTTCTTTACTCAGTGCCCCTTTCAGATTCTTCTCGGAGATAAAGCAATCGAGATACTCGACTGCCCTATCAAGAATTTCCGAATACGTCTTGCGTTCCAGGAGATTCTTGTTGTCCTTGACCCACGTTTGGAGTTTCAGCAGTTGAACTTTTGTCAGCCTCATCGGTCAGTGCCTTAACGATGGAGTATAGAGTAGCAACTTGTTCCTCTAGTTGCTCAATTCGGAATTCCAAGGATTCCTTAGAGCCTTTAGTGTAAGACCTTGAATACTTCTCAGATTTGAGAATGATTCCTAGAGTACCTGCCAACTTACTGACATTGTGCTCCGAGATAGGAAATTTCAGGAAGTCGGAGGCTTCTTTACAAACCTCTTCGACAGTGACTGATCCTTGAATCCGTTCTCGATTGGCTGTAAGGTAGTTAGCCAATCCAATCGTTTGGAGTGTGCTAAGTCTGTTTCTGGTAGTCATTGGATTCCTACGGGTTTTTCTTTTGGATCAACTGGAAGATTTTCGACCGATCCGAAGCTTCAGCACCATCGTTACTGAAGTGATTGGCAACGCAGAACTTCAACGCATCCTTAATGGAAATGCCGTTGACGATCTGCTTTGCCACGGCAAGAAGCATACGAGTACTGACATGCCTCGTAAAGTCGCCTTGCAGCTTCATAGTTCTCTGATCGTTAGCGAAGTCCACCAGCTTGGACGCCACAGCCGTCTTCAACTGGGGATAACGCCCCATCAGAATCTTCATTTCCGGTTCTTTGGGAGGGAACTCAACGTCGATCACAACGTCGAACCGATCCTCCAGAGCCACGTCTAGAGCTTCCGTACCAGAGTACTCGGACCCTAGGTTTGCCGTAGCGATGAACGTCGCTCGTTCACCCTTCTTGATGATAGGAGAGGTTTCGGACTCATCAAGAGCCAAGTAACCTTGCCTATCCAAGAGCGGCAGTAGAATGTTGTACGCAGCCGGCCCTGCTCGGTTGATTTCATCCAGCAGAGCACAACCATTAGCTTGCTGAACAGTTCTCACGAACCTGGATTCAGCAAACCAAGTACCTTTCTCCTTGTTGAAGTGAGTATTTCCGATAAGACTGGCCCGAGGTTCTGACATGGCTCCGAAGTTAAAAGCTTCGAGCGTCAGTCCCAAGGTTCTAGCTGCGATGTAAGCCAGTTCAGACTTACCCTGTCCGGCAGGTCCGGTCAGAAGAACGTTTCCGCCTTCCGCCAAACAGTACAGAATCTGCCGCCAGTTGCTTTCTAGAACGTAGAACTCCGTAATCGCAGGAAGCTTCGCAGTCTTCCACGGAAGAACCGGAGCATGAACTGCCGGAGCAGAACTTCCCGAGAGATTCGGAGCAGAGGCTTGAGCAGGCACAGACTCGTCCAGGTTGAAGATTTCTTTCAGCCAAGGGCTGAGAGATTTCTTTTGAATAAACCCCGGACTAGCCCCACTCAAAATTTCCACTGAGGTAACAGTGGCCCTCTTTTGATACGCAGACGTGAGCCTGTCGAACAGGTAGTTCACGTCTAAACATAGTTCTCCGTTTTTCGGAGCATCTTCGATAGCACGAGTGCTACCGAACTTGAGCAGATGGTTAAACTGCTCCACGTCCAGCGGTCCAACCTCAGGCGAGAGAAGTGCGTACTTGGGATTGTCCTTGAGGGGAAAATGGAGACCGACACACTGCATGACTGGAACACTCGCATCAGTCCAGTTGATTGGAGTTTCCAAGTCAAGAAAGACTTCCGTCGAGATCAACTTTTCTCGGAACGGAGTTTTCAGGATTTGAACGTGCTCACACTCCGACCGCCCAACCCTCCCCAAGGGACAGGTGCAAGAGAACTTGCCTGACGAAGCATCGTGCGTCAAAGAGTAGGAGAGGGACACTTTGTAATCTGAGAGCACCATAATCACGAACTCGTTGTGACGAGTCTTGAAAATGGAATAATAGCGATCTTTTGGGGAGGGTGGCATCGTACTCTCCGAGGATGTTGGATGTGCCGTCATTTTACCATGACGGCTAGTTAATCGCAAGCAGGTTCCAGGAAAAAAGCAAAAGAATTTTTCCTGATACTAACAGACCAAACTATCTTGAGTAAATTCGGAGGAACTACTTCCTTGGGAAGTTGAATAGTTACTCCTGTAACTACCTCAGGCATTTCAGAAAAATCCAACTTTACTGGTTCAGGAATCCCCAAAACCGAGACTAACTTCTCGATGGTTCTTTCATATAGAACCTCCGCTTCGTTCTTAGAGATTCCCGTGGTGAATGGCTCTTTCTTGTTAAGCATCTTAAGATGCTTGCATTTTCGGAACTTGCTGTAGCCTAGACAGGTGCAACTTGTGCCCGCTGTCATAATGTACATCTCAGTCCTAGTCACTTGCTCAGATTTTTCTAACTTCGAGCAAGTAACGCCGGTCGCATCTTTCTGAAAAACGTAAACGGGGAATTCAACTAATTGTTCTAGTTCTCTTACAAATTTTGTCTTCATGGGAAAAGTCCTTAAAAGAGAGATTTTTACTAAAAACAACTCCCCCGAGTCCATTCGATTGGACTCGGGGGAGCTAGTGTCAATCAGGTGCCTACGAGGCTCACGAGGCCGCTGGAACTTCGACAGTCCCGCTTTGGGCCTCGATCTGTGCCAGAAGCGAAGGGTCCATCTCCTTGACTTCCAGCTTCACCTTGAAGGCCCGTTCGACGCTCTGGATGATGTAATCCAGGCGAGCCAGGACTCCACCAGCCGAGGCCGAAGCGTTGCCGGCGAGGTACTCCGTGCAGATGGTGTCGAGGAGAGTACCAGGCTCCTGAGACCCCGTGAATTCCTGAGCCACCTGCATGGCGGAGTTGATATTCTCCGACTGGGCAGGAGTGACTCGGAACTTGAGAGTGGAAAATTCCTCCTTTTCCCCGGCTTCCGCAGGGGCCGAGGAATCTCCCGAACCCTCATCCGACCCGGCAGCCTTCGTTTCCTTGGGCGGTTTCCCTTCCTTGGAGCGAACGTAGGCTTGAACCTGAGGAACGCTCATGGACTTGGTAGCGTCCAGAACTTCCAGAACGTTTTCAGGCGTAACGATCCGGGTGAGCTCCTTCGCCTTCGACCATTCCAGGTCTTTCAGGTGATCCGCCGAGAGCTTGCACTCCACGACGAACTTCTTGTAGATGCCCTTGAGGTAGTGGGCCATCGACTTTTTCATGTTATGCTCGACGAGGCAGTAGTCCTCGAACGTAGCATAAGGCATGTTCGTGTTCGGGTTGATCCACTCCTTGTGGTAGCCGTTTTCGGCCACCTCGTAGAGCATCTCACCCGCGACCAGCTTCAGCCGGTCGTCTGCGGTTGAAACCTTCTTGAGAACTTCCCGAACCGCCTCCCGACGCTCCGTCGGGGTCATACCCGAATGAAGCATATTCGGGACGAAGATGCTTCCGCCCAGTTCTTCCTGAACCAGGGCGAGGCTCGTACCAGCGACGAACACCGGCTCCTTCGGAGCTTCGGGGGCGTCTTCCTTTTTCTTGCCGCGGCTGGCCTTCTGGGGGGTCGCGGGGGTTTCGGGGGTGAGGAGTTCTTCAGCCATCTCGTCATTCACTCCAATCAATTGGCGGTCGATTTTCTTCAGAAAGTTCGCCAAGTTTTCTGAAGGCGGTGGCGAAACATTCGCCGTTGTTCCCGCATTTTACCCAAACGCTTTCCCGAATGCAAGTCCAATTGTTTGGAATTTTTGAGGTTTCTAGCACCGGGATTTCGTTTGGGGTATGCCGGTATTATACACCATTACTAAACGAAAGCAAGTACATTTTTTCTAGATTTTTCGATTTGGTACAACGTGCTCTATGAGCACAAAAATTGAATCTTGGTGTACTCGTATCTTACGATGCCTAACTTCTACTAATTGCGAATCATCTTGAAAAACTAATCCTTGCATAGCATCTGCTAAAGGTTTATTAAGATTATCTAAGTCTATCCGAGCTTCGTCCAAGAACCACTCTAATGAAGTAACCTTAGACTTAGCAATCTTTCTTGAGTATATCACAGTCATTCTAAGAGGACAAATTAACTTAGGTACTTTCCATTGCTCCTTTATAATAGTCCTTAAGTTAGCTACATACTTCATTTTAACAGGGTCACGATATACATGGGGAGTTTTCAACCGCAATCCGGCTTTATCATAAAAAGCCGTCTTAACTGATTGCTTAGCTTGAGGTTTAACCGGAATAACTAAAAGCCACTTACGTAAGACACGCAAGTAACGCTCCCAGTTCTCCAGCATATCCAGTTCCAAGCTCACTTGTAAAACTCCAATATCTTTGCAATGTCAGGCTTAGGGCAATCAGCCGGCTTAGTAATCTTACCATCTTCTCGCTTAGTTCCATAATCTACTCTAATCATGTTAATACGCATAACCTCTCCAAAAATCTTGTGAAGAGGAATACCGTACTCTAACGCTGTACCAATACAAACCCAAATTTTATCAGCTAATCCGTCAGCTATTTCTTCTAAGTTACCTTCTTCTAAAGCTTTCATAGTTTCCAAATGTTCTTCTTCTTCTAGGTTCTTTCTTAACTGAACACGAGAAGAATCTGGAATTGTGGGCTTGATCGTAGGTAACACACCAGCTTCTGTGTGGTACGCCTGTACAGCTTGCATAAGCTTAAACATCGCACTCTCGGCTTCGATGCGGGAGTGCAGTCTGACTAAGGTTTCTTCAAACGCCATTCTTAAATCTCCGGGAAAACGACCCCACTGAGGTCAAGGAATTGACGGTTTTTCTGTTGTCTTTCACACCACCTAGTCCAATGTTCAAAACTCATGTTTACGCCCCACTTTGTAAAGCAACTTACTCGGTGAGGGCACTTCTTAGCTCGCGTATCTTTTTCAGTTTTACACGGTTGAAATACTTCCGGCAGTTTTCTATCTCTAATAGACTCCCAAACTATGCGTGCTTTTTGGCGTGCTTCGTACCACCAACTACTTGGAGCAGACCATTGAATAATCTTACTGGCACAAGTATCACGCTCCATGTACCAGAAAAAAGTAGTCCTGATTCCGCTTAATCCTTGGTAAATAGCAGCCTGCATCTTATAGTAATCAGGAATATCACTTGATGACATTGTTTTCTTGTAAACATACGAATTTACTGTCTTGATCTCCAGTAAAGCGGTTTCTTTTCCTCCAACCGATTGGAGATCAGTACACAATTCCATAGCTTTACTGAAAATTTTGTTTTTCTTGCTTTCTAGGTATTGAAACCTAGATACGTCAATAATGCCGTCTGAATGTCCTGAAATTCTGTATAATGGGTGAAAGTAGGAAGGTTCTACATACAAATACGGAGGAGCTTCTTGCCTAGCGTTAGCTTCTAACGCATGTTCTGGATCAGGATGAAATCCTTCTACCGTTGAACCATCTCCTACTTTCAACCAAACTCCTTTCAAAATACCCATAGGCCCTAAAACTGAGTTTTGGATATAACTATGCAAGTGAGTTCCTATACTCATTGCAAAATAGGAACTAAAATTAAACGGCTTAGCTGGCTTAGGAGACCAGTAGTTTAATATAAACTCTCTAGGGCACAAATCACTTATGCCACTAGCTCGTAATACAGTGCCAGCTTCTAGTTGAGTAGGCCACGCATCAACCCACTCTTTCACTACATTAACGAAGTTTTCGTACTTCTCTTTTTCAAGAGGTACTGAGGAAGCTGATAAAGTTCTATACGCATCAAGAATGCTCATTTTGTTTCGCCTTGTCCGTAGCTACCCAGAACTTTTCGTGAGTGCTTCCCCTAAATCCACCTTGAGTAAGAAACCCAGTTCTTACGAGGTTGTACCTGGCCCATCGAACTGTATTATGATCCAACCCTGTAAGTTGCATTAACTCCTTGTCAGTGCAACCAATTAAGGGAGTAGTAAGAACCTTGAAACCCTTTTTACAATGTTCCAAGATTCTTCGTTGCGTTTCTTTAGTAGAGACTTTAGAGTTAGGCTTAAGCCGTTCTTTTAATCCTCTAAGAACCTCGTCCAGTTTTTCCGCAAGGAATTCCTCTATTTCAACTTTAGTAATCAGCTCGGTAGGCTTAACAAACTGCCTACCAATAATCTGAATTAAAGAGTCATCGAGAAAAGCCTTGATGACATATTCTTGAGTTTCTTCGGGAGGCTCGACTTGCCCTTCGATAGCCGTCTGGTCCAATTGATTGGAGAAATCGACTTCATCGAAGACCAACTCACCCTTAATAGCCATCACAATTCTCCGAAGACGTGTAAAAGCGACAATCGCATTTTACCGTCAACCTTCTTCGGAGTCAACGTTGACCAACTCAGTAAAAGTATCGAATGGAATCACAGCCCATCTCTTAGGTGTACCAACTCCGGCTGGAAGAGTTATAACCAACGCAGGGGTTCTACCTTCCTCAGTAGCTTCTCTGGATATTTTAGCTAATGTAAGAAGGTCAAGTCTATAACTATCAAACGATGTTTCTTTTGACTCAATCAAAAAATCCCTAGTCTTAACGTCCCCCTTATTTCGCATCCCCGCCCCCGAATTAGACTGAACCCTTCCGCCTAATTGAGAGGCTATCTCCTCCTCGGTTTGCCTAGCTTTTTGCTTAGCGGTTTTATTTTTCTTACCTATCTTGGTAAGACCTTCTATTCTTTTGTCACCGGCTGGCATTAGGACACGTCTCCCCCGTATGCCTTAACGATTGATCTCCACACCAACCTACGTAACTTCTCATCAGTTTCCAAAGCTTTTTCTAAGGCAGCTTTGGTATCAAAACAAGTTACGCCCACGGTCCACTCTTTACCATCTTTCTTTATCAAACCAAACTTATCAGCTAACTTAAACAGTGCTTCTGTATTATTTATCTTACCTTTCTTCCAGTCCTCAAAATTAGCTAACGCCATCTTAAAACTGTAAGACACTTTAGGTTGAAAAGTCTTGTTCTTGTAAACAAGACCCTGATACTCACCCATACCATGCTCAGCCTTTGAGTCATCAACTACTGTAGATGACTTAGTGTAAACTATGATAGAGGAAGCATACTCCTGCATTCTTCCCCCAGGCATAGTTCTAGGATCACCGTAAGTTAAGCCTATCTTTAATCTAAATTGATTGATACATAAAAGTGCTGCACCGTGACCTCTGGCAGATTCTTGACTTACCTTAATCAAAGAACCTACCCATTTACGCATAGCCTTGTTAATCATTCTAGCTTGAAGACCCATTTGAGCATCTTCAGCCGATTCTTCTAACTCCTTAATAGGAATCATAGCTGCAATAGAATCCACTACTATCAGATCAAACAGATCAGACCTAATAGCAGTGGTTACTATATCTACAGCCTGTTCCCCATACTCAGGTTTTGCTACAGAAAACTTAGCAAAATCCCAACCGTGTACTGCTGCCCAATCCGAAGGAAAAGAGTCCTCTGCGGACACCCATAAACAAGTACAAGGAGTAAAGTGCGTTACTTGATCCTTGTACTTATGGGTCAGTTTGTCATAAGACTTAAGACTTTCAGCAGCCTTAAGTGCAAGAAGAGTCTTACCTGTAGAATATTCTCCAGTTATAAGACTTATCTTTCCGAATGGCCACCCCCCACCTAACGCACAATCTAGCGAGAGAATTCCAGAACTAAGTCTATAAAACAAGTTTTTGTTTTTACTGGGATCACCAGAAGCTACTACGCCTGTTTTATAGGTCTTGTTGACGTAATCCTCAAAAGCGTTGACACTAAGCAGTTTAGGCTCGGAGGGTTGTTCGTTAGCCATTTTGTCCAATTACTTGGAGGATTTGATGTAGTCTCGAAGAATCTGACTCTCAATGCTAACCTTGTCGTTAGCAAACTTGTTAGCAGCTTCATATGCCTCGTTGAGTTCTTCCACTAAACAGGGAAGACGCACAGAGACAGCAATCTGAGCACTTTCAAAGTTACCGAGGTTGATTGTGAGAGAGTACCTGGCCTCAACCTCGGCAACCCTAGCCCCTTGAGGAAAGGGAGTAATCTCGATAGACTCAGTTTGAGATTCCTCCTTAGTAAGAACCCTTTTATTCTTGAAGTGCCGGTTAGTAATGACTTGACCATTCTCACCAATCATCTAGAAGCCTCCTTAAAACCGAGGGAAGGGTACAACTTCTTACGTGCTTGGGCCATACGTACATTATACTTAGTATTCCAAACTAAGTCAATTACGAGAATAGGACGTTTCTTAGAGTTTGGCCTTTGCAATCGTCCAACAACTTGTTCAATATCCTTACAGGGAGTTGCTAAATACAATGTATCTAAAGTTGGAATATCCGTCCCCTCACCCATCTTTTGAAAAGTAGCTAGTATAATTTTTGCACCTTTAGCTAGTTCCAACTCCGTGTCTTCAATGACCCTATCTCTAACCTTTCCAGCATAATAACCTACTGACATGCCAGGAGCTTGTCGGAGAATTAGTTCTCGTATTCTAGCCAACTGCTCAGTTCTATGAGAAATGATTACTATTTTTCTGCCAGCATTAGCAGCCTTAATTGATTCTTGAGCTAAGTACGCATTGTATGCTTGATTTTCCGAAATAATAGTAAGTAACTTACCATAATTAGGAACGCCTCTGATTGAATAAGCACTTGAAGGAACGTTAGTATTCCATAAAACTTGAACTACTCTACCCTCCACCAAATCCGTAGAGGTTTCGTGTTCTATTTTACCTATATGCCAATTCCAAACACACTCTAATCTATCGGTTCTACGCCAAGTGGCGGATACCCCTAACCTAAATTTAGCAGGAATTTTTCTAATGACAGCTTCAAACGTTGAAGCCGGCATTCTGTGAGACTCATCAATTATAACAAGTCCAAACGATTGGATGAAATCTTTAGGCCAATCCTCTATTCTAGAATACAAAGTTGGAATTAACGCTGTTACGAAGTGCTTGTTAGAATAATTCCAAATATTACCTTGAACGTGTCCAACCCTAGCTCCAGGAAATAAGGCAGGTCTATCTCCATTAGAATAAGCTAAAACTCTCCACTGTTGACATAAATCTTCTTTATTGGTGAGGATTAGAGTAGGAGTATTCAGTAAACTGGCTACGCATAACCCCATAACAGTTTTACCGCTACCCGCCTTAGACTTCAAAAGTCCTCCATACTTACCAGACTCAAAAAATTCAACCAGAGTCTTAACAGCCTGTTCTTGACCAGTTCTGTAGGAACCTGCAAACTTAGGCCACTCGATGTAAGGGCGTACTGTAGAATCTACAATACTTAAGCGAGAAGTAAGCCAAGTTTGAGACAAACCCCAATTTCTTGGAACACTAATAAATAAGTCAGACTCTTCGTATAATTTTAGAATCTGATCTTGATACAAACCCACTTTTTCTACTGTTAAAGCGGTTTGTATAGCAGGTACGTTGACACTGTTTTTAGGTAGAATCAACGTACCTGCTAATACTGCATTGCTCATGTTAGCTGACTTTGATCTGAGGCATGAGGGTGAGTCTCACCGACTCCCCAATTACTGCTACTCCAGTAATAGGAGCGTCCACAAATCCTGGAAAGGACACCGTAACCACCTTACTTCCGTGCCCTTGAAGTTGAGCGTCTTAAAGAAGCTCAACTAAGGTATTGATTGTCAGAGGAACTAAAGTCCGTTCGCAAACTTGCTCGTTCATAGAGTCCAACCAATTGGAGTTACAGATCATCCCTTTGCTTCCCCCCAAGATTGAACAATCTTAGGATCGGCACGCACTGGACAAGCGAGTTGAACAGTGTTTTCTAATTGATCTCGAATCTCGATAGCATACTTAGGAGCCAGTTCCGTAGGACACTCCCAAATACCTTCGTCGTGAACAAAGTTAAGCTGATTGATTTCCTTACCCCAAACTCCCCGCTTAATCCAGTTAAACCTTAAATGAGACATACTCAGTAACATCAACTCACAAGCAGATGCTTGAATTGGAAAGTTGATATACTGATTTAAGGAGTGCTTATAGGCTTTAGATACCTCGTACTTAGATATTCTACGTTTTCTGCCAAAAATATCTACTGAAGGCTTACCCGCCTTCATTTGACGCTCAAGGAGCAAGTGCCACCGTTTAACAAACTTATGTAACTTAAAATACTCTTCGATAACATCTTCCCATTCAGAGATAGAAAAACTAGGATATTCAGAATGTAATCTATAAGCACCTGCATTATAGATTAACGCAAAGTTAGCCATCTTACCGTTTTGTCTATCGCCTTTCAAGGCTTTAACATTATTTGTTGTTTGAGTATGTAAATCTTCTCCGTGCCAAAAAGCTTTACCTGTGTAAGCAGGCTTCAAAATTTTCTCGTCTTCGGCACACCCACAATTAGGGCAGGAGTGTAGAAGCTTAACTCGTTCTTCCCCAGAAGAACCACAGTTAGTACACTTCCACCGCCAATATGCTCCTAGAAATAGTGGCTCCCTTGTAACGTGTCCACAGATTCTAAGCTCAATCTGAGACAAGTCTTCAACTATCAAAGAATTTCCAGGAGAAGCCTTAAAATTCTTTCTTATGTTTAAGTGCTTAAAGTTAGAATCTAACCACGCTGGAATGTTTTGAAGATTGGGGTCGTCTGATCTTGTTCTACCAGTTGCTGAAGTTAGCCAAAAGTTAGGGTGAATTCTATTGTTAGGATCAACTAAAGCTCGTCTTGTGATAGGTTCAACGTAAGTACCTATCATCTTATCCGCAGTTCTGTAAGTTCTAATCTTAGAACATACAGGATACCTAGACGCGAGAATATCCATCGCTTCTGCATCAGTGCTAAACCTTTTGCCTGAAGCAGTGGTTTGAATTCCTTTAGTGGAGTATCCTAACTCATCAAACAATCGTTTGGCAATCTGATCCCCGGAATTTAAGTTAAGTTCTCCAATCTCAGATTTAATTTCCTTTTCCATCTGAGACCTAAGTTTTTGAAATCCCCTAAGAAGTTCTATACTACCTGTAACATCCCAATACATACCAGTAAGCTCAACGTCTGCAAACAATAAAGACGCTGGCATTAAAATACGCTCAAATACCTTAAGTAAACCATCATTCTTCAATTCTTCGAGAGTATCTAAGTATAACTCGTACTCCCATTTAGCATCTTCTTTAGAATACTCGTGGAATCGAGGAGTATTCAAGCCTCCTATTGACGCATCTTCAAACGTCATCATTACATGATTGTATCTCTCCCTTACTTGAGTCTTTAAGCCTAAATCCCCTGGACGAATATTTTCGTCTAGAAGATTTATTGCTATCATAGGATCGTAAGGACGCTTAGGATAAGTAGGATAATCTATGAGCTTAGACGCCTTCAAACACTTAACATCGTACTTAAGATTATAAGCCACTGAGTAAAGGTCGAGAGGAAATAAACTTGAAACGATTTCTTGAACTTTATCTAAGTCAGTCTCATAAAAGGCTACACCGTGCGTTGCAAACGAGCACCCGTGAATCTTAAACCCCGGTTGATAAATACTAAGCTTGCCTTCATGCTCAATGTCAAAGGAAAACCCACCAGCCTTAGTTGCAGTATCAATGAATTCTTTGGGTTCCATTTTCATCTTTTCTAGTCTTCCAAGTAAAGAGGTAAGCTCCAATCCATTGGAGCTTACCAAACCCCATCCCCCTAGCCGCCAATTAGTATTGAACCTGAGTCGTAGTGCCTTCCGGCCCCTTATTTGGAGTCGTGTCTGTAAGCTCCAAGGACATGGACCGTACAATCTTAGTCATACGCTCCGGGTTAGGAGCGAGAAGATTGTACGCATCCAGCAACTCGGCGTCAGCAATCTCGCCCGTATCGACGAGCTGTTGCAGGTTCACCATCTTGATGAACTCGAAGTCACTCCCAACAGAGGGAGACTTGTCCTTGCTAGAGCGGAGGACATTGAACATCGCTCCGCGAAGAGTCTCCCCGTTGTCCAATCGAGTGGCGTAACGGCGAGCTAAGATTTCCCGAACATCGTTCTTAGCAACCAAGAATTTCTTCTCGTTGCGATGAACTTGTCCGGTTTTCTTAGAGACCCATTCAGTGAGATCAATCACTGTGAAGAACAGTGCCTTATACCTTGCAGCCACTCCATTGTTTCGGGCTGAATAGGCACACATGGGGCAAGGAACCCCTAAAGGCTCCACGCAAGTCTCCCAATTGAGAAACCTGCCGGAACCCGTCCCTCGGGGATACTGGTGCTCGAAGATAGCGGGTGGCCCATAAGGACCAGAACCATCTGACAAGAAGATAATCTTCTTTTGAGTTCCCGCTGCCATCCAGAAGCGAAGATTCTTCTGGGAATTGTCGATCCTATCGGGATCGTCCAGGGAAGACTCCACACCCGTTTCTGCGATCCACGAGGGCTTTTGAGGAGCCGCCGCCTCAGCTTTCAACCGACGCTCCCGCTCTTGAGGCGTCTCCACGAACGGAACTTCATTTGAACCAGCCATTTTCATACCTCCTGACAGCCTGACAGCCTGACAACCAGTTTCCCGGATACACCCCGGAAGAGTGTATTATACTAAATTTGGCTAGAAAGTCAAATCGCATATACGCAAAAAATCATCTTTAGTCATTTTACCTGGGTCCATTTCCTTAGGTTCCCAAGTTATCCTCTTAACTGGATAAGGAGAACTAGATAAACGAGCCTTAGCAACCTTCCATCCTTCATTACCTGGGTCATCTTGATCGTACCAAACGTGAATAGTCGAATCTAAACATAACAACTGGTCAGCTTGAGGAAACGCTACATTAGCTGTCCAAGTACATAGAACATCATAATTAACTAGATTAGCCCACTTAGCTAATCTTAGTAAATCAAAAAACCCTTCGACTAACGCAATCTTACCCCTGTTTTGAAATTTATCTAAACCGCCTAAAGTAAGACCTGTATCAAACCCAAAGTAATTATAGTAATTCTTAGTTACTATACCACGACCAACTGCACCAACATACTCACCTTGCCTATTTTTTACTGGAAAAACCACCCTGTTATTTCTCTTATCGTATAAAAGACCCCATTCAATAACCTCCTGTATCGTAACATCTCTAGACGAGAGATAATTTAAGCATTCCTCTGACTGAAATGCTGGAACAAATACGTTCATCAAGTTATCACTAATTACTCTACAAACTTTACGATCTGAAGAATAAGTCCAATCTGTCAGGTCTTCAGATATGGAATCGAGAATAACAGACAACGTAGGCTCATCAGATTCTAAAAGTCGTAGCCCAAGTTTTATTAACTCATCATTCTTAGAGTATGTTCCATAGTCATGTACTAGAGTCCAAAATTTACCTCTACACTTGCACGCAAAGCAGTTAAATAAAGTAGGTGCCTTAGCGTTATCGTACCTAATGGAGCAAGAGGGTTTAGAGTCTGCCCCTTTCTGGTGTGTCCACGGAGCTAGGGGACAAGGGATCAAAATATGATTATTTCTAACGTTCTTTACAGACTCACGCACAACACCCAACTTATCAAGGATTAGTAAAAGTTCTTCTCTTTTCATGTCCAACCGATTGGATTAAAAGGAAACTAATTTTTGATCTTCGTCAGAAACCTCAGTAAAATCCATAGCCTCCATGTTCCAATTTATCTGAAACTCATCTCTTGAGATAACTGAGGGATCATCTCTAATCTTCAGCATCCGCAATCCCATAACTTTTTGTAATCTATAATCATCATCTTGAATAAGTTCTACAACATTATCAGGGTTAATAATCCACTCTTTTGCGTACTTTACTTTATAACCTCTGTGAGAACTTTCCATGTTAGATTTACCAGACAACTCACCTTGCTGAGTTGTTACTATCCACGGAACGTTTGTAAACTCAGCTACTAACTGTAACTCGTCCACTACATCTTTAGCAGATTCCCAAGAATCTCGTTTTCTCTTAGACACAAACCTATACCCACCGTCAATAACTACTAACGATGGAGAATGCTTCTCAACTAAGTATTGAACGTCACTAACATACTTAACTTCTTTCTTATCACTAACAATAATATCCCCTCTTCCATTGACTTCGTTTATAAGTTCCTGTTTCCACCTAGCTTCCCGAAATATGTCTATTTCTTTAGTAACTAAGTCAGCAAATGGAATCTTGTAATATAAGGAATCAAGTCTGCGTTCTATACGACCCTTAGACATTTCCATAGTCACAAATAATACTTTCTCGCCCTTCTTAAAAGAATCTAATGCAATTATACAGGAAGACCACGACTTACCTACGTTCATCATGGCTATAAATACGTTCAAAGTACCAGGAACCCACCCCCCTATAAGTAAATCTAATTTTCTCCAAGGAGTAGGTAAATTCTTATTTACTCCACGTTTTAATTGTACGTACTCATCATATCTTGTTGGTCCTTCTTTTCTAAAAGAACGCTCCGTGTCCTTAGTTACTGGTACTAAACTCTTAACAGTCTGTATTGTATTTTCTAATTCCTCTAACGCAGACTTAGGGTCTCTAGAATCGAGAAGATGGGCGGCAGCACGCAGCCCTTTATCAATACCCTTTGCAAGACGCCTGTTTACTACTAAATCACAAACATAGTCAATTAAATCACTTGTTGCAGGAATTTCTATTTTTAGGTTTTCTTCTATCTGCTTACAGGTTGGAAAAGTCCCATAAGTTCCTTTATAATCTAATGCCCATAAGTACGCCTTTTTGGCTTCGTCATAAAAGTCATTTTCTGTAATTCCAACCGTTTGGAGTTTATCCAAACTTCCAGTTTCAACTAAACACTTTACTAATCTTTTTCCAAGAACATCAGCCATCTAAGATTCCTTCCCCAAGATGCTTTCTCTTCACAGCCCTAAAATCAATTCCGTCTATCGGAATAGGAATTACGGCTTCTCCTAAGATGGAGAACAAAGTTGGATGATTCTTTTCTATCTCAGAAGTTGAATAGTTTGAGGTTATAATTGAGCACTTTCTGTTGTCAACTCTAAATCTAATCAAATCTTCTACAAGTTGCCCCTGAAAACGGTTTCCTGTGGAGGGGTCAACTTGTAACTCGTCTAATACTAAAAGAGGTACTCTACAAAGACGGTCCCACAAAGAATGGGTTTCTGAAAACTGTTCTCCGTTAATCTTTATATCAGCTAACCGTCTAAAAGAAACCCAGTGACTTACTATACCTAAGCTTAGGGCTTGTTTCAAACATATAGCTGCTAACGCAGATTTTCCCCTACCAACCTTACCAAGAAACATTAACCCTTTCGCTTGCATTACATTATTCTTACAACTATTTAACCAGTTTACTACGTACTTCTTATAGACTAGGTTATCAGGAACCTTGTCTAAAGAAGCTTCCCAATGAACTGGAGGAAGGTACGCACGCTTTAATAAAGACGCATCTACCATCCAGCTTTCTCCTGACTCCAGTCCACGGATTCTCCTCTTGTGGCGAGGTCTTTATAATCGACCTTAGTTTTGGGCTTAATTCCAGTTACCATGCAACCTCGTATCTTAGAAATTACGCCTACGTTAGACAAGTACATAAAACTAGGCCCTAATCCAACGTAAGACGGAAAAACGTACTTAACTAATTCGTCCCAGTTTTGAATAGCGTAATCTAAGTATTTTTTAGCTTCCTCTAAAGTTCCACAGTTAAGAACCAAGTTTTCAGCTTTTAACTTAACAGCGGCGTTATGAGCATTAAAATCTTTCTGAGTCCAGACACTCATAGGCTTATTTACCACAGTAACAGGTTCACACCCGTACTTAACTTTGAATAGTGACCTATAAACTCGATAAAGTTCCAACTTATTCTTCAAGTCATCAGTTTGAACACCTATCTCCGAAAAGATTTTCGTCTTTAATACTGGCGTTAAAGTAGGTACTCCAGTAATTCCTGCATTAGAGAGTTTTCTTTCAGTAGCTTCCTGTTCAAGTTGTTTTTTCCTAAGGTATTCTTTGTGAGCCTTATCCGCAAGCTCACGCAAAGAAGAATTCTTTGGTATAAATCTACCGTTAGGCATAAGAACTGCGTGAGGCTTAGCCGCAGGTGCTTCAGGTTTTTCAGCAAACCACGAGAATAACCCTTCCTTGATTGTGCCAAGTTGGTAAACAGTGTCTCCAGTAGTTTTCGTTACACTTTTCAACCAACCCCTTAAAACCAACTCATCTAAAAGACGACGGACTGAGAGTTCACTCAGTCCGCTAACGTGTCCAATTGATTGGATGGACAAGCCTGATACTAGCATACCATTTTGGTAGTAATCCAAGCTGGTAGCCGTTACCTGTTCGTATACTTCGGCTCTTAGTATGATGTAAACAAGGTTAGCCTCTGGGGTAACGGTTCTAAAGACTGGAGACAGAACCAATTTTGCTAGTTGTTTATCCATAGTTTCAGTATAGCAGAAAAGCTTTAAAAACGCAAAAACAGTTAGCCTAACATAGTAAACCGTAAATCTACTTTTGATACCTGCCACTCCGCATTAAGACCAGAATCTGATAAAGCTTTCCACCTAAATCTTGTTATAGCTTCCCTAGCCTCAAAAGTGTAAGTATGCGTACCAGCCCCAACTAGATGATTTTCTAATTCTCCCAAAGTATCAAATATACTAAACTCCAAGTCCAATGAACCAGTTGCAAGCTCCTCAACCTCGAAAGAGATAACGTAGGTCCAACCGACCTGCATCAACCGCTGATTTAACTGAAAGTAGGCAGTCTGCCCCGTAGTAGTTGATCTAATGTATCCCCTATGAGCACCAACCCTAGCTTTAGCTCCAGTACCAAAGTTAGTAGTCCAATCGGTTGCACTTCCCACTCCCGTCATTTTAGAGTCTCTTACTAAATTACCTGATACATACTCATTAGTTCCTAAATCTTCAAAAGACTCCACTACTAAATCCATAGTGGCTTGATAAGGGTCAGTTTGAAGACTTACACTTATACTAGAAACAACACCTTCTATAGTTTTTTGAGTAGCCCCTAACTTCTTAGGAGTCTTAAATGAAACTACATCATTTAACTCTAACGCAGGCAGATACGCAGTAGTAACTCTCCAGGCGTTACCAGCCATTCGTATTTCTTGAAACCTGCGAACTCCTATAAGAAACAAGGTTTCTTTGTCAGGAACATACTTATTGTCTATTTGCTCAGCTACATAACCAAACTTATCAAATAAACCAGAATCTTTAACAGTAGTTTCAACTTGAACCTCTACAGTCTCGTCCGCATACTTATCCGGTGATCTATTGCCCTTAGAATTGGGAGCACCACCCCCACCAGCCGGAGGTCTTCTAGAAGGGCCTACGCCAAACCCGCTTCCCATTAAAGCGTCAGCCATAGCCCTAACGGCCCTAGCAGCTTCAGCATCCCCGTGATCTGGGAGTTTTTCTCCAGCACTTGTTTCTTTTTCATCTTTAGGCCGTACTGTGCCAATTACCTCCATAGGTAATTCAGAATCTCCAGCAGGAAAACCTAAAGTCTTCTCTACTTCAAAATCTAAACCAAAGGGATGATCTTCCCACTTAGTTAAAGTAATATCCCCGCTTCCTCCAAAATCTGCTTTTGATCCAGCCCAATCTGGACGCTCACCCTTTAATTTACTAATACTTCCACTAACCCTCTTGGACCAACCAGGACTGGTAGTACACTTAACTAGAGACCCCTTACCGCCACTTCTTCCTCCCTTACCACCTTTACCACCGGAACCACTTCCGCCTTTCTCATCAGATAATACTTGCTCACCTTTTTGTAGCTCAGTTACAAAACGACCACGCAACTTTATAACCGTAGGTAAAATCTCATCTGTAGTTATTCTAGAAGCACTGACTACTGCCCACTCAGGTAAAGTGTAATCTACACTAGAAGAGGCGTCTTTCCACTCTCCTGATACTAACTTACCATTAGACGCTACATATAAATACCTCAATCCAACTTGAGCAACGTTTCTAAGCTCATCAATAAAATTACCGCCACTGATTGACGCTTCAAGAGGCATAGCAGCTAAAGAAACATCATACAAATACGAGGGAACAGCAGCGTACTTATTCAAAACATCTACTATGACTAAATCAGCAGTAGAGTTAAACTTTTCAGTATTTGCAGGCTTGTTAGCCAACCTGCCAAAAAATGATCGTACTGATAATTTAACTTGGGCTACGTCAACCTCCTCAACATCTTCCACATCTGTAATTATCCCCATAAACCACGTCTTATTTCCTTTTAGTAAATTCTTTTCTGGAGAGGTTAGTCCATACGAAATTAAACTTGTATCAATAGATAACGTTATAGCCTTACCCACTAAACTTCTATCATAAGAGTTAGTAGGGTTACTCAGTAAAACAGAGCCTTCAGAAACTCCGTAAATAGATAAACTTACATCAAACGAGAGTAAATCTTGAGTCAGGATCATAATTAACTCCTTTTCATTTTAGATGCGGCTAGGCCCATAGGAACTGCCGACAAACTGCTAACCGAAGACCATATTTCATGCTTCAACTTTGAATCTTGAGACAAAGCCTCTTTTTCTAAATCCGCCCTTCTGACAAAATTAAGTTCCAGTAAATACTTCTTAAAATCTACGACAGGAACCAACCTTTCTCCGAAAATATACTCGTTTCTTAAATCCAGAAACGCCCATTGATACTTACTAATTCGCTCAGCTATGTTTCTAAGAGTTAATTTTGAAAACTTCAAAATATACTCTAACGCCCTAGTTAGAACTATCGCAGAACCGACTGGCCAAGGTTCATCTAACGACGAGAAGTAAACGTAAGGAATAGACTCACGAGACAAGAAGGTGGCAAACTCTAAATCACAATCCGTTGCTATGAAATTCAGAGGTACTTTTCTAGCTAGGTTTATGGTTTCACAAGTTCTGCATCCGACTTCCACTATACAATTTTCAAATCCAAACGATTGGAGTAGGCTTACCAGAGAAACATATTCTGAGGGATCGTTATACATCCCTAAGGAGTAACGCTTAAACCTAGCATCGGAATGTAAACTCCACTTATCATGTAAATCCAAAAAACGTTGAACAACTGATTCTGAAGAAAAATTATTGATAACATACTCTTTAGTAGTATCTATAAGCTTTCTCTTAGTATCCTGACAACTCTCTAATTGTAAAGTTCTTTGTACCATCATAGTAGTGTTAGGAATCTTCCATAAAGAATCTTTCCTATGCTCGGTAGCCGCAGGCTCTACTAACATTGGATTATCTGGACCAAGTAGCTCAGGGGCAGTGGTTTGATTATTTACTATTTGAAGCTTACCCATAGATGCAACTTCAATAGTAGGTATGCCAAACCCTTCACCCATAGAAGTAGTTACTCTAATGTCAGACAACGCAATGAGTTCTCGTAAATCTTCCCTAGTTAAACCCCTAGACCAATCAAAATCTGTATAACAAACAGAGTTTTCTAAACCATATACCTGTTCTAGTAACTCTAAATTATACCCCTCAGGGTGAGTACCTGTTCCAGGTTCATCTATCTTACAATGAGCTAAAAGAATAACGTTCTTTCCGTTAAAAACTTTTTTCAACTTAGCTACATAATCGTATGTTAAGTCCCACCTTTTATGCCAAATGTTTCTATCATAATTTAGAACTACATAAGAATCCTCAAAAATAGGATACCTTAGTTTATACGACCACTTTTTTCGTAATTCTTTTACACTTTCTCTCGGGTTTCTCCAAAAGTTAATGTCCACTCCGTGAGGGATAACTTGATGAGAAGTGTTATAACTACTCCAACAATCTTTTCCAAAATTACTTAAATGAACTATCCAAGCTGGATCGACATTTCTTAATAAACTTCCATACTTTTCTGGAACAACGGAACCTTCGTAAGGAAGCCAGTAAAAAACTGGACAGTTCTTGTGTACTGATCTTAACTTAGTCAAGAACAAAGAAAACTCAGTACAAGCTAAAACTATGACAAAATCAGGAGAATAAATCCATAACTGTTCGTCTATAACGTCTAAAGAGTTAAGTCTAGAGAAACTAACCTCACTAACATTAGGCATACTTACACGAGGAATAGGAACATCCTGAGTAAGTAAAACAACTTCATGACCCAAAGACGTAAACTGCTTACATAACAAGAAAACCTGCTGGCCGAAACCAGAAGGCATCGAAGGAGATTCCCCAATGATTGCTACTCTCATAGTTATACGTTCTCTTTCTTCCACTTACTTCCATCAGGATGTTTACAACCGTACGCTTCAGTTTCTTCGTACCTAGCTAAGTTGACTATCCCTGATTCTGCTACTTGACAACCACAAATAGAACAACGCAAAAAAGCTCCTTTTACTTGAACAAGCTCACACTCAGCACAGATTTGAACTCTTTTCTTGACCCGTTCTTCGGATACACAAGACCCCGAGAGTAACGCCTTCGCTACTGTAATTGTCTTTATAGCAAATTCTTGAAGTCTCATATGTACGAAATATTTGAGGAGGGGTCAGTCACTACCGGATCATTAGAGACTCTTGGATAAAAGTCCAGTCGATTGGAGTCGCTAAGAAATTCCTCTAAAGACATGCTTTCAAAGCCGTCTCTGATAAATTGCTTGGGATTCATGTGAATACCTAACTTTCCAATGTATAAGCCCCTATTGACAGTAGGAGCTAAACGCACTAATCCACAAACTTCTAGTGCGTGCATTGTTATAGCATCTTGACCCGTAGGGGGTGCCTTAAAGTACCTTAACTTATCGGCAACTGCCCCCTCATCTAATAAAAACGCATTCTTTTCAACAGAAGTAGCCTTCTCCATAATCAAAGTAAACCACTTAGTAATTGATATGTGGGGTCTTTGATGATAATGAGCACCCAGAAAAAGTTCAACATACTCATTAACTAAAGAGTACATCTTCTCCCAGGCTTCTTTAGTGATTAGATACCCCCACCAATTAGTATAGGTAACATGCACTTCCATCTGCTTACGAACTTTTGTATTGTAAGACATTATAGCCTTATCCCATCCTTGAACGGCTCCTACGTTGGAAAATCTTTTGGACCACTCCATTAGATTAAGACAGAAATCCAAGTATGTTCTGCTAACCACCATATCGTCTTCAAAGACGAACGCCTGCTGATAATTGAGGTTTAGCAAAATCTGATTTCTAGCATCAATTATGTTTCTACCACAACCAAAGTTTACAGGTCTTTTAATGACCACTGCCCAAGGAATAGCATTCTTTACAAACTTTTCGTGGTCATCTTGTAAGGAGGCTTCTTCAGCCCTTACAGGTTTATCTAAAAACACAAAAACTGGAAACTTTTTAAGTGATTCATTAACCACTAAGGATCGAACCACTTGCTTAAAATAGTCCAACCGATTGAACCCGACTAGAATAACCGCGGTGATATTTTTTGGAATATCTTCAAACTTAGTATCAGATAAATTGTATTCGTACTGCTTCCAGTCAATTTGCGGATAGAGACTTTCTTGAAAAGCAAACTTCGGATTAGTGGTAATTTTAAGTTTTTCCGATACTTGAACCGGAGTCAATTTTCTGTAGTAACTAGAGGGACTAGCTAAAGTAACCCACGTATCCATAGCACTAGGATGAGGGGACAATACTACATAACCATTAGACTTAAACTCACGACCTTTCCAATCCCCATTACTTCTTAAAGTTAAAACGCAAACTTTATCCTTAACTCCGCTAAGAGTTAAAGTAGCACCTTGAGAAGTATAAGCTAAGGCCCATCTTAATAAGTACTCATCTGAACCAATGCCCAAAGTCCCATCTTCCAAAAATTGAACGTCTCTAGCTATACCCGTAGCTAATCTAAGAGTAAACACGCCTCCCAAAATAAGCTTTTCTTGAACCGCTTTCAAGAAGTCAAGGCTCATCACAATTCTCCTAAGTATTGTCTAGCTTCTTTGTTATATCTTTTCCAAGTAAGCCAGCAAGACCAATGATATGAGGGCTTGCTTAATTCCAAACGATCTTCCCAGGGCTTTAAGTCGTCTGCATAGTGTAAAAACACTATGTTATCTGCAACCTCTTCCTTAAAAAATGGAAAGGTATGAATCTCCCAATTCCAATTTCTTGGAATAAGTTGAACTTCGTTAAATCTATATCTTTGAAAGTAATCAGAAATTACAGGTTGATCTCCCGCGTAAATTACTCCTGAAAAGGTTTTAACGTTATCTATTACACCGTCTCTTAATTCCTTACTAGGATTAAAAATAAACCAGCCTGCGTTAAACCACATGCCTCTTGGAGTAGTAGCTTTAGTGAATAAGTAAGCTATGTAGTCCCTAACCGCTGAAAAGTGAGTCAATTTTTCTATTCCCTTGATAGAGCTAAGGCAGATAATGTCACTATCTATATGACAAACTGGACCCTCTAAATCTAACCCCAAAAGTTTTAACCTATCTAAGTTAAACAAATGTCTTTCGTGATTAACTTGCTTACCAGCGGAAACGTTAGAATCCATTATAGCAAATTCTATATCACAGTGCAAATTGCTAATTCTATTCACACTAAATACGCTTAGCGGTTTCTTTGAAAATACCACAAACCTAAACGGAAGTTGAGCATTTTTAATCATACTATAAACTAACGTAACAAAAGCTTCTACGTAATTATCTGTCAAAGAACATACAAAAGTGTAAGGCTTCCATAAGTAGAAAAAGTCGGAGTCTGATCTAAGACAAGCTTTTACAGAAAACGCAAAGTTCTTAACTAAATAAGGAAAATCTTTCGGTACGAGTAAAACTCCGCCAGGTTTTACTTTAGAGTACCACGAGAAAAGAAGCGTGGTGAGCTGCTCTTTATTGTGTAAATCTAGATATACCCAATAAAAAGAGTGATTCCTAAATCTAGGCAGATAGTCCTTTTCGAATTCCAATTGATTGGAGGTTTGAATAGCATCTATCAACTCTTTAAGATCACTAACAACTATAAAATTTTGTAATCTACTATCAACTAAACAATTTTGTAGAAATACAGTGTCAGAACTTCCTACGTAAGCACCGTCAGAGTAAAACTCATTATCTAATAAAAAACCAACTACGTCATTTTTTGACGCAGTTGGGTGCCACTTCTTAACTCTGAATGAAGTAATCTCTTGTTTTTCTTCCTCTATGTTAAAAATAGCGTCAGAAGTTATACCTAAAGGCTTACCCAATACCATCTCTCTACTACCGTAGTAAGAGTATCCTAGTGACTTTCTTACAGCTAACTTATTGACTCGTAAAACTGTAGTACGCATCAAGAAACTCCGGTGAACACTCCACAACTAAAGTTGAAAGTATGAAATGTGGCTATTGGACACTCGTATCCAGGACCACAGATTATGTCAGTACAGACTTCATAGGAACCTGTAGCACCAGACGTTTTTACAACACCCTCTTCTATGGTTAAACCACAACCAGTATTTACGTCAATCTTGCAAGCACCTTCACCTACGCCAACCTTCAATCCATTGCCGGCCAAATCAGTGGGATTTACTGAAACTTTACCAGCCACTAAAGAAATACCACAACCAGGATTAACGTCTAACTTACAATTAGTTCCAGCAATTAACCCGTTTCCTACTAAATCCGATTGTTTTACTGCAACCTTACCTGAAGAAATTTCTAGACCACAACCGGGATCAACTTCAATACTACATCCGGGGGACGGACCTACCTTCAACCCATTACCAGCAACTTGCTGAGGATAAAAATTTATAGCTCCTTGATTTAATAAAAGACCACAACCAGCATTTACTACTAATCTCTCATTAACTATTGTTAAACCACTACCATAGAATACTTCTATAGAGCACGCACCGTATTTCTTTAACCCTCTTCTATATGGAGTCTTTCCAACTAAATGCTCGTTGTTTACTGATAGTCTGTTAGGACCGGAAGAAAGCTTCAAACCACAACCTAAAGCTATGTGAGTTTGAGCTTCCAGCATTTCACCTGTAATTTTACCTAAACTTGCTTTACTAGCTCCCCAACAAGGCGAGGGGTCAGAGTCTGATCCTTCACAAGTAGGTTCGTCATACTCATCTTTTTCAGTTCTAGTAGCTGGTCCCATAGCTATAGCATGACCTATAGGAATTTCTCCTACAGGAACGCCTTCATCAATAACGTCAGGCTCACCCCCTAATTGACGAGGATACAATACTACAGAAGAAGTAACTGACCCAGGACGCTTCATTATGTCCGTGGGAGCTACGCTAATACCGTGCAAATCTGGATGAACGTACCAAGTAGCACCTGGCTTAACATAGCAAATAGATAACCTAGAATCTGAGTCATCGCAGGAAACACTTATATCTTTTGAAACTTCACACGAGAAAGTAACTCCTGTGATGTTATTTCTAAAGTTAGCATTGGCTCTAATAGTTAAATCTTGGTGTTCAGTAGAATCAATGTTTACTACAGCTTTAGTGTCTGTTGAACTTATAATAGAACTCGTAGCTACGGTAGGATTTTTTTCTAAAGTCCACCCTGTGCCTAAGAAAGTAAGAATAGTTCTCCCAAACATATCCTTACAATTGAAGTTAATCTTCAAATAGTACGCAACTTTGGTACAACATCCTGAAGTAGCTGGACCTGTTAATTTCAAATCAACATCAAAATCTTTACATTGACCCGAGTTTCTGCTTTCTCCTTGAGGAGGAGAATTGTTACCACTACCATCACCTTTATTTTGTCCTACTGGACACTCATACTTAAAAGACCTAGTTTCAGACTTCTCAGATATACCACCCTGTCCGTCAATAGCAAAAACTCTCCAATATACCTCCTCGTATTTACGAACTTCGGTTATTGTTTGTAAATTATACTCAGTAGCCGTCACTATCTTAGATTGTAAAGTTGGACCTTGAAAAGAAGTGTTAAGGCACCATTGAACTATGTAATTAGTAGCTCCAGCTACAGCATCCCACTTTAAGATAATGTTAGAATTACCACCTGAAGACGCATTATGCGGACATAAAACGTCTCCATCTACAGGTTCTATAAGCTGAGGAGTTTCTAGAAGAACATCGTTAAACCAATTATAATCTGAGGTCACTACTTGAGGCGTGATTCTTTGTTGAATATACATGGAATCCAACCGATTGGAGTTAGCAGCTAGGATTGTACGCCGTTAAAACCTCAATAACTTGAAACATTCCGCTTAAATCAAACAATCTACTTTTAACTGAAGGGGGATCAAGTTCTGTAAAGTAAACACGCAACGACTCTCCCCAATACCCGTTAAAAATTAAAGGAGTGAGAGTTGACTCATTGTATAACTCTAAAATAGAATCATACTCAGTAGGAAAACACTTCTCACAAGTCCATTCTAAGTAACCATCTCCATGAACTATGACGGGATTACTAGACTGTACTATAACAGCAGTAGCAGTCACTAAAGTAGAAACTCGTTTTCTTCCTACGTAAGGCTTATACGAAAAATGAAGGGGCAGTGACAATGCCCCTAAAGTAGCTACAGAGATAGCCATTAAATACCCTCCGATGTACCCATTCCAACTTTACGCAAAGCGTTTCCTATATGCCTTGTAACTTTTTGAACGTCTCCAGAGTTATTGACGTTAATAGTAGCAACTCTCTTATCAGTGTAAACTTTACCAGACCTGTTAGCTGGAACTTTAGCAGAGACTAATGAGGGGGCAGATGTTGCAAGCTGCTCAGACCTAAATCTAATGTTTGGAGCTTCATCGAGAAGTGCATTAGTCATTCTGTCCAAACCATGACGCACTACTTCATAATTCATGTTCCAAATATCTACTAAACTAGGACTATGGCGAGTAAAGGGATCAAGGGCGACTTTAATTGCTGCCATAGTGGCTTCTACAGCGGCGATTATAGCAGCAGACGCTGAAGACCAGTTTTCTAAAAACGCCACACTCCAATTGGTTGGAGCCGCTCCAAACGCATCTCTAATACTATTCAAAGAATTAAGAATAGTGATAGTAATAGTTTCTACAACTGCACCTAAGTCACGCATAGGAGCAGCAGGATCACCACCTTCAAAACCTACGGGAGCAGCTAATCCGGCTTCCTCACGTCGTTTTCTAGCGATAGCCGCGGCATAGGAGTGATCTAGTGACAAGTCTCTAATGGTCTTATCTATACCAGCAGTGCTTTTGCCAGCCGCCGCAAACTTTTCTCGTCTAGCTCTTAACATCGCAAGACGATCTTCAAGTTCAAGTGCCCTAGTAGCTGCGTCAATAGCCCTAGTTTCCTGAAATTCTCTAACCTTAGCCATAGCGGCGTACAGCATAAACATATGCTGTACTGTTTTAGCTTGTTTAGCCAAACTATTGAAAATATCCTCCTCTAACTCTAATTCATGCTCTCTAGTTTTACTCTTATCAACAGGATCAGCAACCTTTTCTTCTTCCTTAGCCTTAGCTTCCTTAAGTCTAGCCTCAGCCGCCGCTGCATCAGCAGCCTCAGCCTTAGCACGCTCTGCTTTTATTTTTTCATCGTGTACACCATCTAACGCAAACAAATCATCATAAAGCTTCTTCTTTTCTTCCAGTATTTTCTCATTTTCTAATTTAGCAGCCTCAACGTATTTATCACTACGTTTTAACTCCTCAATCTCCAAGTCTCTAATATAATCTTTCCTCTTATCAGCAGCCTTAGTCATAGCAGCATCAATATCCTCATCTGCTACGTCGTGAGTCTCCTCTAACAAAGCATTATACTTTCTATACTCTTCGTTAAGCTCAGCTAATCGCTCCTTGTACCTTTTAATGTTTTCAGTCTTTTCCTCACTATCCGCACGCTTTTCTTCCGCAGCTAATCTAAATTGAATAAACTCTTTTTCCTTTTCAATTAGTGACTGAACTTCTAATATAGTCTTAGCTCTTTCTTCTCTAAGTTTTTCAATAGCGTGAATTTCTTTATCTAAACTACTAAGCCTACGAACATGAAATTCCTCTTCTAACTCAGCAGTGGTTTTTTCTAAGTCCTTACGAGCCTCTATAACCTCACTTAAATTACGTTCAGCCTCTAAACGTCTCTCGGTAGCCTCGGCAGTAGCGTCGTCAGCATTTTCTATATCTACGTCAGGATTAGTAGCGTTAATCTCTGAGTATAATTGATACTTACGCTCTAATTCTTTGTTTTCCTCTTGAAGCAGTGATATTCTGTCTATAAGCTTTTGTCGTTCTTCCCCCTCTGCTCCAGCAATTTGGTGACGTAATTCCTTAATTTCTGCTAAATTAGCTGCCTGCTTATCTAAAAACTCGGCAGCCTTGTCGGCTCTAGTATTGGCATCCATGCCAAACGCTTCTTTAATAGTCTCATATCTCTCAAGCTGCTGGTTTAACTGTGCTTTGGTTTTTTCTAAGTCCTCTATAAGCTTTTCTAATTGACGTGCTTGATACTCTTCTCCGGCCTCCATAGCCGCAGCCTTCATTTTCGCAAGATCAGCTATTTCTTTAGCCACTGCTTCTAATTGAAATCTTATTTTATCACGTTGATCGTCTAAAGTTTCTGATCCAAATAAACTAGCAAGTTCTTCCAACTCAACGACACCCAAAGTTGCCTGATTTTCTAACATACCGAAAATTTTACCTACAGACGCAATAACCTCATCAGCAGCACCTCTAATTCTCGAAGAAGCCTCAGCTAACCTTAAGTACTTAGCATGAAAATCTTCTACAGCTTTAGTAGCTTCCTCAGCTTCTCGTTTAATTGAAGCAAAGAAAGATTCAGTACCTCGAATCTTAGCCTGTAGTGCATCTATTCCAGCAACTAATAATGTAATAATCCCAAGAACTGCAATTAAACCCACGTTAGCTGCTACGGCTAATATAGCTATAGCAGCTAACGCAGCCGCAAAAGCAACCAATGCTGCTACGCAAACTACACCTACAATGTATCCAAAAGTAGTAAAAGCATTGTTACTTTCTTCAGCGTTTACTGCTGCGTCCCTAAAAGCATTTATAGCCCAAATTATAACTTCACCAGTCTGCGAAATAACAGCCGCTAACACTGCCCACGAATCAGTAAACCCTGCTAAAAATCCAGTGCCAAAGGCACCTAATAAGGAGATTAAATCATTCCAAGCGGTTTGCAGAGTATTAACTACTCTCTCATTAGCAACTAAAATAGAAGTAAGACCCGCTATACCTGCTATAATTCCTGTTATAATTCCTCCAGCAGCTAAAATAACCGTTCCAAACTGACTAAATAACGTAATAGCACCACCTATAAGAGCAACAAACGATCCTATAACTACTAAAGCCGCACCACCCCCTACTAAAATAGCAGCTAGTGCAGCAGCGGTTTCAAATATGCCGGAAATCCAATCTTTGTGAACTTTAATCCACTCTGTAACTATATTTATAGCTTCAATACCCCACTGCACCCATTCTCTTAAACTACCTACGATAGCGTCATAAATAGCTATACTAAGAGTTTCAAACGCCGCCCTTAACCTTAATAAATCTCCTATCAAAGAATCCATGCGAATTTCCGCCATGTGCTTAGCAGCACCGGCGGCTTCGTGATTCATCTTATTTAAGGCATCAAACGCAGCTACACCCTGATTTTTCAGACCTAGAACCATACGAGCGGCTCTAGCTCCAAAAAGCTCCATAGCATCGCCAGCCGAGAGATTTATTCTCTCAAACTCGGCAATAATGTCTCTGAGAGAGTTAAACTCTGGGTTAATCTTATCAAAAGTTGTACCATAAGATTCGAGAATATCATGGAACTTCTTCCCATTAGCAGCAGCCTTACCTAACATCTGAGAAAGACCGGCACCAGCTACCGAATTTTGAAGACCAATGTTACCTAAAATACCTAAAGCAGTAGCAACTTGTTCAATAGACTGGCCTAACGTAGAGGCCATAGACGTGACATAAGATAAAGACTCACCTAAACCATCAACAGTAGTGTTAGTTCCTGTAGCGGTAACAGCTAAAACGTCAGAAACTCTGGCCATATCTACTGCGGCTATGTTAAAAGCACGCAGCGTATTGACAGCTATTTCCGAAGCTCTACTTAAATCTATGGCACCAGCGGCAGCGAGAGATAAAGTGCCTTCAATAGCTTGAAGAGATTCGTTAGCATCAAGACCCGCCAACCCTAATTCTTCAATACCTTCAGCAACTTGAGTGGCGGTAAACTGAGTAGTGGCACCTAAATCCAACGCGGCTTGGCGAATATCGTTAAAACCTTGAGCAGCCTTAGAACTGCCGTCCTGTAACTCACCCATGACGGCCTTAACGGCCTGCATCTGGTGTTCAAACTTTGAGCCAGTAATGATAACAGGGGCTAAAGCACCTACGATGCTTGCCCCTGCACGAATAGCATTGTGTCCAACCGTTTGGAGTTGTGTCCCTATAGATTTAACTTGGGAACCAAACTGCTGAACTTGTTTTGCACCTGCAAGCAAAGAAGATTGTAGCCCGGCAGTTTGGGCTACAATCTTCAGAACTACAGGGCCTAATGTTGCATTAGCCACATCTGCCCTTTCACTCTAATCCATCTATCACTAGAAGACCTTCTAGTGACGCAGAACCACTCTGGTTGATTTCCGAGTTTGTCAAGTTCAACCTAGAGTTTTTCCACTTGCTGTATTCACTTTCCTTGGCGTGCTGAGCAAATCTAACTGCATCCGCAATAGATACTTGCTCGAACCCCTGCCTATCTACTCTAGAAGAACTTAGAGTCTTTAGTTGGTAAAACGTTCTGGAAAAAGAGTACTCCAGAGTCCAACCATAAGACGCAGAGGTTTCTTCTATCAGCTTACTAATTCGTCCTCGGAAACTCGATCTGTCGTCTCCCTCTGAAAGAGCTGATGCAGACCGAGCTGGGTAAAAAGCTCCTTAAGCTCCTCCCAATCTACTACAGACTTGAAGGCAGTAGCCCACCTAAACCAGTCCGTTAAAGACAAGTCGTCGAATTCTTCTAACTTACGATTAGTAGAAAACGACGCTACAGTCTTCAGACAATGAAGTAATCGCTTGTCTGAAATCATAGTTACAATTACTGAAAGCCCTCTTGAAGAAAGCTTACCGCTATCCTCTTCATTAGAGGCACCCGTTATCTCTGTCAATAACGGAGAAGCTAGCAAATCGCTTAATTCTGAGAAGGCTTTAATAACCTGCTCAAGAGAGAGCTCTTTAACAGTTACTTCTTCATCAAACTTTTTAAGTTTGATGATTACCCCAGAATTTACTAACCGTCTTACTTCTGTTTCAGCGTCCACTATCGTTTCCTTTTAACTGTATAGAGTCTATCTCGAAGGTTGCTTTGACGCAACACAAAAAGCTGCGGCTCAACTACAGTTTGTTGATTAGAGTATTTGTAGAGAAGGTCTTTAAGAGCCTCATCTGACATTTCAACTCTAAATCGAAAACTGTAAGTGTCAGTATTGTCAATCTGGAGTATATCATCCAGAGTAACTCCTGACTGACACCAGATAAAAGCCGCTTCATTCAAATCTCTTGTTTGGTAGTGCATCTATCTATCTTTCAGAACAGTGGTTACACTACATCAGCGAACGGGCGAGTGACCGTAATCGCTGTAGTAGTGAGACTCGTTGTTGTGATAGCCGGAGTCTCAGCATACTTGCTAGAGAACTTGAAGGTGAAGTTATTGAAACCTTCACCAGCCGGTCTAGAGGTATCACTACCACCGAGGGTATCGTTAGCACCGTTGCCAACTTTAACCCCGTTGGTAACAAGCTGAGCTGCGTTAGTAGCCAGCCACGAGTCAATAGCTGCCCCGAGAACAGCACGGATCATCTTCGTCGATGTGAGAAGATTTGCCGTGTCTGTGATAGTGAACCGCATCTTGCCCGACTGGACAGAAGGGGTCACTACGAACGAATACACTGATCCCGGAAGATCAGCGATATTGTGGCCTACACCAGCCGTCGGCTCTGCGAATGCCATAGCCAAACTCCTTTTCTAGAAAGTCCAACCGATTGGAACCCGATCCCCGTGAACCCTAGTCTCAGCTATCAACCACAGTGCCGAAGTGCCCATTCGAGTCCTTGAGGCACTCGAATTCGACTTCAAACGCTGTCTCAGCGTCTCTAGTCATCATGTATTCACGTTCTCCAAAAGTTACGCACTTGGAGAACGTGAACGTTCTAGTTCCACAGCTAGGACTGCTGCCAACTAAAACGATCACAACTTCATCCACCCAACAGGAGTTATTGTAACCCAGGGTGAGAGTGTTGCCTACTAAGCTAGCTGCGGGAAGCATGAAAGCCTTCCGCAAGTTAGAAAGGGTCATTTCTAACATCGTAGTCTTAACGTACATACGTTCCAGACTACGAGCCTTTCTTACGACACCAACAGCCTGATCGGCAATAATGTCGATCTGCTCTTGTTCGTATCTAACGCTGGTTCCGCCTTTAGTGAACCCTAAGTCCGTTCCATCTACCGTGATGGAGGCTGCACCGATAATGATGTTGTTGGAATTCGCTGCCATGTATTGTTTCCTACACCTTAGAACTCCAGACTACAGAAGCCTGGATAAGCAAATTCCATACATCTCTTTCATCGTTATAGTCTTTTGGTTCTCTTCCTAAAAATCTAGTAGAATAATTGCAAATCTTAGAATCACTAAAATCTAGAAACCCTCTATTTGATGTACCACTTTTTTCAGCACTCTCTAGCATAACCTGTATTCTATCAGATAATTTGATACTTGTCAAGTCATCTTTTGAATAACTTGTAAAAAATACTAAACTTGAATAAATAACGCCTGGACCATCCTCAATAGCTCTGGAGGTATCTGCTATCCAAATGCCTAAAAATGGCAAAGATGGTAGCTGCTTAGGTCTAAACCTAGCTATTCTTATATTTGAACCTGTATGACCAGTCAACGCAACTAAACTACCTGATCCAGTGTCAGCCTGGAGTTTAGTCACTATGGCGGAATATAAGTTTTCTTCTCTCATATAAACAAAGGAGGAATCTTAGAGTTGAGAATCTTAACGTATTCTTGAAAAAACAAGTGTTTTCCAGCCGCCCATGCAGGTCTTAAATACGGAACAGCAGAAGTTCCGTACTTTTCTATTTTTGCCATAACTGCGTCTGTAATTCTTTCGGCATCCTGTCCATGAGCTTGAAATCTGTATCTTACCCACTTCAAAAGCTTCCATCTAACAGGTTTATGAGGTCTTGATCCAAACTCTCTATCCCCCGCATAAGGTACATTATGAGAACCAACTGTAATAAAAGGAATACTTCCATAAACACCAGTCTTAACCTTAATACTTTTTAAGAGTCTCTTAGTAAATATAATATCTTGACTGGTTATCTCGTTTACTATTATAGGAACTAAAATCTTCTCAGCAGCCTCTTTCAAAGCGTCAGCAGCAATTTGAGGAAAAAATCTCTCAAATTTTTGCATACGACTCGTAACACCAGGAATACCCGTAACTGTAATAGTAATCACGAAGTTTCATTCTCCACTATAACAGAAGTATGATGATTTCTACCGTAATGATCTATAAACTGATTAACCCATAAAATTCTATGACGAGCAACTTTACCCGGAGCAACTCCATCTAAATTATGAGCAACTCCCCAAGGTATAGTAACTATATCGTGAACTTTAACATTGGCGAGAAAAGGAAAAATTATTCGTCTATACTCAGGACCATCGAACCCATGATGTTCTTGTTGAACTTTATCAGTTTCATCCTTAACCGGACAAACTCTGCATGGAATATTGGAATATAAAGTTGTCTCAGAAGTTTCTGAAACACCTCCAGCAGAATCTAATGAGATGACTGGCCTCACGATTGAAGCTTTATGAGCTAACCCGAATAAAAGAATGGGTGATCTCATTAGTCCATTCAATTGGAGTCAGGGACCACTCTGAACATATCTACTACGTTTACATAAGGATTGAGTAATCTATCTACTTCATTAAATCCTGTAGAATACTCATCCTTAGAACCACCGTGAAACGTGACACTAAAATCAGGCCACGCAGCTTGCTTAACGTCTGAATGAGCCATTCTAGTAGATTCGGGCATTAAATCCTCTAGAGTTAAAAGTAAAGCGGCTTTCTTAATATCATATGGAGTAGGAACCTTTCCAAATACACCTACTATTTTATGACTTAAGTGACCCCTACCCCAAGTGCTTCCCATTAAAAGGCGTGTTCTAGCAACCTCCGTGTGCATCTTGGCATAGTGAGGATACAAAGCGTAATCTACGTTTTCTACGAAGTTGTAAATTATCGTAGTCTTGTCAATATCAACTAACTGTAAGGACGTGATAGTTTTTACTGGAGCCAGTATCTTGGGAAAAAAGAACAAAGTAGTACCATCTACTCCGTCTAAAAACTCAGTAACAGTTTTTTCATAAAACCAAGTTCTACAATAAGCTTCAATTTTCTCTTCTGCGGCGTTAAGGCGTTCTTGAATTTCCGCATCAGAATAACTAGTTAAATCTACAGTCATTCCTGCTATTTTATAGTCCTTAACGTTAGCTACTGTTGCATAGTTAGACATTCGACCTACCCTTTAATTCTCGGATAGTTCTTCGTACATCTTCTATATTTCGGGTACGCACCCTAACCACTGAGTCATTAGTATGTATCTCAACTGAAGATTTTAAGTCTAAGATAGTAAAATCTTGAGATTCCCTAACTAAGTCATATAAATCTGAAAATTCAGACACGTAAGCAGAATCCTCTGAAATAATCTTAACCTTATCTTTCTTTGTAGGAGATTCTATAACAAGAGTATTTTTAACAACTTCTGTTTTGGGTACTAACGGAAAAACGTGTCTCCAAGTCAATTTTTCCTGGTTTTCCTTAGATGTTAAGCAATGAGGGTCTAAAGAACCCGTAAACTTAAAAGTAGAACAAATAGTTGGACTTGTTAAAGAGGGATACCTACAAATAACATTAGCTGGCTTAGTGGCAAAAAACAAAACTACGCCTGGAATACCTAAAATTCCAGCTACGTGAGCAAATGATGAATCACAACCTATAAAATAAGAACAAGTTGCTAATTGTTTAGTTTGAGCTACTAAACATTCGTCAATATCGGATAACTTTATAGAACGAGAAGATGAAAAACCCGGCTCATCCTTAGTTCCTAGCCACAGTAGATCGCATCCAATTGATTGGAGTTCTCTTCCTAAAGTAAGCCATTGTTCAGTCTTCCACCTTCTATTTGGATTAGACGCACCTGGGTGTAAAGCAATCCTGTTAGTTCTTGGAGTATGAGAGATGCTCTTAAACTGCCCTACCGGCAACGCATGTCCAACATGACTTTCAACTAAAGAATAATAATCAGAATCTTTTAGCTGTTGACGTAAATTAAATAAACCATCGAAACACTTAGCTACTGGAAACTGTTCTCTAATAGAAGGTCTATTAAGGAGTTCAACTTTATTAGCTTCGGATACACCAACTAATTCAGAAATTAACTTAACTTGATGATCTCTTACAAACGCAAAAACTTGATAGTGCTTTTCATAGTATTTAGAAAAAGAGCCTATAGAGATCAAAGCATCTCCAAGACCCCCGGTGACTCTAACCATATACTTAGAAGAATTGTTCATACTTATAGTACCTCTAGGCATTCACCAAACGAATTATCTATGCCAGAAGCCGCTCCCCTGTTAGCCTCCTGTGAATATACTTGAAATGTTAGAGTATCTCCAGCAGTAAGAAACCACCTACGACGACCCTGTGCTTGCACTTCTACAGTAGTAGCAGGAGCTATAAGAAGATGCTTAGCCGCAGACGATCCCGACGGTAATCTTACTCGTGCTCCATATAACTGACCGGCTGTTACTGCTGAATTAGCTCTTGCTCCACAAGCTACATCATACCAACCTCTGTAATTAACCACCCACACTCGTCACCTATTTCAGGATTACTTGGTAAAGTAAAAGTAAGGTTAGTATCTAAATCTAATTTATGAATTACGTTTTTTTCACCTGACAACGCCCCCAAAGAAGCGAGATAAGCGAACTCAGAATAAGAGGCGGCTCCACCACCGCCGCTAACTATTGGATTTCCCCACATTCTGAGTCTCCAGGAGTCCAATCAAGTGGACAAGTCACCTATCCTACTAAGGCAATCATTTGATTTAAGTAAACCTGAGAAGCTGAATGATTAAATCCTGGAGGATTAGTTGTCCAAGCTGCATCTAACTCAGAGTAGTTCCAAACATAAGTATAAGCATCAACTGTGCTTACCTTAGAGTAAATATCTACTGACGCTTGAATTGCAGATGCAGTAAACAACTTTTGCCATAAGTTAAGCGGCTCAATGTAGTTCAAAGCTGCTACATTGTTATCTTTCACTGCTTTTTGATAAAGAGTGAAAAAAGATAACAACTTAGAAACTTTCAAGCCTTTTTCTTCTAAGTAAGCATCAGTTTCCTTATCTAGTTTAATGAGCCTGTGCTTAATAGTGTTAGCTAACCTAAATTCTGTAGGATTCCAATTAGAAACTACCGTAGGATCAGGCTTAGGCCCTAAAACAGCCTCATTCCATTTTTCTATGGTTACTACAACACCGTTAGAAACTAAAACGCAATCTCCGTCAGCCGTCGGCTGAATACCTACTGAAAGAAGGTAATCAGCTAAGTGCATGGGATATTCCATAACTAATTCCTAGAATCTAAGGAATTCTACCACTGTTAAAGAAGGTCTCTTAGTGCTACTTACATCTACATTTAACGCAGACGTGTGCTGATTATACACGTTATACTTTATAACTATTGTAGAGTTACAACTTTGAAATTCAAAACCTTCCAAGGTCACTGCTTGACCATCTATACTAGAATAATTATACACACCGCCCTTAGAACTTGCTCCAACTTTTATGTCTATACCCACACTTTTAGTATTAGGTACTCCTAAGACAGTAGCCTTAAAGTAAATAAAGTAATAACCAGGCCGTCTTATCTTAACCCCCAAATCTACCGGAGACCATAAGTTAGCTGGATCGCTAACTACTCCAGTAAAAGTAACAGAAGTCCAACCAGATGGACTCAGTTGCAAAGGGTCTGCATGAATTAAGGTAACTACGTGAGGTTTAACTATTCTATCTACTATGTACCAATTAGAACCGTTCCATTCAACTACTAACATATCTCCCGGTAAATAACCGATAGTGTAAGCACTATATGTTCCAGTGTTAAAGATAGCGTTAGATACTCGTAATATACTAGAACCTGTAACAGATTCTACGAGATAACCAGCTCTTGTTCCTCTAATGGGATTAACTGGCAACGTAAGATCACAATTAGTATCTAAATTAACTACGTATAATCGGTTTGCTTCAGCTTGAATGTTACCACTAGAAGCGTTTTTATAAACGCTTCTAAGACGTCTAACGCTTTTCATAAGCTCAGGCATTATTTGCAACTTCCATGACTGCTAACCTAGTTCTATCATACGCATTAGTTCTTGTAGTACGAGAAGAAGTTGAGCTAGTAAATGCTTGTAAAGTCAAAACGTCATTCTCTACTAAGTCCAATTGAATGGAGGGAGTAGTAGATAAAATTTGACCTGAACCTGATGATTGCTTATTGTCTTCTAGAATAGACACTCCATTTTTAAGAAGCCTTGACATAAGCTCCTTAGTATCTTCAATGTTTCCAACCGATACGTAAACACTCACAAGATACGCACCATCTTTTTTAATCTTTACACCAGTGTCAGCCGGACTATACAACCCCACTACATCAAAATCTGTAGCTGTAAATGGAACAGGCGTCCAAGTGGACGCCAATAAAGTGACTGCTGTTCCTTGATAAACTTGAACAGCGTGAGGTTGTTTTCTAGAGCTAAGCAGTATCCACTTCTCACCAGTCCACTGAAATACGCTGTAATCGTTTACACAGTACCCATTATACTTAGAATAACCAGCAACTTGCCCATTTACTCCAGTGTTAGTAATTAGTTTGTACGCACTAGAAGCTCTAGCCCCTACATACCAACCGGAAGTATCTCCTACGGCTGGATTAGACGGTAGAGTGAAGGAAAGACTTGCTGTATCCAAGTTTACTAAATGAACACAATTAACTACCCCACTTAAACCTCCAGCCGAAGCTAAGTGAGTATAATCTGAGACTTCAGCTTCAGATATAGTAGCTGGTCCCCAAAACATAAGTAACTCCTAGTAATCAATCCCAGTAATACCATAATCAATGACGGCAGACCCTCCGTCACCTTTAACAGTAATCTTCTTAAGACCAATCTTGTTTAGTTTGAAAAGTAAGGATGATCCGGCAGGCATCCCTAGCCACTCATCCGAATTGTGTAGCCCTTCAACTTGAATTTGAAGTCCATAAGAGGAGGTAGATCGAACTCCAACAAAAAACTCGGAACAAGTACGATCACCTGCCTTAGCATTAAAGATAACCGTAGAAGCTGTGGTTATAGTCTGATTTGATGCTGCGTTAGCCATCACTACTCTCCAAGTTAGATAGAAAAACAGCCCAGTCTTGTAATTTTACAAGACTGGGCTAATGTGGGTTCCAATCAATTGGAGTTACCCTGTATAATCGGTCCCCGACATGGAAACGTTCTTAGCCATGATGACCAAATCCGGGTTCTCGATCTGGAAGTCCGCCCGGAAGTGGATAGTGGCTTCCCAAACGTCCTGGCGAGGCTGACGCTGCCATTCGATAGTAATGTCCCTCTGAATGAAGTAAACAAAGTTATTCAGAGGAGACAGCCAAATCTGGCTTCCGTCAATACCCGCTGTGCCGAAAGTCAAGTCTTCCGGCATAAGCGGAACTTCCAGCATACGGATACCCCAGGGACCGGGGCGAACTCCAGTAGCCAAAACGTTATCACCGGCAGCCGTCTGCCGCTCGCTCCAATCCAGCATCCACTTATCTGCCGGACCACTGGGGCAAATCCAGACGTAAGACGGCTTAGCCGCCCTATAACGACTAGGAATCATACGCTTCATGTCGTAGTAAAGCCTCTTAGAAGGAGCCTTACCACCAGCATCAAGCTGCTGATTCGAGGGAACAGCAGTCTCAAGAATCTTCTTGAAACCATTGTTCACGCCCAAGAGGTTATTCTCGTCGGAGGCGGAATCTCCAACAACGAGAGAAGAATCGCCCTCGATGGCGGCCATCTCAATGTCGATAGAGATACGCTTCGTGAACATAGCCAACAGCTTGTCACGAATAGCACCCTTCTCGATGTTATCTTCCAAGAAGTCCGTCTTGAGATCGAAGGCCGAACGATACTTTTCAGTATCCCAGACCATGATTCTCTCGCTAGGACGCCGGGTTGTCGCACGGCTAGTCGTGCTGGCACCCTCCGTAACGATAGAACCAATGTCAAGCTTGTTGACCGAGCCTTTTTGCTCGTTCACCTTCTCAACTCTTACGTTCTTCATAAGAACCGATTCATCGACTACTAAGTCAATGAACCGATCCGCTTGCGACCGGCTCATAACCGAATTCGGCAAGCTACTTTCGTCAATCGCCGTCTTGGAGACCATCGCCTTGATAGGAAGTGTAAGGTCCACTTAAAAACCCCTTGATTTTGAGTAATTAGCAAAAATCTATCTATGATGGTTCCTAGGTTAGCCTACAACAGGGGCAAAGCAACTATCAAAGATTTCGTTGCCTTTTTTTGGAGCTTCAGCCTTAGCAGTAGCTCCTTCTTGCCTCTGTGCCCCCGGTTGAGGAACGTGATTAGCAACAGCCTCAGCCATCTTGCTAACCTGTTCCAAATTCTTCTTTTGCCTATTCACTTCTTCGAGAAGAGATTTAAGCAAGTCAGAAGAATCCTTGCTAACTTCCTGCTTAGTCTCCGGCTCCTTAGTGGGAGTCGGTCTAGTCGTAGTCTGAAGGGTAGCCATCTTCTCTACGACCACTCCAAGCTTACCGAGATTATCAGTAATCTGGAGATTAGACTTGGTGAGAGCCTCAATAAGAGGCGTCATCGACGCAGTAACGCTTTTGGCTACTGCCTCAGCCAAGACATTCACCAACTCAGTACCTTTCTTCTCATCCGTCACTAAGTTAGGGGGAGTTGTCCCCTTCTCGTCTGCATCAGTCTTAGCCGGGGGATTGACAACTGCTCCCTGAGTTTCAACGTTAGCTTCATCAGCCATTTTAGAGACTCCTTTTGAAACGGGTAAAGCTTCACAAAGACACCTGTTTTTTATGGCAGTCTCCAGATCAAACTGAGGACTAGCCATAATAACAGTTGCGTCTCCTAAGGGTACTTTTACTAAGGAGTCCAATCGAATGGAGTCCGCACCCTTACTTAATACTGAAAACGCATTAGCATCCTCAGTAATGGTCTTAGCTACAACTTTGTGTTTAGTTAAAAAGGTAGTTACAGAATCCTTATCCTTAAAGATAGCCTTGGGTAAAATAACCTGATGAAGAACTAACGTCTTCAGATCAACAGACGAATCAACTACTAACTCTCCACTGTCAGCAGCCTTGGCAACCATAAACGTTGCTTGATTGTTGGCTGGAATATGAACTAAACTAATCTCCCAGAGATCAACGTTAGTCCAAACTTTGTAAACCTTTCCAGTACCTTGATCTACCTTCCAACTCTCCTCCGCCAACCCTCTCCAAGACATACCTCCTAATTCACCCTTAACAATTCTTTCTTTAAGGCTCTCATCAGTAACCGCAGCTTTGACAAAAAGGCCCGAAGTACCTTTCTTCAAAGATGGAATTTTTTTCTTAGGATAAGTGTCAACAATTTCTTTAGTAATTAAATCTCTTAAAGCCCAGGAGGACTCATCATCCTTAATGGGCACTAACTTAACAGGATTAGCACTTAATACCCTACCAGCAGCTACAGAGTTTCCTGAATAATCATACCAAGGCTTATGATTTACATACAAAACTGGAGCCGCTAAGAAATCCTCAATGTTAAACTCTAAAGGATCAACAGCCTCGTTAGCTCTATCAGGCACGTCTAAGGAAGCAAATCCTTTAACAATTAACGCATTTTTATCAACTTCGAGATTTTCTATCTCGATTGAAACCGGAGCTTCGGTGTAAATTAAATGCTTGTCCATTATCAACTCCTGATGGCTATATTATGCCATCTTTTTAAGACTTGTCAATAGGTGTCTTGGATTTATTTTTTACAGGCTTCTTGGAGCCTGAGGATACAGGCACTTTCTTATTTTGTTGTGAAACTTCTTTAGCCTTAGCAGCTTCTTTAGCCATGCTTAACTTAAGTTTTTCAGACTCCATTCGAGTGGACTTCATACCGGACAATTCTTCTATAAAGAACAAATCATTTCCTACAACTGTAAACAATCTATCTCCACCAGAAACAGGCTCACCCAAATTCATAGCCTTGATTACTTGATTTACTGTCAAGCAGCCCTTAGTAAGAAGAGTAGTATAAACCAGAGTCTCAGCTTGCATATCTCTAATATCTAACGGATCAAAATAAAGAGAGACATATCTAACTCCTAGACCTAACCTGAAGATTTTATTCAACCCCCCACTCCAAACTTTTTGAAGAGGAGTTACTATACGATCTTTGTAAATCTCAGCTTGAGACAACCCTTTACCAGACCCAAGCTCACTATGCTCCGCTATACCAATAATAGCTGGAGATACCCCATGAGCTGCCATTATAGACTGAGCATTGTTTTTCTTAGTTTCTTGAAACGAACCTTCCCTTTCGTCTGAGTCTAGTTTTTCAAACTTAACTCTAACTTCGCCTCTAATGGAGGGAATAGGAAGAATTAAAGTCTTGTGAGCCTGTCCTCTAACCTCACTATTGAAATACTCTTGAATAGTTTTAGATACCTCTGGAGTAAGCTTAGCACCTTCAATAATGATAGCATAACGAGGAACAGTGTTATGCTCAAAAAACTGAAGAAGGTACTTTCTAATGTTTACGTTGCCCATCAACCACCCTACTGCCGGAACTATGTCTGAATAGCCATAATAAATGGTGGCTGGATGATGCTTAGGCAACCACAAAATCTCGTTAGCAGCCTTAGTTAAATCCGTAGTAGGCTTTCCAGTATCCTTGTCTATAAGATTCCATTCCGCATTAGAAATATCCCCATCTTCTTCAGGATTGTAGGGAACCTTAGCTGAAGTAATCAAGTCGGGATTCTTGGAACTTACCTTTTCTCCGAAGGGTTGATAATAAATCTTTTTTCTACCGTCATCCAAAAGCTCAACAAAACCTTTCCAACCAGCTAATACTCTAACTCTAGCCGCAGGAACATGGGCCAATCTTTTTACCTTTTTATCCATCCCTCTAATAACTTCGATAGCTGCCCAACCTACGCCCTCGTAGTCCATCGAAGCACGCTCAAGTACACCCGAAAACCCTATAATCGAGTTACAATTTCTTAAAAACTTCGAGATAATGTCAATTTCTTCATTAACAACATCTTGACTAACGGCATTCTTGGCACGCTCTTTATCTGTTTTTATTGGATAATCAGATTCCAAACTATACTCACGACTAACCGCGTCAGAGGTCTTAACTCTACAGCATCTAAAGTGAATTTCGTCTAAGTCTAAAAACGCAAGCATTAAGTTAGGATCATAGGGAGGCTCGATTAGTTCCTCTGAGCCTGCAATAGAATACGAATTTTCACTCTTAAGTTCTTTCGTACTTTGACGACTACCTTCGATTCCCTTATAAACTTCAGTTTTGTCCAACCGATTGGAGGTTACACTTTTTACTACTAACGTGGTAAAAATATCATTGATTGACACAACCTTTTCGTTATCACCCTCTCCAACAATAAACGCAACGTCACACACGTTTTCTCTAGACTTTTCAACAAGATTTTCCAGTTGAGATTCTGCCATAGTCTCAATCTCATCTGAAGACAAAGCTTCTAACGGATTTTCAGTTTCCACTGCTTTTTCAACACGCTCTTTAGTAATTAACCTGCATAATCTTTCAGCCGCTTGCTTAGAGCGACCTTTTTGAATTTCTTCCTCTACGCAAGCTAAAAAAGCATCGTCGTTCATCCTACGTAAACCTCGCCAACAGTGGACTCGGCTAAAAGATGTGCCGCAAGCATATCATAAACATCTGCGTGTCTTTGATGATCTTGTCTATCAGCTCCCTTAGTCCATTCGTATTTTAAGTTACCCTTAGCATCTTCGACAATCTCTCTTACGGGATTGCACATTTCTTCAACATACTTACCACTAAGTATGGCATTGTAATTTTCGGGTAAGATATTTCTTCCCATTCTTAATTGAGAGTATCCCCTATCCAAAGCCTCAGTTCTATCAATGGTTAAAATCCTATCATTCAAGTTGAATTTTCTAGTTCGGTCAGAACCTTCCCCACCATATCTACACAACCAAACATCACAAGGGGACTGTTCTTGAAAATCTTGAGCAAGCATTAACTCAGGAGCAGCGTCTATTACTACTTTTTCAACGTTATATGCTTGAATAAGCTCGTAAACTTCTGAAAAGTTTTGAGACTTGACCTTTCCAATATAAACGCATTTACGAAACCCTGATCCCAAAACTTCCGATATTCTAATGTCTAAGATAGCACCAACGTCTATACCCATAGAGCACGGACCCGGAGAACCGTGCTCATAAACATGAGCACTATTTGGATTGATGATAAACTTATAACCCTTCCTACTGCAACGCTCCAAAAGAGTATCTGTAACTCTGTTACCCGCGGCGTTGTAAGGAAGACCTAAATAACTATTGAAAAACTGCTTCATCAAACCGGGGTCATCCAAAGCACCCCTAAACTTAGACCACAATTCTTGAATACTGTTAAGAGGAGAGCATAAAAGAGAAATATGATAACCTTCTATAGAAGAATCAGGATTTTCTGGCCTCCACTCCCCCTTAACTGAAGTTCTTTCCAACTCTCCTCCACAATGCGGACAAATTAACCTAATATCTCTACGAATACCAGTTTTCCATTCTGTATCTCTTAAAACGTAATCTACTATATTCCCACTTCCATCTACTACTTCTTTAACTACTGTAGCAAACCAATCAACTTTTGAATAAATACCGCACAACTTACAAGGAACCCACCACTCTCGTTGATCTGATTTCAGATAATACTTATGAATACCATTATTCTTAATAGTTGGATTGCCTAAATACCTCTTATACTGATACCTACTAGCTCTTAATCTATCTAACGCAAACTCGACGTTATCAGGATCACACTGGTCAACTTCTTCAACATACAAAATATCCGCAGGAAACTCCTTAAAGTCAGCGAGAACATTGGACCCAACGTACTTAACTACGCCTCTACCAAAAGACTTTAAGGCAACGGAGTCAAAGAATCCGTTGCCTATAATCTTTTTGTATTCGGGAACTTGCTCTACGCAACGATTAACTCTATTTTGAACAAACGTAGTCCTCATTTCAAACTTGGGTAAAACAAAGAATACGCTTAAGCCAGAGTTAGCTGCTGCAAAGTGATCGCAGATAGCCCACTCACTTTTCAGTGATTGAACTGATCCCATTAAAACTATTTCAAAGGCTACACTATTGTATAAATCCTTGATGTGCGGAAAACGCACAAAATCCATCTTTTCTCCGCGAGTATTGATATGATGCTTAGTAGCAAAATCTATACGAGTCTCCCGCATCTCCAGCATCTTAAGCATCGCCATTAAGCGATTACTTTCGACGCCTTCCAATGGATTGGAGTTTTTGTCGCTCACAGTAAAACCTGCCGCTTCAATCGTGTCATTATTTCAGAAATAAGTTCTTCTTGACTCTTCTCGGACAGATTTACTCTCGAATCTTCATCATCCTTCAACCTTCTATGGTCGTTAAGAGACAGATCGAGTTTCTCGGGTTCCTTAGGAATAGCACCTATATCTGTAAGCAACTTAATTTTCATTTCTCTAATTTTTATGGCACTAGCCAAAAACTTAGCCTTAGCACCTTTCAAAACTTTAATTTCTTCTATGTTAGCTTCTACTACCGCTCCTGTTTTGCTATCAAAAGTTTTACTTTCTTTAGAAAGTTGATTTATCTCATACAGACACACAGTTTCTAAGTTATCTAACATCATAAGTTGTTCCGCTAACAACTCAGACGCAGACTCTTTAATAAAATGCTCGTTAAACTCTTGCTTTAGCTTAGTGAACCAATTGTAAATAGTAGCTTCTGTTACTCCAAAAACTGTAGAAATACTACTAACTGGCAATCCGTCACAACGCATCTTCCAAGCTCTTGCTCTCTTACCTTCATCCGGCAAGGCTTGAAGAGTACGCTTAGCTTTTTCTTCCTCAGTTAGTGGAATCAAATTAGAAGCTCCCGCGTTAGCGGAAGCTTCTTGTTTATCAGCCCTCAGTTTTTCTATAACTGAAACAAGACTGCTCATATAGAATACTCCTGTTTCAATTATACGCTATTTTTAAGCCTTGTCAATCTCCCAAATCATTTTCTAATGAATGTAGGTGCTTACTTAAAGCTGGACCTACTATCTCATTAACATCCATTCCTGATTGTTGTAAGAAGTCTATCATTTCCTTTACTACTTTAGCCGTCCTTTTATCGCACAAAACTACGCAATTAGTGGACCCTTTGTAAACAAAGTGTAAATAACTTTGATCTACAGTAGCAGAGTCTCGCAAGATGTTATTGATAATATCTGTAATACCTTCTACGGCTTCCTTAGGCTTGTTTGCCTCTTCTTTCAAACCGTCAAGAAAGCTCTTATCCTTTTTAGTAGTTTCTTTAATCAAATACCTATTCATTTCATTAGAGTCGTTGAAACCAAATACTGTTGGATCAACGTCTAATGAAGGGTCTAAGTCTTTAACAATAGCCGTAAACTTAACTCGATCCAACTCTCCGTGGATAATGTTATCTCTAACTGTTTTAATCTTTTGATTTCTAACATCCTCGTGAGGATACACAACTGCTGGAATCTCAGTAAACCCGAGAAGAACAGCAGCACGATGACGGTGCTCACCTGCCCAAATTAAGTAATGAGGACAATCTTTATCCCACTCATCGTCCCACTCTTCTTTGGGAATAACGTACACTTTAATGGGGTCAGTAAAACCCTCTTCTTGAATTTTGTTTACCAACGCTGAAAACTTGTTGGAATCCATTACATTAGGATTCCACTTGTTAGGATGACACTGATCTACGGGAAGTAAAACGGGGGCTTGAATCATTAGCTTCTCCAATACTCAAGAGGAATTTGACTTCTAAAAGTAGTCCATCCTTTAAGAGGACCACAATAAGAAGCTGGAGTTAAAGAGGGAGTGCAGACGTGCTCTAAGTGTACCCAATCTTTTCTAGTTACTAAGTCAGAATATGATTTAGTGCTATATGATTTTAAGTCTCTGCCAAACTGTACGCATCTAGACGCAGATAACTTTTTAACGTAGTCTAATCCAAGATTTAATTCATCCTTACTTATGAAGGGTAAGTGCCAGTGACCCGGCTGAATAAGCTCTGGTATAGACTCGTGTAAAACTGCGTTTATAGTATTAGCTAACAGTACAGCATGGTATTCTTCTATATTCTTGATAATCGAAATAAAATGTTGCCACTCAGTAGCCGTCATCAAAACAGTTACATACTGAAAAGGTTGAAGTAATACTCTCGTAAGTCTTTCAGAAGTTCCAATTGATTGGAGTTGATTACAGCATTCTAAAACAGCTTTGTAAGCATCACTCCAAATTTTACATGCTTTAACAGGTTCTGAAATATCGTCCCCACCATCCGTAGCTTTGAACTTTAGTGGAACAAATAATCCCGCTTCGACTCCTTGGGATTTAACAGTACGCACCCTATCTCTATGTAAAAGTACGTGAGAATGTATTATTCTGGGATAAGTTAATCTCATAGTGCATAAACGCACAGAAGATTCTGAAACAGAATCCTTTATCATTTCAACTTGAATCACGATGCTTTCTTTCTAAATAGATGTTTAGAGGTAACTAACTCATCACAAAACTTTCTTAACCAAAACACTAAATTACGTCGATTACTTGTAATTCCGTATTGAGGCAACGCAGCATCAAACTCCATGTTTTCTAAAACTTTCGCAGCTTTTACAAACTCACTTAAACTAAACGTTGAAGGCAACTCATCCAAAACTTCCCTCAATCTAGGTTCCCAATCCTTAAACGTTCCATAAGAACCTTCAATTGACTTAGAGGCATAAGAGAGGATTCTAGTCAAAGCATACTCTATATCGTGTTTTTCAACATACTTTTCACTAAAAGGTTTCACCATTTCTTGTGCTGCGTTATAATTATGATAGCAATACTCCAACATTTTTAACATCTCAGAACGAGAAGAGTACATAAAAGGATATTCTTTGCCAACTAATTCTATTGCCCAAGTCTTTTCTGGTAAAATAACAGGATTACCAGTGGCAATCTTCTCAGACCAGCCAAAAGAAAAGCCTTCATCCACGCTACAACTTAAAAATAGATGAGACTTGCATAAGAGTTCAACATAACCTTCGTAAGGAAGAGGTTCCAAGAACTCAACGTTAGTTAGGTGAGATGTTACTTCAACCTGAGCCTCAGTAACACCCAATTTAATAGCTTTAGCTTGAGAATTTGGATGACTTAATACAAAAGTCTTGTAGGTAGATAACACTTCCTCCCATCTTTTGTTAGGATTAAAACGCCCTGCGAATGTAAGAGTAAACTTGTCAAATTTTTGAACGGATTGTACAACCGATTGGATTTTCTTAAGAGGAACTCCCGCAGACTGAACTAAGCACGAAGATCGTGCCTTAGCTACAGCTAACGGACTTAAAAACTTCTTTGACATATTCAAAGCAAAATCACGCTCTCTACTTGTTAAAAATATAACTGGAAGTGTAGCGTACGCAGAAGCTCTTAATATATTTTCATAGTCCGACTCTGATTCTATTGTGCTAGTTACCCAACTGTCTAAAACTACAACAGGAACTTTAACTCCAGGACCAGCATAAAGCATCTTTTGTAAATTAACCGCCGCTGTACTTCTAGATGTTAAAACAAAATCTACGAAGTTCTTAGACCCTAAAGGTGCAAAATTTTCTATTATGCAGGTATCAACGTGAGCTTTTCCTAAATTATAATGAAACCAACTTCGTGTTCTGTAATACTGTAAATTAGGTAACTTAAAGTCTTCTGGAATAACAGCTAAGTCTGGCACGGCCATTATACAATAATGCTCTTTCCATTGTTTAGCTATTTGAAAAAACGTAATAAACTCAGATTCTCTAAATACTTCTTGCTTAGTACAAATAAGAGGCGTCATCAAAATACGCATTCAACCACCTACGTAGCTAAGAAGATGATTTCCACCTTTAGATTCCTGCAACTTCAAATACTCGTCCACTACCCAATCAGGTAAATTCCATTCTTTTTTTCTGGTTATTGAGAAGTGGGCATCCCCCACACACTCATCAAAAGATTGGTTACTGGTATCTATAGGTACAGACCAAGCACTAATAATATAACCATCAAAATCAACTTTCTTACAAAACTCCAGAGTTTCTTCATACTCCTTTTCAGAAATAGCACCTAAAAACAAATAAGCACTGACTTTTATACCGTGATTTCTAATTAAATCTACAGCTTTTCGTATATCATTTCTTCCTTGAGTTTTCTTAACACTAGACCCAAAATCCTCGCCCACATTTTCTACACCTATCTTCAAATTAGTAAGTTTTAGCCTAGAGAGAGGCTTCAAAACTTTTTCTCCGAATTTCAATACCAACTCGCACCTAGCTTCTCCAACGAAAGTACAATTAAAGTTAAACGCACTAGATGCTTCGTAAGCATCTGCTAATTCATTCAATTTTTTTGGATTCCTTGTTAGAATTTGATCTGTATAATACAAACGTTTATACCCTAACCCTACTTTATAAGTAATATCTTCTATAATTTTATTTATAGGACACTCTTCAAATTTATTTGACGCTACCGTATTATAGCAAAACTTACAAGGAAAAGAGCACCCACGAGAAGATTGAATATAACTTAAGTCAACCTTGTGTCCAGGATTTTCTTTGTATTGATAAAAAGAACTTCCTCTAATAGTCCAATCAATTGGACCAACATCAATCACTGTGTCACAAAGCTTCTTAGTCACTAAATTTCGCACAACTTCTGAAGTTTTATGGTTAGGTCCATTTTTTATAGTTAAACTTACCTCGGTTTGTAATTGAGGAAAAACTTGAAAATAAGTACCTATCCCAAATAAAGGAATCTTACTTTTACTGCGAAGTAGCTTAGCTAAGGATTTAGCTATATGAGGATTATCCATCCCGACACTAGACATGAAAGTATCTCCTGACATTATTCCTATAACGTCAGGTTTATACGCAAGAACTTCTTCAACTAACTCATGTAATATTGAATTATTTACTCCTTTAACTACGTTATCCTTAAACATCTCAGAGTTATTTACTAAAGTTCTCCAAGTAAAATGACCCTTAGAGTTAGAGGAGTCTCCATTAACCTCTAAGGTATCTATGGAGTTTTCAGACAAAACTGATCTTAAATACCTAATTTCTGAGAACTCTTTATTGTTGTGAGAACCTGCATATCTAAAATAAGGAGGTTTTACTAAAACGCACAGCATCTTACTTCCCCATAGCAAAAGTGGTGACGTGGTTTCTTAAATGGTTACTAATATGATAATAAGTTGGATTAAAGTTTCGCAATACTTGAAATAATTCTTCATTAGTTATAACTCGTAAATTTTCTTTATCAGGTTCTAGGGTATACTCGTTAAACAGCGTTAATACGGTAACTTGATTACAACTTTCCCACATCTTACTTAACATACCTATAAATTGATCCCACCAATTAAAATCTTGTTGACTTATAAGACCTATGCCTACTACAGCATCCTTAGGGTCCATAGAAAATTGATTATTCTCAACTAACTCAAAAGATATATCATCTTTAGAGTTACAGTATCTTTCTGAAGCAATTTCTATAAATTTACTCATAATGTCCACACCAGTATAACTAATACCCGGAAATTCCGTAAATAAGGGTAAAACAAAGTCACCTACTCCGCACCCCACATCCAAGACACTCTTAATAGGAAATCTCTTAAGTACATATAAAACTTCTCTAAAAGAAGAAGTTTGATTTCTTCTAGACTTATAAAGGTTTCCATCTATGGAACCATTTTTAACTATCTTTGAGTACTTATCGTGCTCAGCCTTAAACATTTCAAGTTTCTCCATAACAAGAGTACTTTACCACCTTTATGACGTCTTTTAAGTTGTTTCTGCTCATTTTAAGATGTAAAGGTAAACAAACGTGCTTCTTAGAAAATTTTTCTACCCCATCAAGAGGATTACGAAAACCTTGATACTCTATAAACACTGGTTGAGAATAAATAGGTGTTTCGTACACACTAGCAGGTAGTTTTATAGAAAACTCTGAACACAGTTTCTTAAAGGTATTAACTGATTTAATATTTCTAAAGTAAATGGGATACTTGTAGTACGAAGTTCCACTTAAATCAAACGTAGTTACTCCATCACACTTTAGCTCTTTATCATAAACTGAAGCTAATCGAGATAATTTCTCAATAACTTCGTCAAAACAATCTAAGTAAGCTAATCCAATCAACGCTAAAAACTCAGGTAATCTGGCAGAATGTCCAATCGAATGGATTAAAGAGTCAAAAGGATCACACTTTCCTTGATTACCAATCATCGCTAAAGAACTTAATATGTTTGAAGTCTTTTGATTACGAACAGTTCTATCAGGAGATACAATAGCTCCACCCTCAACAGTAGATAAGGGCTTACTAGCATGAAAAGAGAAAACTGTAAAATCGGCCCAAGTTCCAGATTTAACACCTTTACTACTATAACATCCAAAAGAATGAGCAGCGTCCTCCACTAAAACACAATTATACTTATCCGCTAACTTAACCAACTCATCCGTGTTTTCTGGAATTATTCCCGCTATAGTTGGAATATGTAATATAGAAGGACTATGAACTTTTAATATACCTTCAATATGATTTAAGTCTGGCTGCATAGTATTGGGGTCTATGTCATATAAATGTATCTGCAATCTATTTCTAAGAAAATAGAACAAAGGAGATATGTAAGTATTGCCTGAAGTTAAAATACTCGAAGGTTCTAAATACTCCCACAGTAACCAGTGGGCTGTAGTATTACTTTGAAATAACTCACAATTTACAGCTACATCAGGTCCACAAGTTTCTACTATCAACCCCTTAAATTCCAGGTATCCTTTACCTCTGATAACTTTATCTACTTGAAGTGCGTTTGACAACGCAAGTATAGCCTTAGATCGTCCCTCAGCGGACAATCTAGGTGAAGACGCGGATACACGCCCTTCGACAAAAAACTTTGGAGGAATCACGTTGAAATCCTGTAATCAAGGGTTTGCTGATATAGTTTAGTAATCTCTATCAAATCTTGAATGACTACATCAAAATTCTCAGCAGGTCTAAATAACAATCTATTCATCTTATTGTAATTTACCTCATAATCTCTACAATCTTTATCAGGAACACCTTCAACTTCTTCTATTTTACAATTAGTATGCTTTTGAATCATTAAAGCTAATTCACGCTTAGTCATATTTCCTTGAACGCAACCGATGTTTATAACCTCTCCTTTTAAGTTTCCTAGATTAAGTAAAGCTTGTACGTAAACTTCGCACGCATTTTCTAACGAAAAAAAGGTTCTTCTATCGTCTCCTTTGTACAAAACTATTCTACCAGTGGTTACGGCACTCCAAATCAAACTATGAGGTAGTAAGTCAAACCTCATAAAAGGACTTACTCCCATTAACGTAGCAAATCTTAAATGAACAGCCGTATCCTGAAGTTCTCGCTCTGCTTGCTGTTTAGTAAATCCGTAGTAAGATTGTGGATTTAATTTACTGTCTTCCGAACAAATATCATCTATCTTGCCATAAACTGAACCAGTGGACGCATTAACCACTAGCACGTCCTTTCTTTTTGCTAAAGAGGCGATAGCTGCTGATCCACGTACATTAACGTTATATGCGGTAGTCTCGTCTTCCGCACAACGAGGATAACCTACTACAGCCGCTAAATGAACAATGGCATCGAAATCTTCTTTCTCCAATACATCAACACAGTGAGTAGCTACGTTTCCCGTTATAAGTTTGGCACCTTTGTAAGCAAGCCAAAGGGCCTTAGAAATACCGTAAGAGAAGGTATCAAAAATGATAACCTCGAATCCCGCATCAAGAAGGTAGTCAGCTAGAGCACTACCTACATAACCAGCCCCACCTGTAATTAAAACACGCATTCTTTAACTCCTAAATCAAGAGTGGTCCCCAACTTCGTATCGAGATTGTACTTATGTAAGAAGTAGATATAAAAACTAACTTCTTGAGGAGTCCTATAAAATAAGTTTTCTCTTTTAGGGTTTCCAGGAGTATCAACTCTTCCTGGATATAAAAAAGATACCGTTATTTTACAGTTTCTATACTGTTCTTTTATAGAACGCAACCCGGCTTCCATAGCCGCCTTAGATACGGCATACTCCGGGTAAGTGTTAGAACCTTTAGATAAGTAGGAAGACAGGTAAACTATCGAAACATCGCCGCCTTCACGTTTTCTAACAACTTGTTTAAGGAAGTCCAATTGATTGGAGCAGTTAATGCTAAAATGAGTATTTAAGCTTTCGCTAAAGGTGGGAATTTTCAGGTTTCTATCTATAAAACCGCAAGATAAAGTAATCTCAAGATTAGTCTCATTACAAACTAATTCATGTAAATCAATATACTGTTCTTTAGAAAAATCAGCTTCTACAAATTCACAAGCATACTGAGGACGTGATCTACCAACTACGATAATATCTTTGAAAGCCGTGCTTTTCACCGGCTTAAACTTTGACGAAATGTAGGAATCGTAATAAGTAGGATCAATCAAATACCTCAGATAAGCTAACCCTATTCCAGAAGAAGCACCTGTAATTATATGTTTCATACTTCAACCTTTGTAATTGGAGCCTTACAATCATCCCACTTTTTAGTAAGTAGTGCAACTAAAGCACAGTCTTCTAGTGGTACTAAAGTATGAGCACACCCTGGAGGAAAGCAAACACACTCCCCAGGCCCTAACATCAAAAAGTCAGAATCTTCCCAAGCCTTACCTTCAGACAACTCAACGTAGATAACAGACCCTTTAACAACTAAAATATACTCAGTAAACTCTTCGTGAAAATGAAATCCTCGTTTACTGGTTTTATTTGTAACTATGTAATTAAATTCCAGTATAGCTTCTTTTGGAACATACGTAAATATCCCTCCTCTACCATCTAACACTGTGTTCAAATTAGAAGTAGGAACAACTTTGTACATCTTCATGTTAATCTGCTCCACTGATCTAGGATGTACAACGAACTCTGAAACAAGTTAATAGCAGGACATTCTACCGAATTTGATCTATAGATAAAATTTTGAAAAACCGCCTCATAAATTGGCAAAGTAGTTCGAGAAAAGGGCCTATCAAAAACAACACCTTTTTCACAATCTATAACTAGATTACTATACTCCAAATGATCGGACGCTGAACAAAACCAGATAGTCTTTCCAGTAGATACCCTAATTAACCCTTTATACCAATCTACCATAGTAACTACTGGTACTCTATTGTCACTGTTATTTAATATACTAGCTGCGGCAACCATAGCCGGATAAACTCCAACTTCAAATATAATATCGTGTCGGCTAAACTTATTTTCAAACTTGTATAAAGCATAACCTACTGAGTTAATCTTTACTATATCATTCCAGTCAGCCGTGTAAAAAGGCTGAAAAACCATCCCTAACTTCACACCATTAGCTCTGGCAGCATTTTTTAGAGAAAGCAGTTGAGTATGATTAGTCACTAACGACTTTTCACACAATACGTTTTTCTTAGCATTCAGAAGTTCTATGCAATATTCGTAATGACTGTCTATAGTAGTACAAACATATACATCTGTAATTAACGAATCTTTAAGTAATTCCTGAAAACTAACAGGAGAAATAACAGAGTCGCCTAGCTTAAAAGGAGTTACATCCCTAGATACGGGTAAATAAGAGTGACCTTGAAATACTTTGTGAATTTTTCTAACAAAATGACTAGACCTAGGAGAAAGCACAGCCCACTTGGTATCTAAAAAGTCAATCATGTGGAGTCTCCAAGGTCCAACAGATTGGATCGACCTGAACTCTCAAACTCTACTACTAATTTCTTAACGTATTCCGAAATCTTTTCTGTAGTTCCCAATCTATTTAAGGTAGGAATCTCCAATACAGTTCCTTTTAAGGTAACTGGATATAATTCCCAATACTCTTGAACTACAGTCTTAACTAAACGATTTCCAATAAACTTGGAAAACGCAGACTTCTTAAAGTCTTCCTGAAAAGATGAAAATACTGCAAAACTAGACCACTTCAAAACCTTAAACTTGATTAGTTCAGACACAAAATGTAGAGGTTCCAAAACTTTTAACCTAATCTGCTCTGAAGCTTGGGCCGCCGGCCACGACTTCGATCCTGTTCTATAAGGATCAGATAAATCCATAAAACCGTCAAATCTAGTCTTACTTTTTAAGCATTCCGAGATAAACCTGTATAAGGAACTAGGGTCTTCGTAAGACCCTATTTTTATCTTTGATGCGTTTTTACAAGTTGGAACTCTACCATTCCCCAATAAGTGAACATCTACTCCAGCTTCTGTTAGAAGAGAGTAAACAGCGTTGACTACGCTAGAAGGAGTATAAGTAATCAAGACTACCATTAAAGACCGTCCTTACTAAAAAACGCAAGTTTCAATTCTTGGATAGCGTCAGGATTTTTAACGACTATCCACTGTCGAATTTTATTGAGTTTAGGTATAACCTCATTTACGAAATACTGCTCAACCGCTGGAGAGGTCAACTCACTTAAATAATATCCACTATTTAGTTTAATTTGTGACTTTTGCCATCTCCAGAAAACACCTTTGTCATAAGGAGCATAATTACTTTTAAGCATACCTTCATGCAGAAACACTCCCCAACCCATTACTTCAGAGTCAAGCTCAATAGGCCCTTTATTGTTCCTAAGAAAGATATTCAAACACGTTTTTCCTAAAAACGTGTGAGTGTCTAAGGCTGACGAGATAAGAAAATCGTCTAGAAAATAGTTATCAAGTCCAACCGATTGGATTGGAGATTCTTGATAATTGTCTTTCGTAAAGAAGAAGGGGCTACCAATTCCGAACTTGGAATGGTCCCACGAAAGACTTCTTTGAGCTAATTCGATAGTCCAATCGTAATTTAGCTCACCTATTCCGTAATCCCATATATCGTAGGCTAGTAAATCTCTAGAATCATACCTTTCTTTGAGATCAACTAAACTAGTATACTTAGTAGGGGAAAACGCAAACTTAACTCGTTCAGCGGTGATTCCGTACTTACTTAAAAGAATCTCAGAAATTACTTGAGAATCGTTAGTTTTTTGTCCCTCTGACATACTTACAATGAGAGGAATTAACTTACTGAAGTCTCTATAACCGTCTCTGTATAAGTAGAACAGTTTAAGAGCTTCAAAATTTCGTCCACAATCTTCGTATAAAATTGTCCAAAGTCTAGAGAAAAGTCTGTAATTATCCTGACTCCAGGCAACTCTAGCCCACTTTATAGCGTGATCGGTTAGACCACGCCTTACGCACTTTTGTAGTGCGGATACTCCAGTGTAATACAAATTCTTATTCATCAAATCCTCCCAGTCCCACCATTATACCAAGTATTTTCTAGAAAGTCAATTTCTAGATTATGTTTTTGGTAGGTAGGTACAGCGAAGATTTTGGAGACTCGCTTGGACTTTCGGATAAACAAATTTCTTGCAATTCTTCCTTAAGCTTAAGTACATCAGACTCCTCTAAAGGCATCTTAGCGAGAAGAATTTTCAGAAGAAGTTTTGTTATTTCGAGTTCTCCCTTAAGCTCCACGAGTTTCTTGTAGAAAGAGTCAAATAACTCCGCTAATGAGTTAGGCTCGATTAAAGGTATTCCAATCGGTTGGACTGAGAATACCTTTAATGGAGGATTGTTAGCAGGAGCTTTTTGGTAAGCCTCTACTACTGCGTTAATTAAACCTAGGACTTCTTTATCAGGCGTCGTGACCGTCGAATGGATGGGTATTGTCTTCATTATCGACTTTCTCATTCTTTTCTTGGGAATTGGCAAACGATTCAACTTGAGCTTTTATCTTTTCATAACTCTTAGTTAATTGTTCCAAGGCAGTCTTGTAGTCATTCTCTACTTTTTCTAACGCACAGCTCAAAACTTGTTGAAAGTAGTGATTAGCCTTTTTCTTATCTTCTTCGTACTGAGTTTCTAGCTTTTTACAGCCAGCCTCGTAGTTTAGCTTAAGGTTTTTTAACTTAGTTTCAAACAAGGGATTCATTTACACACCTTCTTTCGAGTTTATTGAATTCGTCTAACTTCCTGTTGTAAATCTCCTCTCTATCTACCTGAGCACCTGCAAACACCTTGATTGCAAAGCTAGAATTTTTTCTAGCTTCCAGCTTAGCGTAGATTTTGAAAGTAATTGGATCATACACTACTAAGCCTTCGTGAGGCTTTCTATTTACTATCCACCAGCCAGCCATTGTATTGTCCAATCAGTTGGAGAATTCTTCTAAACACTCCGTAACATTGGGCAACACCTTAGTAAGGTCAACCCCTTGCTCCGCAAATTTGTTACAAGCTTCGATATACTTAGTGCGAAGTTGGGCAACACTAAGTCGTAAAATCTCGTTAGCTTCAACATACTTACCACTAGGGTCATTAGTATGTTTCTTAATCATGCTTTCCAGCAATTCGACTTGCTGTTTGAAGTGTCTCAGTCTATTGTTGAGAGACGCAAGCGTATCACCCTTAACCTTATCCATAGTAGGGTGAACGGATTTGAGAGCCTCTTTCCTCTTTTTCACTTCCGACATGGCTACCATAACGCCAATGATATAATCCTCCAAAGTAGGATGAATCCTAATAGCCAAATCAGCTTCCAGTTTCATTTCCTTATCTTTGAACTTTTCCAGCATTTCTTTAAGAGTGGCCGGATCAGTAGGAAGCTCGGTAAACTTAGCCATTTGATTACCTCCTAAAAAGGAATAATGCTGCTAGTAGTGGAGAGCGATTTAGCTACGGATTCTTGAGGAGTTTCAAAACTTGTTCCCTTGAGCAAATGCTTAAGGTTAGTCAAAACAAATTTCTTATATCCTCTAAGAACACCAGCCTGCTTATCAGTAATATAACCTTTCCTATCGTACCATTGTACGATACTCTCTACAATGTCTTTTGAAGGCTTAGTTGCAGCCCTAGCTGCATTAACCTTGGGCAGCAACTGCTTTACAGTGGAAACAAGTTCCACGAAATCCTCTTTAACCGAAGGATCGGCTTTCTTAGCAGTTTGCAAATCTTCCTTGGTAATCCAACCTTTCCCTATCTCTATGCCACCTAACGTAATTGCAGGGTCAGGCTTTGGAGGTACAACAAAGACGCCCCTATCTTTCAAAGCCTGGGCAGCACCACAGTTTGTACAAACTTCCAACCTTTCAATGCCTCTCGAACCCCGTACCTCTAAGATAACCCCCGGAGTTTCAGAAGGCTGCTGACAGAACACACAAATCTCAATGTTTACAGGCTGACTGTAAATCATTGGAGAGTATTCTTTTTTAGATAACTCCAAGACAGCATCTTCATCATACATTGTGACCACCTATGCTAAGTGGACTTGTGCTTCATCCAAACTTCTAATAATGACGGGGATGTTCCACTCCATCCATGCGTAATCATCGCTAAATTTCTTAACGATTTTGTTGTACGCAACGGGATTCTTCCTAGCATCCCATTTCAACACTTTGTACGAAGTAGATAGGTTGACCAAACTTCTGTAAGCTGCAAAGTTTGTTTGCATCTTGTCAAAGTAGTCTTCCCCATCCACTATGATACCGTAAGGATTTAAGTCATCTCTGTAAAAGATGACACTATGTTCCTTAAAAAAGGTCTCCACTTTTTTAGGTAATGGACCCAGAGGGCCTAACTTAAACGGATTTTCAGGTAATAACAGCTTTCGCAGATTACCTGATAAAGGTTGTAAGGAGTACAACCTTGCTACTATTTTTCCCATTCAAACAACGCCTTTGCAACAAGCGTTCCGGTTCTAGTGTAAGCCACCAGCTTAACAGCCGACAGCTTCATCTTAGATTCGTCCTTAAAGAGGACGTAGAGCTTTCGGTGGTCCTCTTTAGAAATAAGAACCACTGGAGCTTTCGGATTCTGGCTAAGATACCAGCCCGTGCATTCTTCGTCGATAGCCATTCTGACGAAGAGCACCGGCTCATCAGGAGGACCGTCGGCTTCAATAGGAACGTATCCCCAATCCTTAGCGTAGATAACGTCTCCAACCTGAGGAGGGTTATCCCGAAGATCGTAAAACTTATCCATGTCTTGAAAAATCACGTTAGACATACTAAGTCCCTTCCGAGTAAGATTTAGACTCGATACTAACACCGTTGAACATTAAGTCTAGTTGTTTCTTGAGAGCGGACCTTTGATCGTTGTACGAGATTATATCCTTCGACAACTCTGCATACTGATTATCGTACACAGCTTGACGAATTAAGTCTTCCGTACGCCATAACGTAGCATTAACTTCGTACAGGCGAGACTTAAGGATTAAGTACTGATCGAAGTTTGCAGGAGACAAGTTTTCCACCGCCTCCTTTTCCGCAGCTAAGCATTCTTGATAATGCCTAGTTCTGTTAATCTTTGAATCGTTTTTTATCTTCAGTTCGAGAATAACGATCCGGTCGATCAGCTCACCGAATCCAATCTCGATTTCAATTTTCATTTAACTATTCCCGCTGGAAGTTCGATGCAAAAATCCAAGTGATTGGAGTTTGCTAGAGTCTTTAGCTGTTCGTACAATTCCTTAATAGCAACCTCCAAGGTCTTCATTTCATTTTTCAGAGAAAGCGTGAAAGCTTTGTCTTTGTCAGTCATCTTGTACACTTTTCGTTTCATAATCTCCACGTTTTTGTGGAGTAGTGTACTTCTAGCGATTCGATACTTGTTTGATAACTCTTTGAGTTTCGTTTTAAGTGCCACGAACTCAGAGTTATCAAGCAACGCCAAGGCAGCTTCCAGTTGCTTGATTTTTTCTTTGGTTGTTAGCAACCTCTCAAAGAGTACATCGTCACTAAACTTGTTTAAGACACCAACCCTTTCAAGTGTAGAGTAGTGTCTGTGTTCTTTTTCTACCCGCTTACCATGCCAGTTGATTCTATCTTCAAGAGACCACTCATCCCAATTCCTAGGCAACTTCATGTCTTCAATCCTTGTTAGATTGAACGTTTATCCAATCGCTTGGAGAGCCATTAAGACGGCACGCATCTTAAGGACTCCATTCAGTGCTGTATGTACCTTTTCAGGTTCTATCCCAAAAGTCTTACAAGCTGTTTCTAATGAGTAGGAGTGTATTTGCCACCCCCTACTTGCCGCTGTATGATAAAATACACCAGCGGCATCTATCGGAGGACGCTTGAAGATAAAAGGCTCTCTTATCCTCAAGCACTCATTAGACATGCAACTAATATCAAAAGACACGTTCCACCCGACAAGCCGAATTTTACCATAATCACTTAGTTTGTACAATAGGGGTACTACATTTTTCCAAGGTTCAGCACTTTCCACAGTTTCCGCAGTTATACCGTTTAACTGCTCTGTGAAATGCGTGATACCCGACAAATCGTCGGGTTTAACATACCTCTCAAGTGTATCTAAGACTTCCATAGTCTTAGAACGCACTTTTATCGCACCTATTTGAAGGATTCTTGGAAAAGAACCCTTTGCTGCTTCTTCATAAATATCTGTGGTTTCTGTATCAACTAAAACTACCGTATCTTCGTTGAATATGTTCATCGTTTCCTTTTATACGCAATGAATGCCAGACGAACTTCTTCTTCGTTAGTCGGATCAAGCATGACTAACTCAGGAGCAGTCTTATGACTAAACTCCATAAGACCCATTCTAGGAACCGTGTACTTCTCCGCACATTCAACACAATACTTAGTGGAGGGCAGAATTTCCAAACGTTCTTCGGGAATCACCACCCCGCAATCATTACAGAGCTTGCACACTCTTTTGATACTCCATGTTAGAGTAAATGATCGTCGATACCGGCAATTATACCGAGTTTCTCCATAAAAGTCAAATAAAAATTCTCGGCATACGTTGCCGAGAATAAGAGAAATCCTTTTCTCAAGGTTGAACTTAGTCTTTGTTCAACAGGTCAATGATCTTGTTAAGAACAAAGTCAATGATCTCCATAACAAGCTTGAAAATCTCAGACCAATCAGCCGATCCTTGAAGATTTTCAAGCACCTTTTCCTTAAGAGCAGCAGTATCGTCACCGTCTTCATAAAGCTCGACAGCAGAGCGAAGAATCGCCAAACGAGCCTTACGACGAGCCTTACGGCGTTCGAGAATAGAGGCCATTCTATAACTCCTTGATACTTCCAACCGATTGGACTACCTATCTACGTCGATAGGTACGACTAGGAGTGGGGCACCTACCTCCTGGACAATTACTTCTATAAGTAATTGTCGGAAGAGTTTGCACCACTACTGGAGTAGTTACTGAAGACGCAACTACTTTAACAGTTGAAGGCTTGAGATCAGACGCAGAGAAAGTTCCTTCGTGGTTAGCGTTGTGAATAGCTTCCAAGAAAGACTTATCTAAGGTCTGAAGTATAGCTCTGTCGAAGTAATGAGGAGCACCGGCTAAGTGGTTAATCAAGTATTCTCTAGATACTTGACTAGGGCTAATGCCGTTTATAGTCCATCTAGACCTAAAAGAAGGCTTAGTAAGAACTACAGACTTAGCTGTAGGTGCTGGAGACGCAGCGACTACCGTCTTAGCTACGACTGGCTTGGCTGCAACTGGTTTAGAAGAATCTTGAAAAACTGAAATAGCGGCATAGCTATCCAGTTCATCCCGATCCTCAAAAATTGCTATAGGATCAGAACCTACAGCAACAACTGACAACAGTAAAGCTATCACAGCAATACCTGTTCACTTAAGGGAGTTAGACCGTTAAGCCCTACTAAGGCATAAGTAGCCCGCTGCTTAACGATTGCGTTACAAGCATCTTCGTCTAACCAAACCGAACCTTCTGGCATATCATCAGGATACTTACCGCCAGTTCCCCACTGCGGTCCCCATGAGTTTACATACAAAAGACCGAATGGATTGTACCTCACTGCTAAAAAGCAAGTACAGTGACCCCCTCCTGAGCGTAGGGAACTGAAGCCTTTAGCATTTCGTTTTCCAGTAGGAATCAAGTTGCAACAATTAGCTACTGGAATACCGTTTTCAATAGCTTTTCCTACAGCCCTGGCACTAGAGATCAAGGGAGTCTCTGTAACAGGGCGAACCTTAGCAAGTTTTTCTTTATCCGTCGGAACACCCTTAGGACTACGAGTCCAATTGATTGCATTAACCTCGTCTTTCGTATAATCCGTATCAGCTAAACCCTGTTCAGATTGAACCATTACCCCCCAATTAGTCAACCACTTGTTAGCCCAGACACCCGTACTACCGTCCCACTTACCAGGACGATTAGCCACGTCAACTCGACTACCAGCATAGATAGAGCTTACAGCCGCGTGTCCAGGACACTTACCTAATCCCAATACTTCGTTAATACACATGAGAACAGTGGCAGCTTTAGCGTAACCTTGACCTACGCAAGTACCTCTACGTTGATAGTTAGGCCACCACTTACCAAACTTTTGAACGAAAAACCTGTAAAGAAACGTTTCTTTATCAGGCATATCCATTAAATACCAAGCCGCTGATTCAAACAGCGGCATCTGAGAAGCGGCTAAGAAGGCAGGCTGCTCTACTTTTTCCAGAGCAGAATCCCAACCCTTTACCTCATTATCGTAATACTGATCCATTACTGATTTACGAGGCATGTCTTAACCGCACTTTCGAGAAAAGGAACAGAATCGTTTACTTAGAGAGTCCGTCAGCTATAGCAATGTAGGCTTCGGCCCATTGCTTAGCAGTAGCTAATTTTCCATTAGCTACAAGAGTCTTCAACTCTTCGGCTAATTGAGTACGCACTGGACCCCAAGCTAAGTAGGAGTCCAAGCCTACGGCTTTCCGCGACTCCTCAACAATAGCTTTAGCAAACTCGTCTAGACTTGTGAAAGTCTCAGACATAGCCGCCGCGTTTCTGTAAACAAGGGCCAGAGCTTGAGCTTCCTGGGCCGGACGACCGCTAGCCTTAAAAGCCTCAGAAGCTTTCTTGGTCAAAGAGTCCAATTGATTGGAGGGAACTACCGGAGTCACCGGAGTCACCGGAGTCACCGGAGTCACCGGAGTCACCGGACCAATGACTACTTCTTGATACTCCGTAACAATTTCCCTCTTCTCGAAATCAGTCCAACTAACGTCGATTGAATAAGTACCAGGAGCACCTATAACGACGAACTTTTTCAGTTCGTCGTTACTCTCTAACTGATAAACTTTAACCCCCTTTCGGGGGTAAACTAAAACCGTTACGCCTTGCTTAGGCAGCTTTTTCGCATCCAGTCCTGAAGTAGGAACTGAAATTTCAGCTACCGGAAGGTCTGAATCTACTTTCACAGTAAATTCAGCGTTTACTGTGCTCGCTAATAACGCAAGCAACCCAAGAACCCAGAATTTTCGCATCTCATTAGTCCTTTTTATCTAGAGACTTCATCTTCAAAACCGTTCTACTGGCTTGATAGCCGAGTACAGATAATACGGCAAGAGTAGCACTTAAAATCTTAGTTACAATGGTAACGTCATCAAAAATACCTGCTGCAATAACGGCTGAAACTACTGTTCCAGCCAGGGTAAGCCAAAACTCCGAAGTCTTCCAACCGGGAGTGTGAGGATTCATTTTTAACTCCAATTGATTGGAGAGGCTTACTTACTTCAAACTCTTTAATTATACCAAGTATCTACAAACTTGTCAAGCGTTACTATCGTTAATTCTTTGTAAAGCTGCCTTCTTAATCTGATTCCTATAATCAAAGTCAGCACTACCTACTCCACCAGTAGAGGGTAGTCTGTAACAAAAACCTGATAACATAACTTCTCTCAAATCTGAATACAAAGACTTAAACTTAGGAGTATGGTACATCCACGGACCTGGAATACCCCATCTTTGTAGTAATTCTACTTTAGAGCCACTTCCAAACAAACAAGACTCATCAAAGCATGGCTCTACAGCATTAGAAAAAGCAACTTGAGGTTCAATTAAACCTACTCTAACATAACCGTCTAAACCAGTACTTTCCTCCTTAATAACTACATATTTTTCATCATCAACGTGCTTAAAATTACGCAGCCTAACCATAGGAATTAAAAAACGATCCTCACTAGGAAACTTGTAAAAGTTCTCTTGAATACCGTCCCAAGCTAAGTAACTCAAGTAAACAAACTCGTCAAAAATTAACTTATAATCTGATCCAAAATCTGTAGCTAACGCTAAATTCCTACAGTGATTGATGTTCTGAGGATTACCGTTCTTAACTTCAATAAACTTATGACCAAATTCTTTGAGAGACGCTAGAATAATTTTTCTAGTATCTTTCACTAAATTATTCAGTATCCAAATTTTTGTAACTCCTAGAAAATCGGGTTCGTCTTTCAAAATAGTAAGCAACGCCGAAGTGCTATCTGTAGACTGATGATAACCAGGAATAGGATCGCTGATTATACGAATCAAAGAGACTTTATACATACTCTCCCTTTAACAATTCGTAGTACTTTTTGAGCATCTCCGCCCCACCCATGTACTTGTAATCTTCGTCTTCGTAATGTCCTCTAAACGTGTGAGGTCTAAATAAAGAACCAGCACAGTCAAACGGAGCTACCTGCCCCGGCCAAGCCTCAACGCTCCATCTTCCTCTATACTTAGTGTTAAAGTTTCTTTCCATTAACCTATCATCATTCATCCAGAAAAAAGTACCTGAGTACTCCCAAGGAACAGTGTTTCCGCCTATAGTTCTTGCAATTTCTATAGTATGATCTGAGTCAACAGTTCTATCGTAACTTTGAGTTAATAAAGTACCAGCAAAACAATTTCCTTCGAGAATAGAGTGAACTACCTTGGGATTCGCTAAACTAAACTGATATAACCAATCTGTCCACAAGGACACGTGAGGACAGGCTTCCCTACTTACGCCTTTAGAATGACAAAAGAAAGTATAACCTCCATCCGATTGGAGTCTTGGAAGCATCTTATCAAAAAAGTGAACAGTTTCTCTAGAATCATTGTTGTCAACATCTTCTATAACTAATCTTTGAGTATCAACGCCAGCTAAATAAAATGAGTCTTGAATACTTCTACGTAACCAATCTTTAGGTAGTAAATTCTTACCAGACGCCAAAGTAACAAACAACTCACCGTCAAAAATATCTACATACTTAGGAAGCTCCAACAAGTTAAAGTTTAACATGAACGACTCAATTCCAGCTATGTGATACCATAAATTCATAACTGGAAGTAGAGGCTTCTTAGAAACGTCTTTAGGACCATTCCCTAGTTTAATTCCTATACAAAAGCTGCCCGATCCAGCATTATCAGCTACTTGTAGTAACTTAACAGGTTGATTATTTTTAGCTAGTTCTTCGATAGCTGGAAGAATGTTATCTCCGTAAAGAAGAAATAATCCCTTATTTGCTAAAAAAGGGAACAACTTGTTAATAGTGGTAGGTTCCTGTAAATTAAGAACAACGAAACTATAAGGACCGTTACTTTCTATAAAGTTATAGCTAAGTTTTGTAGAGTAGTTTGCGTGAGGAACTACTGATCTGTGATATTTACCAACTACAGTTATCTTATTGAAGTTAAAGAAATCATCAAGAAGACGCAAAACTCCCCCACGACCAACCTCTAAAGCTGCCCCACTAGGAGGATTTTTTAATAAAGCCTCGATAATTAAAACTAAAGAATCGACATGACAATCTAAGAAATATCCGCAATCTCCATACAAACCCCCATGCTGGTCCAAATTCTTTGAACCAGCTAAGTAAACGTGTCTCTTAATCGAGGAATGAGTTAGCTTATTCATAGAAGCTTTTGTGTCCAAGTGATTGGAGTCGTCTCGTCAGTGATTTCTAGTTCTCTGTTATAAGTAAAGCTAATATCCCCGCACGCCTTAACAAAGGCTACAGTATCCTTTATGGAATCTTTCAAATCTTTTTTAGGTGCATAGTTAAACTCTTTTCGTATTTTATCACTAGAGCAGTACGCATACTTAACCTCTAGGGGCCTATCATTCACGTAAATTGGATCAAGCTGAACTTCACAAGCCTCCATTACCATTTTAGCTAGATCATTTATGCTTATATCGTTCCCATCTGGACCAATGTTATAAACTTCTCCAATAGAAGGAATAGGATGAGTTAAAAGCTCCTCAAAGATAAACAACACGTCTTCAATAGGAGAGAAGCACCTACGCTGTTCTCCATCTCCATAAATTATAGGAGGTAATCCACGTAAAACTCTGTTAATGAAAATAGAGATAACATTTCTGTAGGGGTCTCTAAAGTTCTGCCTTGGACCCACTATGTTATGAGGAACCACAGTGACCAGTTCCATTTCATATTTTTCTGCCAAAATCTCTAAGGTTTGCTCTGCTGCATACTTAGCCATTCCATACGGATCGGCTGGAGTAATTATGTCATTCTCCATAAAAGGTAAAGTTCCTCTACCATACCTAGCCATAGAGGAACAATTGATAAACCTTTTTACTTTATTTACAACGGCTGCTGTCATCACTGAAACTGATCCGTAATATACTGACCCTGTAACAAAACAAGGACTAAACACAGACAGCCCCTCATAGGGGGCTGCTGCTGCATGAACTACCACATCCATTCCATTACAAACGTGCTTCATGGATTCCAAGTCACAAATATCTGAAGTTATAAACTTACAACGTTTGCTAACTAATTCGTAATTTTCTTTCAAACCTCCACAAAAATTATCAACGGCCACTACTTCGTGACCCATATCTACATAACGAGAAATAAGCCAGCTTCCTAAGAAACCCGCTCCGCCGGTAACTAAGATTTTCATGTCATTCTCGGCAAGGTTTTTCCGTAATACCTACCATCACTAGGAAGTGTTACCTTCTTGTAGTGATACACAAAAGAGTTGCACGCTATCACAGACTTAAAGCCAACTGATCTGGCCCTAAGCTGGAACTCATCTTCATTTTTATAGTTACGGTTTTCTGGATGAAACCATCTACCAACTTTAATTAAACATTCTTGCGAAATTAAAAACGCAAACCCATTAACAAATTGAACTACTGAAAACAGGTCATGCTGGTTACAATCTAAGAATCTTTGAATATCATTCGCATTTTCTGGATCATTTACATAATCTTGAGTAAAAGAACCATAATTTAGAATATCTTGCTTTAGTTGATGCCCTGGTTGGTTAGTTAGTGGTCCCACTAAACCGGCATCTGATTTTCTTAAAACGTCCAACCAATTGGACAACCAGTTTCTTTGTAAAATTATGTCATCGTTAAGTAAAACTACTGGAGAGTTAATATCTTGACAATTAGCTAACGCATTATTCCAACTAAAAGTAACTCCACAATTACACTCGTGTTGAATGTATCTAATTTCAAAATCTTCGGCTGTTTCATACACCCAGTCTTTTAACGATGTTAGATTTTTACCTGAGTCATCTACTATTCCTAAAATAATATCATTAGGATTAGTATTTCTAACTAATGATAAAATAGCTTTCTTAAAGTAGCTTACTTGACCACCTGTTATGACCCAAACCGGAGTTTTTTCCATTCTATTCCTCGTCTAAGTCAGGACGAAACCGCACTATACGACCTAATCGAGGTAGTTCCTTAATACCGTGATCTTGGTAAATTATTTCAACGTGCTTTCCTAGATAACGGTGCCTATTTTTCCAAGTAATCCCTAGTTCAACGCCTTTCGCAACACCTACACCCACTATTCTACCATCTTTTAATTTTACGTCAATAGACCCTATCCCTTCAACCAGTTCTCTAGTATCTTGTTTATGAGAACGCTTAAGATAACCCATCTCGTCAGTTTCTCGTTCACCAAACATAACTGAAGATTTCATAGCAGTGGCTTGCTTAAAATCAAATATAGTTGCATCAACTGTTGCCCATTGCTTAAACTTAAACATCAGTCCTTGCTTTAACGTAGCTCTACCGTGTTTATAGTTACCTAGAGCATACTTTAATACTGATCCCTCATAACCTTGAGCTAAGTATTCAAAATGAAATTTTCTTGCAACCTCAACATCGTTACACCGAATCTGACTAACATAAAATAACTGCTTTTCATAAACAGACGAATCTTTAAATTTAGCAACAGTCGCTTCCGCTTGCTTAGTTCTAAACAAAAACGGCTGATCTGTTTCTTGATACCAGTCTCCTAAAGGCATACAGTCCAGTACACCGATTTTTAACTTACTTACTGCAATAGGATTTGCTATTGCAGACATAATCTCGTTAAAAGCCAGAGTCTCGGACCAAATTTCCCCGTCTAAGATTAAACCACGCTCCGCGGCAAACTTAGCCACAGGAGCAAACCACTTCTGGGCCGGCTCCGCCAGTTTTTTATGAAAACGAGAATAAAGACTGCCACCCATAACCTTCACTCTCATACCGTCCATCTTAGGACTAATAAAGAGAGGAAACTTGAAATGGGGACAGTTCCAATCAATCTGCTCGTTTGGAGCAAGCATTACGTTAGGCTCAGCCATTACAAAGGCTCCACGTCTGTAAAATAGGAGGCGATTAACTCTTGATTAGTAAACACGTTACCTGTTGCTTGGGTTATGAAACGCAACAGCTTGACTAATTCCTCTGAAGTATTGAATTCAGGGTCTTTGTACTGAATTTGATAAACTACCTCATAAACTCTTAAGATAGACCCTGATTCAAAAGAAGATTCAACTTGAAAACCCTTGCTTAGAAGCTCCTCCGCTCTTTTGTCACTTAAGGACCAATTAACGTACCTACTACGTTCTGTCACAGAGCACGCAGTAAGCTTACTTAATACTTGTTTAACTGGGTCAGTGTAGTCTAATACAGACTGCCAACTACGCAGCTTAACCCGCATAGTTAGTTCCAAACGATTGGAGGTATCACTCGGTGCGAACATTTAATATCTCCATAGCCTTTAGATATTGTTTCGAGCTTAAGGTTCCTCCGAGTCTTTTGATGGCAATTAGATTATCTACAAAATCTAACTCCCATCGAGTCAAGACTCCCTTATTTTTTAATTCTTTCAACTCTTCTAACAAACGTTCGTCGTCAGTCATTGAGGAACCTCGTTAATCTCGGCGGTCAGTTCCGGCATAGTAAATCTACTAGCGGACCACACAGGTAGTTTATGAACTACCAACTCCATAGTGGAAGAGGGATTTAGCTTGGCTCTAAGGAGCAGCTTAAACCTAGGAGTTCCTTGAGAGGTTTTTCCGAGAAAAGTAATCTTATCAATTACTCCTCTAAAGTACCCGTTGTAGGAATATTTAACTCTGACCTCCATCCCAAGAGCCGCTTTGGCAAGCTTAGTCTGATTAACCGACATTCTCATTTAACACACCCTTTACAGCTTCCAAGTAATCCAACAATACTTTTTGCTGAATTACGTTTAGGTTAATTACTACGCTTAATGCTAAACTGTACGCATTAAGTCCGTCGATTTGAGCCTGCTCTAGATCAGGTTGGTTTAATAGAACTTGAACTTTCTTATGTATGGTTTGCATAAGAAGTAGTTCATTGACTCCAACCGATTGGACGTTGTTTTCTACTAACTTAACCATAGCAGCTTGTAAAGGCTGCGACATAACAATATCTGACTTAGGAATTGCCATTTTTCAAACTCCGCAGTATATCTTTGGCAACTTTTAAGTTTGATTGTTCTAATATAGGCAGTGCCATTTTTTTAGCGTACTCATCCCACCAGTCCGGTTTTTGCCTAGTTGTCCATACAGCTAAGTGCTTTTTACCACCCACGTAGTATTGTCTATATGCAACTACAGGATCAGGATTCTTGTATCTATCTGGCATCGCTAAAGCAGGTTTAGTTAAACCTAAATCTACATCAAAGTAACACTCTAAAGACTCAATCAACATCCACGATAAATGAGGCTCACTATCGTATCTCCAAATGCACTCAGAGTTAAGTTCTTTGGCTAGTTGCTTAACCCATAACCAGTTAGACTTAGATTCGGCTACCCACTTAGTACAAGGATGATTTAAGTGTCTTTTTGAAAAATATGGACCTGGTTTTCCATGTCTTTCATTAGCTAAAGATAATAAGACTGCTGACTCATATATCATTCTGGCTACATGCCAGTCGTTGTGAAATTCAGCGGCTAGCTTAGGATCACGGTCTAGAAAGAATACGTTCATCTACCTTCTCTCAGAAAACTCATAATTAAATCGTTATACTTTACAGGCCAATCGTGCCCAGAATCTTCTACAATTATAGAATGAGTGGCACACTTGCACTGTTTAAGATAATCTAGATATACTTTAGATTTTTTTCTCAAGATACTTTCTTTTTCACCCACTGATACGAAAAAATTAAGTAACTTTGAAAAAATTTCTAATGACTTGTTTATTGGAGGAGTTGAGGCTAACAAACCTCCATCAATTACAAGATAGCTAGTAGAGAGTAATCTCAATACTAACCTAGCACCGTCAGAAAAACCCGAAATAAACAACTTACTACTGTTATCAGTTTTAACTTCCAACAGTAAAGACCTAATATAATAAGCATTTTTATCAAATCTCCAATTTTTTCTTTTTCCTGCTTCTGGAAAAACGAGAAAAGAGTCTTCGGCGAAATTTCCAATAAATTGGACAAATGGGAGTCCTAACCTTCCAGGTAGATGATTAGGTTTATCTACTGATTGACCATACCCGTGTAAAACAATATGTATATCCTTACCGGGGAGTTTTTCGCCCTTAGTCCAATATCTTCTTTTTGAACCAGAGCTAAAACATTCAGTCAACATTTTAAGTCTTTTTCAAAAACAAAAAATCTAGAAGCATCCACGCCACTAGATGTAATTATATCAGATTTTACTTACCAAGTCAAATTCAAGCGAAGATAGTAAACCACAAAGCTTGAATGAGCCAGACTAAGCCTGCACTCCAAACTACTACTAACGCCAAAGATGATGCTCCACGAAACGAATGGAAGAAAGCCCTAACTTTAGGAGACATAATACTAACTCCTTAAACAGAGAAGCCCTTCCTGGAAACCCAAGAGGGCTGTCGGAGTTAGCAGATTACTAGATAGTCCTTTCTAGTCTCTTATCTGCGAAACCCTGGCAGTCCATCTATCAAAAAAAGTCCAGTTAATTGGACTTTATTGATTCTAAGTACGCAAGCATTCTACGCATCACTTCAGCGTTGTTTGCTATGATTGCTGACATATTTTTAACATCCTGCTGATGCTCAGTAGTGATATAAAACTCCAACTTCTCCACTTTTTGAGCTAGTTTTTCTTCACGCTTAAGAGAATTTTCATCATTATAACGTTGAAGTCTTTCAACTCGTTCTAACGTAGCATCGTATCTAGATTCTTGAATTGAATTTTGCTGATAAAAGAACCACACAAATACGGGGATTAAGACTACTACTACTCCGTAATTTAGAAATATCTGAACCAACTCTTTCAGAGGAATATCACTTACTTGTGAAATGACAGCGGGGGCAACACCCGCAGCGACTCCCGCCGCCACGGCTGCTACCCCCAACTTAGATACGCTTTTTTTAACCTCTTCGGCTTTCGGTTCCTCTTCCACAATACTTCTTTCTAAGTAGTGTCTCTTGGAACCTCCTCATTCTACCATATTTATTGGACTTGTCAAGACTCTAAATCGGATTTAGAAGTCCGGTTCCTTTTTGCTCGGATCGTTATACGACCCGTATCCGAATCTAGCAATATCGTATCCCCCATCATCTACTGCAAGAATTGCGTACAACAACCTTGACGCAAATTCTAACGTGACACCTTCTAAAAGGTGCCACGGCTTGTAGTCATTTAATAGGCACGCAGATAGAGTGTACGTGCCATCTGTTCCAGGTCTTACATACAAGTAAACCTGACTCCGTGGAACAGCGAGAAGAGTTTTATCTACTCGGATGTAAAGAAAGTCACTCATGTTCCACGGTTTCCTGAATTAGAGGTCTTCGCTAAGAAGAGGGTCATCATCGTCGTCATCTTCTTCGTCGAAGTCCTCGTCCTCTTCTTCCTCTTCCTCGAAGTCCTCGTCTTCGTCATAATCCATGTCATCTTCTTCTTCGTAGTCCTCTTCCTCGAAGTCCTCTTCCTCGAAGTCCTCGTCTTCGTCAGAAGGAGGGGCCGAGCTTAAACGTTCTGAGTCCAAACGAGTGGATTCCAGCAATTCTTCGACCAAGGAATCTTCAACGATCATCTCAAAACTCCTTAGCAGGAACAGGAAACGGACCTAAACAACCTTGACAGTTGAAGTTTTCTTCAACTCGTAACAGATTGTCTTGATAGGCAACGTGTATTTTTTGGTAGAAACCTTCCTATCAAAGGTCATCACTACAAGAGTGTATTTTTGATATAGCTCAATGACTCCAGCATACTTGTTGGAATCAAGCTTAGTACCGTGACTCAAAACTTGATAAGTCAAGCATTGAACATCACCAGGCTCAACTTCATCAGTGTTAAGAACCTTGGGTACGCAAATTACTGCATATCCTACCACAGAGGGAGTGTCATCACTGAAAGGAACAGTGATTCGAGCTTGAACGCCTTTACCATCATAGATAGTCCGACGCATGGTTTTACCTAGAGACTAGGGCTGAGAAAACTCCGATACTAAAGCACCCGAGAAGAAGAAGTACCACTGCAATAGTGTACCTCTTTTCCCGATAATACAGGAACGCAAGCGTGAAGAACACGCTAGAACTTACCAGCAAGATTCCTTTATCGGTCATTGTGAGCTAGTTGTTAAAGGGTGGGAGGCTTTCACGGATTACCTAGGATGCAATGCCACCACAGGTTCTGAGTTCTAGGCATCCGATTAGCGAGCCTCCCAGGTTTACGTCTTCCGACGGCCTATGTTGTAGGTAGTTAGGCAACTACCGGGAACATACTCAGAACCTGAAGTGTCTTTTCAAAGATAAATACGTCCCTAGGAGGGTCGTATTTATCGGAGTATTTCTCAATTTCCAAGCACTTATACCCCATGTGCTTGAGAAATAACTGCATTGGAAGATTTTCTGAATCAATGTTCAGAGTAATCTTAGAAACATTGGAAAACGTAGCTTCGTTTTCCAATGTTTGCAGTAACTCAGTTGCCAACCTCATTCTTCGATAGTTCGGATCAATACCCAAACTATCAATTGTACAAACTAAACTGTTCGTTGTTTCTAGGGAGTAGGTTAAGTAGCCTACCAACTTCGACTCGGTGTGATTTTTGTAGTCAGTGTACAACTCATCAACTACAAAACAACCATAGTCTCCGTTAAGTTGCTCGTAGAATTCTTCAGCCTTCCATTTGTTATGCTCGAAAACTGCATCATCTAATCTACACAGTCCGAGAATATCAGACTTGGTAGGACGACGGATGATGAGTTTGTAATCCTCCACACCACAACTCCTTAGAGAGTCCAAACGATTGGAAGGTAGGCACTTGGGAATCGAACCCAAGCTCTATTGTGGAATTGAAAGTCAGTCCACCACCTAGAACACTCATGGGCGTTTGTAACTACACACATACTTTTCGTTTTCTTTATAAACCCAATGAGCGTCTCGGCCAGATGCTGTTACATTCAACCCTATCAATAGAGGAACCAACCGCCTACGTAACACGTAAAACGTGCTTACCTTTTTCTTGAGTAGTTTTTCAACTACCTGGGGTTTTCCCCATGTCAAGAACAGCCTTTATTTTCACCAGCTTACTGGCGAAGGAAACAAGGCGTTACCCACTTTAGTAACTAGGATGATCCCGTGATCCAGTCGGCTTACTCCGCATTTAAGGTACTCCTAGAATAGAAAGTGATTCCAGAAAGAAGATATAGAAATTGTTACTTCATTTTTCACCGCCTTTCAGAGCACCAGTTAAAATATTGAAACGCCGTGGTGGGCGAAAGCGTCATTTTATCAAGTTTCTTCGGCAGTGTCAAGCAGGTTAATTTCGTAAAGTAAAAATATATCACTAAGAGAAATTTTTAATACTGAGCAAGTACGCATTAGTACGTCGAGAGTAAACTTATTCTTACCATTCTCCATGTAAGACATATGAATTGCCGAAACTCCAATCAATTGGGCTAATTCTTTACTTTTGAGTTTGTTAAGTAGCCTAACTTGTTTCACAGTTTGACCTAGCACTTTGTAATTTACGAATACGTTTGCTAAAGTCTCTGGCATTGTAAACTTCTCCGTGATACGATACCACTACGTTAATAAATTCAAATTCTTGAACAAGATAATAGCTTAAGGTATTTTCAATTTCTTCGAGGTCTTTAGAAATGTAAAAAACGTGTCCTGTGTCTTTATCAACGATTTCATATAAATCTCTACTATTTATAATAAACTCATCAGTCCATGTTTCCAATAAATTTACAAGCTTAATATACCTATCGTCTCTATAATAGAAAGTGTAAGACTCTTTTTCACTTAAAATACTTTCACCTTCTGGTGAATTAAGTAAGGTATCTATAACCTCATCCCAAGAGTTAAAGTTATAAATAAGGTTTCTATTTGCTAGGGAGAACGGTTTCATTTCTTTTTTCCTCTTGTTTCCAAAACTCATCAACGCTTATAACATCGTAAGAATGATACACTAAGTAAAACTCACTTAAATGTGGACCAAAATTTCTTTTTAGGGCATCTTTTACAGTTGCTACGTCTGTATTAGAAACGAGAGTAAATCCTCGGTGTTTTTCAGCTACTTCGTACACGTTTCTTAAATAGAAAATAGATTTATCGTCTAATTGAGACAAGAGCCAACTAAGAAACTTAGAACTACCGTCTCTATAGTAAAATCGGTATTGTGTATAATTTTGCAGAATACGCTCACCTTCTTCAGATTCGAGTAATAAATCTAATAACTCACACCAAGTTTTGAATTTAATTTCAACTTCTCCATTTGAAATACGCAAATACCTCATTTGTACACCTTTACTACGTAGGCATTCCAAATTTCTTGAATTAGCTTTTCGATTATGAACCAACTTCCGCCTGCAAGTCCCGCTCCAAACTTAGGACAATGAATTGTCCAATCGAGTGGAGGAGTAACCTTTTTCATCGCCTGTTCTAAATAACCATAGTCCAGAGGTACTGGATTATACTTTGATCTTAGCCCACGCATAGCAACCATGCTATACACTAAAAGATTTTCGTGAATATTGTATCTATGAGCATCACCTAAACTAGGTTTATCCAATCTAAGTTGTCTTAGAATGTTTGGATACAACCTATTTAGAGTGCCTGCAAAGCCTGCACCCATTACCAGTTTGTCACTAATAACGTGAACAATGCAAACCTTAGACTTACCTTGTATTCCTTGAAATAAGTCTTCTTCAAACAGGTTCATTTAGAAAATCCCTTGCATAAAACACTTTACTACCAATAACGCAAACCGAATATTGCCAAGGTTTGAAGGTTTGTAGGTGCAAAGAAAACTCATCGACACTTAAAAATATCTTATTCATGTAGAGTACATAGCCACCTATAAAAACCTCTACCGCCTTTAATATGTCTGAGTTAATTATATGATGAGCTAAGCTTCTCATATCAACAGCAACAGAGTCTTCAAAAAAAGTAAAACTAATACTAACTAGAATTTTTTCTATAATGACTTCCCTATTATCTTTTTTAAGGGTCATCTTAAGACTACTATCTCCACCCATCTCTACAAAAACACCCTTCGCAAAAGTCTTAGGATATTCAAAGTGATTATCTACTAACTTGTGACAGATACTGTCAGTATTATTGTATATGTAAATAGATTTATCATTCACAGTAAATACTCCAATTCTCTAACAGAGTACGCAGTGCCTTCGATGTAGTAGAAATCTTTACTGTGAACAATACTCTTTTTATTGTATTGTCCAATCAAGTGGAGTGTTAGCTCGTCAATACTGTTAAACTTAGTATCGTTGTACCAGATTCCTGGAGGAATAAGAAACTTGTTGATAGCTTCACAAATGTCATTATTTTGAATAACTTTTCTAGGATCAAGGGCTGCTAATTCATGCCTAAATATCAATCCAGCCTTTTTTCTAGTGTTACTGAAAAAAGCTATCTCTACGGTTTTCTTAGACTGATTACAACTAGTTTGATAGACTAACAATCTTTGATTCTTCCAACAATATGGATAAGGAAGAATGCTAAGATATAAGTCTTCGTCTTTAACGAAAATTACATCAGCAGCAACGCTCTCAACTTTAACAACACCTATAATGTTAAACATTACTTCAACACCTCTTCTAAAGTATACCTTTGACGATCACAGCACCATTCGCCTCTTGCTGGATAATGTACTAATAACTTCTTATTTGATATGTCTAAAATTAACTGATCTACACTATCATATCTATACCCACAATACCAAATACCCTCAGGAATTAAAAACTCATCAATGTACTCTCTTATAGAGCATGAGATTGGGGTCGAGAAGAGGGGCATTGAGCTACCTTCATTATAGAAAGATACGTCAAACACGTTGAAAGTTAAGTCCTTTACAATTACTCTTCTAGTGTAGTCAAAGAAAGTCTCATAGACAATGGTACTTAATTCTCTAAACACATTAGACCTATTGTAAGGCAGTAAAACAAGAGTACGCTCAGAGTCCCGCACTCTTATACTGTAATTTCTAACTGAAATTACCTCTATCATGTTTTCATAAACTCCTCTACATCGTGTGAGATTTTGTCAATGTAAACTTCTCTAGTTAATACAATAAACTCTGATTTTTGTAAGCAGATCAACAACTCATCCATACTCTCGTATTGAACACCTTCGTACCAGATACCATCTGGACGCAAAAAGTTATCTATAGCGTCGAGAATAGATGAGCTTTTGGTTAAACATTCATACGTACAAAAGTTGTTTCTACTTTCAAAGTAGACCTCAACTCGTTCAAGATTATGTTTGAACCTTTGATCGACTACAACATCACGCACTTTTATTATTGGGGATAAAAACTTAACAGTCCTACTGCTCAACCGGATTGAATGGTAAGGCAGTTTGAGTAATTCCTGGTCTCTGTCAATCACAGTTGCACACGACTTTGAAACATCCATTATTGCAATCATGTTTATCCAATCAAATGGAGTGGCCTACTACAACAGTCCAGTCAAAAGAAATCTCGCCTTCGTCATTGTAGTAAGTTAGACAATCAGGTTCTTTGATTAACACTTCATCCAAGGTATCAAAGCTGTGACACTTTGCATCAACGTAAAAGTAGTTTCTTCGGTACAAAAAGCGGTGAACTAATATAAAGTGGTTTCCAAAAAACTTAAGGTCACTAACATCAACGAGCTTGTGATCTTCTTGAAATTGAATCTTTACTCCCCCGGTGACTTCGTAGAGATAAATAAACCTGTTTCCATTGGTAATCTTGTACAATAGACGATCATCGCTAGACCAGATTTCATCGAAATTATCGGGATTCAAAGTAGAAATAAACTTTCCTAAGGAATATCCCTTGACAATTAACATACCATCTTCAGTGTAAGAACGACCGATAGACATACTAAATTCCTTTACCGACACGCCAGTTTTACCTAGAACTTTATAAAAGTCTAGCAATTGGTCAGTGGTTAAACCAATTTTGCTTATAGCACCGATAGCCTTGCTTATATCACCAGCCATGTCGCTCACCTACAACGATAGTCCAGTTGTCGCTTTTAACACCGGCATCATTGTAATACGTGAGATTAGCTGGTTCCCTAATAAGTAACTCATCTAGACTGTCAAAACTATCGCATATTCCTCCGCGATGAATTAGGAAGTAGTTTCTTTTGTACAAAAATCTGTGTGCCATAACTCCATAATTATTCTCAAACTTAGGCACTTTCGAGGAAGGAAAATGCTTACTATTGATAAAGAATGTAATAATTAGGTCAACCTCAGAACGATTGACGATTATTGTTCTATCTTCATACTTAAACTTGTAAAATACATCATCTTCGGAGTGTGCAGTAAGATGAGTGTGCTTAGATTGAATGTTTAACCTATGTATAAGTGAAGTTTCATCTACACAGTTGTAAATAACTAGATGTTGGGGCACGAGAATAATCCTTAATATGGCGGTTTAAGATGTATTGTATCAAGTGTCTTAAGGGTTGTCCAGGGGGGGGAGTCCAATCAATTGGACGCATGGCGGTAGCTATGGGGGATTGGGGTGGGGGTACTATTTACATTGCATTACATTGCATTACGTGGCATTACGTGGCATTACGTGGCATTACGTGGCATTACGTGGCATTACGTGGCATTACGTGGCATTACTATTTTTCCAGAAAAAATAAAAAACACAGCTAAAAATAAAAATAAAAACACATAGCTTGACAGTTGGTGGCAACCCCCCCTAACGGGTGGTCATACCCCCCCACCCCACCGGGGGGATCGTCCCCCGCCAGAGTGGATGATACGTGTACGTACAATAGTTGCAAAATAAAACAAACCCCCCGCATAGGTTATTCACCCATGCGGGGGGCCGCCCGATTAGGGGGTTAAACCGTCGGGGCCGCGTCCGTCGGGGCCGCGTCCGTCGGGGCCGCGTCCGTCGGGGCCGCGTCCGTCGGGGCCGCGTCCGTCGGGGCCGCGTCCGTCGGGGCCGCGTCCGTCGGGGCCGCGTCCGTCGGGGCCGAGTTTTTCCGGTTGCCGCGTCCCCGTTTCCGGGTGGGTTTCGTCGGGGCCGCGTCCGTCGGGGCCGCGTCCGTCGGGGCCGCGTCCATCGGGGCCGTCGGGGCCGTCGGGGCCGCGTCCGTCGGGGCCGTCGGGGCCGTCGGGGCCGTCGGTTTCGTCAGAGCCGTCGTCAAGAGTTTTTTGACGAATTTCGTGGGCAGGGTCGGGGCATATCCCGCGTAGAGAACCGCCCCAGTCGGATCGACGACGGCAAAGAAAATCGCGTCGTACGCGATGTCCACGCCCGCGAGCAGGTTAGCGAAGCCCCCGATTCCCGGACGCAACCGGGGAAGGATAGCCGTTGCCGCGTCCGGGGAGAGACGCACGATCCGACCCCGACGGTATTCCGTGCGTTGCAGGCCCACGCCGTGCCGATTGTCCAACCACACGGCCAGCGGCCCCGACGTACCCCCGGACGCCGGGACGATGTTTTCGGGGGTAGGGACGTAGTGGACGACGTTGTCGTCCATCAAGTCGAGAATCCGGGTCGGAGTGGCATACATGCCAACCGAGGATTCGTTGAGACCCGAAAGGTAAGCGAAATCATGCGGAAAGGTAGCCATTTGCAGAATTCCCGTTCCAGAGTCCAATCGGTTGGAGTTTTGCCGTATGCGGGAGAACCGATCAAACCCCCCGCATATGGTTTCGCGTCAAGAGGGGGGACAGGAACGGTTTCCGTCCCCCGCGTCGTTTCGCCCGAGTTGTCAAAGATCACAATCGAAGTATAAAGCCGAATTCGGCCAAGTCAACCGCCCCGCAAAAGTCGCGACGCAAGTCGTTGCAACATAAGGGTTTGCGTCGATTTTATTTTTTTTCGTGCCGCCCGATAGACAGTTAGTAAATGGGAAAATCCCCCCGGAAGTAGGGCAGTTTTCCGGGCGAGAAGTTGACGCAAACCGTTGCGACATAAGGGATTGCGTCGATCAGGCGTCGATCAGGCGTCGATCCACCCCGCAAATTCCATACCAACGGGGGGTATCCCGATGGGCTTCTCACGCTGCTCACGCTGCTCACACTGCTTTTACTAAATAATTCGCGAGAAATAATCCAGAAATAATTTATTCGTTTTCAAGGAATTCCAGCGGAATAGTTCGGGAGTTTGTTAGATATTCATAGGGAAGGGTTAAAAGAGTACGCAAGAGAGTTTAACAAATTCCATAAGAATAGTTCGGAAGTGTTGTAGAAAGTGTTAAAGAGTTTCGTAAGTATAGTTCAACCGTTTCATAAGAAGTGTTAAAGAGTTTGTTAGAAAGACGCAAAGTGTAAATAAGAAATTCGTCGAAAGGTTTCGACGAATTTCCGAAAACCGATTTAAGAATGCCGTCAAACCGTTTAAGAAATTCCCGCAAACCGTTTAAGAAAGTTGTCGAAAATTCCGTCAAAATGGATGAAGAAGTCCAAACGATTGGACCCAACTCGTTCGGGGGGGTGGTACGTAGTCCAGGGGGTGCGGCAAAATAAGCCACCACAGAGAGGGATGTTGCAAAATGCTGCACCCCCCGAACTGGGGGGCCTACTCTCCCTGCTCTCCCTGCTCTCCCTGCTCTCTCTACTGCTGCTACTGCTGCTGACTCTACTGACTAAAGCTGCTGTCCGCTTTACTTTCTTTCTTTTTAACTCTTACTACTTCTTCTCAATATAGCTTCTTATATTATTTAGCTAGCTCCGTCCCCTTCTCTAACTGCGAACAATAAAACTACTATTACTTCTGCTACTGCCGACAAAACTGTATCTACACACGCTACTAGAGTCACTGTATGCACTACTACTGGCATTCCTATTGCTTGAACTTGAGCTAACTGCACGCAAGCTACCTTTACTGACGGCTTTACTCTCCCTACTCTCTCCTCTCTCCCTGCTCTCTACTACTCTCTCTGCTGCTAACTTGGAAATTTCCTGTCCGATTTGAGCCTTTCCTCTTCCTTGTCTAATTCTCTCATCTTTTATCCATTTTTCAACAAACACCGAGAATACACTGCCTAATATAATCAGCACTGCTACTAAGACTAACGCCCATCCTGCTTCCAACCAATTGGAGTTTTCTTCCTCGTCATCCTCATAAGGTTCCTTGTAGTCCATTACTGTAATTCCTAGTGAGGTTATGGGGATAGTTGTTCAGTTAATACCTATATCATACCAGTATGTTTCTTGTATGTCAAATCTAGAGTAAGAGAGAACGCAAACAGCCACTAAAACCCCGGCCACTGCTACTTACATGCCAACTAATTCTAGCACTGCTTCGAGGCGTATTCCTAAGACTAACATAAACATCCTCTAGGGGGTTCTTTGTAAAAATACCTTGGGGAGGGGCTAGGGGAGGGGTCTTATTCTGCCCACCCTGCGAGAAAAGATCGGGCCAATCGTTTGGAGTTTTCTTTCTCGTGTTTGAGATTGAAGAACTCCAAACCTTACGCGAGCGTGCTCGCACGCGAGCGTACATTCTCCCCCGAAGGGGGAGAATGTCTTTAAGAAAACCAAGAAAGTATTAACTACTTACGTATATTCATTATTACTAATATAAGTAATAACTAATATACGTGGATACGTCTGCGGGCGCCCGCACGTGCGAGGCTAAAAGTTCTCTCCCGGGTCTTTAGTAAGCCTTGATAACATCTCCTCCGGGCGTGTGGATTTCTCCGTACAGAAGACTCACATCGACGCCGGCGTCACTTGCCAGCGAGAGAATTGCCTTTCTGGTGGTGTCCAAGTCCCAGACCCACCAGGTTTTGTGACGCTCAGCAGGCTCGCTTTCGGGAAGCGACGGATGGAACTCGTAGTCCCTTGCGTCGTAGAACTGCCGGTAGTTGCGGAGCAGTTTCTTAAGCCGCTCCAATTGATTGGAGTTCACTTTGATTCCCATTCGATAAGAACGGAGTGTCTGAGGGTGATTCTGTTGGTTAGCGTGCAGAAAGTTGCACTGAGATGCTGGTCTCGGGGAAGACGCTTGCGTGCCTTTTCCAAGATTTTCTCGATCTCCAGTTGAGCTTCGGATGCTTTATCCATCCAAAGCGATTTGGAGAACTCCAATTTCTTGGAATAGTTAAGGTCTTGGTGAACCTCAACCAAAGGATGAATGGTCCTAAGATCAATGGCCAGAGTTGCTCGATTCCACTCTTTGATGAGGTTGCTCAGAGATGCAACCTCATCTTCGGTGAGTCGGGCTTTCTCGATGAATTCCGGCGTCATGTCAGTTCTGCCTCCTTATCGTCTTCGCAGAGCATGTACCTGCTCCAGTCCATGCTAAGCTTGGGGTAGGAACGCAAAAGACGCCGAGCTTCGTTGCGAAGCGTCTCGGCGTCAATCCTCCACGCAAGGACGTGCGTGGACTTCGGGACTCGCCCACCTTCGTAGGTGGGGTGTTCGTGGCCGAGTTTGGCCGCTTCCGTGTAGGTTTGGCACTGGCGGCAAAGCCGCTTCAGTTGAACAACCAGATCGACCGGAATGCCGAATTCTTCGGCAACGTTGAAATCGTACTTCGTGCGGCTCATCGCAGTGGGAGGGGTTAGAGATACCGACCATAGGCCCCGAACTTCCAGCGACTCGTTATCACTTCGGCCACTAGAAGTTCGGGGCCGGGTAGTTGTTAGCTTACTTAGCCGTCACTCCATAGCAGCCGGTGACGTATCCACTCACTCCGGGAACTGCCATGACTTTGGCGATTGCGGCCCACTTGTTAAGGGCACGCACCTTGAACTTGCGTTTGGTGGTGAAGACCCAGAACCAGGACTCCATTGCTGTACTCCCATGCTAGGAGGTTCGTATCAGCGAAACCGTTCCGCCGATACCCCGAGGATACCAAGGGCCTTCTTGCGTGTCAAGAGGGGGTTCCAGAATTCCAATTGAGTGGAGTCTGGAGCCTGACAATGTGATAGCTCGACTCCAAGTCTTCCAGTGCCCTGTACACTTCAGGCACTGCACCTGAGAGGTAGAACTCTCCCTTTTTCGGAGGACGGAATTCACCCGTCTTCTTGAATTTCTTTTTGGGGTACGTTCCGGTGTACTCCATGACTTTCTCCTTGGTAAGGGAACGCAAGCGTTTTGACAATAATTCTGCGTTGTGGTACAATAACTTTATTTGTTTTTTGTACCACTCTCCCCCTAGATGGGGGATATTTTACGCCTCCTCAATCAGCTTGAGGAACTTGAGAGCCTTTTCCAACATCTTTTCTAAGGCACCCACGCTGCTGTCGCGGATGCCACTCCAATCTCCACCCATCGTTCCTAGACCCTGGCCGAAGCCGTCGGCTTCTGCCTCGAAGTTGCAGCCCTTATACCAGGCTGCCTGGATCAGGAACAAATGGAAGTTCGCAGTCACCTTGTACCCCCTGTGATGGGTGTACTCGAATTTACCGGGATCGTAGACTTTCATAGTGGTGCTCCTACCAAATCTGTTCGTAGTACCCGCCTTCCGGCATTCCTGTCTTAGAGGAAATGTAAACCGGAAGCCATAAGAAAGCTCCCCTCTTGGTATAGAGGGGCTGGTTCCACTCCCATTCGTCCAACGGGCCTTCCGCCCACGCCAGCCCCCTACTGAGGAGCCACTTCATCTGTGCTTCGGTGTACCTCATAGCCGTTCTCCTTGAGATAGGCTTTCGCTTCAGCGAGAGAAGGGAACGCAATTCCCTCCTTGGGTTGCTGGTGCTCCCTTACGACTCGGATGACTCCCTCGTCATCCACTATGAGCCAGCACGCAAGGCTGGCCCACTTCGACTTGTAAGGCCCGCTCGGGGTCATTAGTCCACCCGATTGGACGCGACTTCAAGCTCGTACTCCCGCCGCAGACGGTCTTGCAGGAGGGCGTGGCGGTTGTTGAGGTTTTCCGCCAAGCTTCGCAGCTCAGCCGCTTTCTCCCCGTACATATGGGGAGACGCCGACTCGATGAGCATGGCCAGCACTCGGCTGACCCGGATGGAGGCTTCGAGCACGTCTTCCTCGTCGATCTCCGTCCCCCCGGCAGTCAGGGAGAGAGTCTCCAAGAACGACCCTGCCCAATACAGAGTGTTCTTGGTCACGTCATCGGCTAGCATTGCAGTGCTCCTCGCGGGGGGGGGGGGGGGGGTCGGGGGCG